TTTTTTCTTTTTTATTTTTTCTTTTTTATTTTTTCTTTCAATCATTCATCCATTAATTTTTGATTTTATAACTTCTTTCGTGTTATTAATAATTTTTAAGTATTTGAAGAAATCGGTGTTAAAGAAAAAAAATTGAAATGCTTTTTCATTAATTAAGTAAAGATAAATTACCCCAGTTACCCCCTACGCTTAAGCAAATCCAAAGAACTATTTTAATATCAAGAATGAACGCTTTATCCACTATTTCAAACATTAGTTTATATATTCCTCACGTGTTTTGTAACATCGATGAGGCTAGAATCGAGCATATATTTGACAGTCTGCTTCTAGGAAAGGTAAGTCGCACGGATTTTGTCCCAAAAACAGATCGCAACGGGAAAATTTACAACGCAGTTTATGTTCATTTCGACTACTGGTATAACACCATCGCCGCAGAAAATTTCCAAGAAAAAGTAATGAATCCTGAGAAAGAGGCACGATTGGTTTATGACGAGCCTTGGTTTTGGATTGTCCTTGAAAACAAGACTAACAGTAACAAGGTTGTCTTTGACGAGCAAGCAGAGGACAACGAATTAGACGAAATTCTTGACCAAATGGATGAATGTGAGCAATATATGCAGCAAATCCCAAGCGTTGAGGATTTCAACGGATATACCACGGTTATCGCAGAAGACTACGCGTTGGAGTTGGAACGCGAAAACGCAAGGCTTGTAAAGCTCGATAAAAAACAGGTAACCACAATTGCGGACCTTGAAGAAGCTAGGTTTCGTCATAGCAAAGATAGCCAATACTTTGAAGGAGAAAGAGACTACTATCTTATGATGTATAACCAAGTTAAAGAAGATGTAAGCGAACTGCTATGGTCCAAACAAAACATGGAGGAAAAATTGGAATTCCTTGAAAGAGAGAATAGGCTTCTCATCGACGACAGAGTTAGCCTTTCACACGAAGCCGCCTACCTGAGAGCGTTGTTATCACAATACGAGCCGAACGAAAAAAACCAGGACAAGGAAATGTATCATTAAATTAAATTTGTATAATTATATGCGAACAATTTGTATTTGTATTTTGTAATTGTAATTAATTAAGTGTTTTTTCTCTCTTTTCTTATTTTTCATACATTTTTATTTTTATAATATTCTGGAAATTCTTTGATTAAATCTCTACAACCAGATATAGCACCTTGTTGAATTAGATTTTCTTTTCTTTTTTTTGTAAATGATTTTAACCATTTATTTTTACTATTTTTACAACTTTTTTGACAATAAATATCATTACAACCTTTTAAATACATATTTTCAAGCAACTTTGCTAGTGATTTATTTGTTTTACGGAGAACTTTAATTGGTTGATATTTGTTTTTCTTATTATATTTATTACTAAATTCTATTTCAACTCTTTCCCTTTCTGGAAGAAAAATCTTTTTACAAAACTTTTTACAGGTTTTATTTTTTCGATTCATTATTTTTCTCGCAGATTTAGTTTTAGATTTTATTTTCTTATTTTCCATTTATATTATAGAGTTATAAAAATCAGCGTTTGAAATGTTTTATTGTGGGTTTATTTCATTATTTTATTCATTTTTAATCCATTCTTCCATAAATTTTTTTTCTCCATGTTTTGCTATAGATTGAATTTGTCGCATCGTCCATGCAAATGAAAATCCTGAATGCCCATCGTAGCCTAGTTCCGCCATTTTGTCTGTTATTCTCCATATCTCAGGACCGTTTGACAACATATAACTCTCACAATCTTTTTTCATAAAGGGCCAAAGTTCTAATTGATTAACTGCCATATAAGCATTTTCTATCATATCTCTGCTGGATTTACATTTAATATAATCAAAATTACCTGGTATATAATAATGTTGTTTTGATTCTTCAACTTGTGGTGGTGTAAATGTTTCATTTGTTTCTGGCGGAGATGGTGGTCTCGCATCATAAAGTTCTTGATCGGTTACTGGAACAATAATATTAAGGGTTGATTCAACTTGTGTCGTCATGATTTGTTATTTGTATTAAATATACAATAATACTTTTGTTTCAATTTTTTTTATAAAATAAAATATATAATATTATGGATAAAACACAAACAAAAAAGAAAAAAATAGTTATAGAATCGTCATCGCCATCTTCGTTATCTTCATTAACAGTTTCGTCAACTCCTAAAAAAAAATCATTAAAACAAAATGTAAAACAAAGTAAACGAGTAAAAACAGCAAAAATAATGAAAAAGAAAAAAATAATTATTGAAAGTTCGAGTTCTCCTATGGAAGAAAAGAGAGAAGAAATAGATTTAAAGATACAACAACCTATTAGTAATATGTCAAATACAAGTACAAATATAAGATTAAATGAAAAATTTATAGAAATTATGGAGAAACTTTCTGATATAATGCTTAAGCAAGGCGAACCATTTCGTGCTCGTGCTTACCAAAAAGCACAAGAAACTATTATGGCATATCCAGGTGATATAGTGAGTCCAAATGATTTGAAAGGCAAACCAGGAATAGGTGAAACTATAATGGAAAAACTAAATGAATACGTTTCTACAGGAACCTTGAAAGTTCTAGAAAGAGAGAAAACAAATCCTGTTAATATTATTGGTGAAGTTTATGGAATTGGCCCCAAAAAAGCAACTGAATTGGTGGAAAAAGGGATTACTACTATTGAAGAATTGCGTAAAAGGCAAAATGATGTTCTTAATGAAACACAAAAGGTTGGATTGAAGTATTATGAGGATATTTTACAACGAATACCTAGAACAGAAATAGACCAATATGCGGATGTTTTTAAAGATTCGTTTGATAAGGTTAAAACAGACGATTCTGCTTTTGAAATTGTTGGAAGTTATCGTAGGGGCGCTCAATCTTCAGGCGATATTGATGTTATTATTACGTCAAAAATGCCACTAGTTTTTACAAAATTTGTCGATATTTTGATTTCTAGTGGGATTATTTTAGAAGTTCTCTCTAGAGGTCCATCTAAGTGCCTTGTGATAACTAAAATTTCTTCATCACAATATGCTCGTCGTGTTGATTTCTTATATACAAGTAAAGAAGAATATCCCTTTTCTGTTTTGTATTTTACAGGAAGCAAAATATTTAATACTGTTATGCGTCATCAAGCATTAACGATGGGATTAACGATGAATGAACACGGTCTCTATCGAATGGAAAATAAAAAAAAAGGAAATAAAGTAGAACACGTTTTTAAAAGTGAAAGAGATATTTTTGACTATTTACATATGGAGTATAAATCTCCTGTAGAGAGAATAGATGGTCGCGCTGTTATAATAAAAAGTGAGAATACTGTCCTAAAAAAAAAGATTGTTATTGAAAGCGATAGTGATAGCGATAGTGAGACTAAAAGTGAATCCGATAATACTTTTAAAGCGAATGAAAACGATATGAAGTTGATTAACGACTTCAAAAAAAAAGGTATTAGTTATTTAAAACAATTAGATGAAAAACAATTGGTTTCTATGATGACAACTGCTAATATTCTTTATCGTAATCATCAACCCATTATGACAGATAATGAATTTGATATTCTTGAAGATTATATTGCCAAAAAATATCCATCTACACAAGTTTTACAAGAAGTTGGTGCTCCAGTAGAGAGAAATAAAGTAACATTACCTTACCAAATGGCGTCGATGGATAAAATTAAACCAGATACAAACGCGCTACATAATTGGACTCAAAAATATACAGGCCCGTATGTATTATCGTGTAAATTGGATGGTGTAAGTGGATTATATACAACGGAAGGAAAGGAACCAAAATTGTATACTAGAGGTGACGGTAAAGTTGGTCAAGATATAAGCCATTTAATAGCATTTTTACGTCTTCCTAAAGAAAAAGGTATAGTAATTCGTGGTGAGTTTATTATTTTAAAGAGCACTTTTGAAACAAAGTATAAGGATTCTTTCGCAAATGCCAGAAATTTAGTTGCTGGTATTATAAATCACAAGGGCGTGGATGAAAAAACAAAGGATGTCTCTTTTGTAGCATATGAAGTTATTAAACCTGATTTAACCCCTTCAAAACAAATGGAATATTTGGGGGGCTTAAATATAGAATGTGTATTGAATAAGAGTGTCGCAAAAATTACAAACGAACTGTTATCAGAAACACTCGTTACATGGAGAAAAGATTATGCGTATGAAATTGACGGTGTTATTGTTACAAATGATAAAATATATGAGAGAAAGACTGGAAACCCGGATTTTGCCTTTGCGTTCAAGATGGTTCTCTCTGAACAAATTGCTGAAGCCAAAGTTGTTGATGTAATTTGGACTCCTAGCAAAGACGGATATTTGAAACCTCGTGTTCAAATTGAACCTATTCATTTAGGTGGTGTTAAAATTGAGTATGCGACTGGTTTTAATGGGGCGTTTATAAAGGATAATAATATTGGTGTTGGTGCTATTGTTGAACTAATACGAAGTGGTGATGTGATCCCACATATTCGCAACGTTGTTACTCCTGCCGAAGAGCCCAAAATGCCTGAAGTTCCTTATAAATGGAATAGTACTCATGTTGATGTTATGTTAGAAGATATAACTGCTAATGAAACCGTTAAAGAGAAAAACATTACTGGATTTTTTAAGGGCATTGGTGTTGATGGATTAAGTAGCGGTAATATTTCACGTATTGTTCATGCTGGGTTTGACAGTGTTCCAAAAATTATCAATATGTCTATAGATAACTTTTTACAGGTAGAAGGATTTAAAATAAAGATGGCGACAAAGATACATGATGGTATTAGAGAGAAATTAAAGGCTGCTTCTATTGTTACTTTAATGTCTGCGTCTAATATATTTGGAAGGGGATTTAGTGAAAAAAGATTGGAACTTATAATAGAAAAATATCCAGATATTTTGCTATCTGAAGAAACAAATGAAGAATTAATTCATAAAATTTCTGAAATAAAGGGTATGGCGAAAAAATCAGCGGAGGCTTTTGTTGAAAAAATTGATGATTTTACAGATTTTATGGAAGACGCTGGATTAGAAGATAAATTATATGAAGGTTTGAATTCAAATGAAAAAGAAAGTGCGATAATTGATAAGGGTCATCCGTTATTTGGCAAATCAATTGTCATGTCTGGATTTAGAGATGCTTCTATTCAAGAATCGTTAAAAAAGGTTGGGGCAAATTTGTCAACAAGTGTTTCCAAAAATACGTTTATAGTTTTGGTAAAGGACAAAAATGATGATACGGGTAAAATTTTAGAAGCGCGAAATTTAGGAATTCCTTTAATGACACCTAATGAGTTTAAAGAAAAATATGTAATTTTTTAAATTAAAATATTTTTAAAATATATAATGAACTCTTATAATCAACAACCTGGAAATTATATGTCCGGTCAAAATATGCCTGTTTATAATTCTACAAATGGTTATCCTATTTATACTGTATGTTTAAATCAAAATGGTGTTGGAACAAACCCTGTATTTAATGGTCAATATGCTACTAGTGTTAAAGAAGCTGCTGCCAAGCTTCAACAACAACCACAACTTTTTCAATTAGCAGTATTAAAACAAGATTCATCAACAGGAGTGTGGAATGTTACTAAAGAAGGTTGGTTTGGAGGAGCAAATATTATTGCTTTATGTAGTCAACAACCTGGTGCCTCTTCTGGATATGGTTCTCAAAGTGCATATCCATCTGCTTCTCAAAGTGAATATGGTTCTCAAAGTGAATATGGTTCTCAAAGTGAATATCCTCAAAGTGGATATCCTTCTCAAGATAATGAATATGGCTATTCCAGTTATCAAGGTGGCGCAAGAAAAAGAAAGGGCAGAAAGTCTAGAAAAGGCAGAAAGTCTAGAAAGAGTAGAAAGTCTAGAAAGGGAAGAAAGTCTATAAAGCAATAAAAACTTCTTTTCATTTTGTAAAATAATAAATAATAAAACAAAGTATAAAAACATAATAAAAAGAATAATATTATGTTTTTATATAAGCGATGTTTGGCATTTTATTGTTACTCAGTTCTTTGTTTTCCGTTGTTCTAGCAATTGAAACCGATGATTGGCACCAATTTACCCGCTTTCAAGAAAAGTTCAATAAGAAATATGAAAATATTGTAGAGTTTGAATCACGTTTCCAAATTTTTAAGGAAAATCTCCGCAGCATCATCCAACATAATTTGGATAGCACCCAAAATTTTACTATGTCTGTTAACCAATTTACAGATTTAACACAAACAGAATTCAAGGAAAAATATGTAGGTGGTTTAAAGTCAGTTGAAGTAGGCAGTTATGGTTGTAAATCCTTTTCTAGCGGTGCTTCTGGTCTCCCTGATTCTATTGATTGGAGAACAAAAGGTGCTGTTACTTCTGTGAAGGACCAAGGTCAATGTGGAAGTTGTTGGACATTTTCTGCCACCGGTGCTACAGAAGGTGCGTGGGCTATTTCTAAGGGACAACTTATTGATTTGTCAGAGCAACAATTAGTGGATTGTGCTACTGGTATTAATTATGGAAGTCACGGTTGTTCTGGTGGTCAAATGGAGGGTGCTTTTAAATATTTAATTGAGCACGGGCAATGCACTTTGGCTTCTTATCCTTATACAGCAAAAGATGGCTCTTGTCATTCTTGTTCTCCCGTTGTCCATTTTTCTTCTTGTTCTGATGTTAAACCAAATGACCAACTTTCTCTCAAAGCAGCAGTTTCAAAACAACCTGTTGCTATTGCTATTGAGGCAGACACTCGTTATTTTCAATCTTATTCTAGTGGTGTTTTAACCAGTTCTAGTTGTGGAACACAGTTGGATCACGGCGTTCTTATTGTTGGTTATGGTGTAGAAAATGGTCAAAAATACTGGTTAGTGAAGAATTCTTGGTCTGCTAGTTGGGGAGAGAACGGTTATGTTAAAATCGCTCGTAGTGATAGCACAAATGATGTTGGTATTTGTGGTATTGCGATGGACCCAAGTTTTCCAAGTGTTTAAAATTTATTATTGTATAATTATATAATGGCAAATAAGAAGTTCATTTCAAAAAAACGTAGTCAAAACGTCAAAGTAAAAAAAACAGCAAAACGTCAAAATAGAAAAAACAGAACATTCAAAAATAAAAAACAAACTTATTTAGCGAGAGGAGGAATTTGGAATACTTTAAATAGTGGCTTGGCAGGCGCCACATCTTTTTTACAGAGACAACAAGCAAATATTCAACCTGGCCAAGAACAGCCACCACATGTTCAAATGTTCGGTCATATGGCAAACACATTAGATCAATTACAAACTAATATAAATCAACCAGAGTTTCAAGCAAAAGTAGGTCAATATGGTGACCAATTGAATCAACATCTTGACACAGCAAAACAATCCGCACAAAATATGTACGAAAGAGCACAAAATGGTCAATTTGGTGAAGATGTTCAGCAACACGCAACTACATTCAATAATAGTTTGCAAAAAGCCCAAGGAATACTTAACGATAAACAATTTCAACAAAATTTAGGCGCTGCTGGAAGTAGTGCTTCTGGTATAGCAAAAAATTTGGCTACGATGGGTTCTCATGGGTATGAGGCTTATAATCTTGCGTCTCAAGGTAAATTAAGTTATTATCAAAGTGCTAAATTAATGGCAAAACATAGTTATAATATGGGCAAACTTGGGTTTAATGTCACAAGACTTGGTTTGAATTTAGGTAGAGCAGGTCTAGGTGCTGTGAATCAAATGAGACCTCCACAACAAGGAGTACAAGGAGTACAAGGAGTACAAGGAGTACAAAGACGTTTTTAAAACTCAAATTCATACTCTATTAATGCTTTCATGTCTGTTTTTAAACTTCCATAAATAATACTTTTAATTTTATTAAATGTGCTATCTTGCTTAAAATTTACATCCATTAGTTTCATTATTGTTTTATTGTATTTTTCCGCTTTACTGTCGATAAATGTTCCTTGTGTTTCCTGTGTTTTCTTCCATTCAGTCAATTTCTTTGTTATTTTCATGTGTATTTTATTCATAAAACTTATCAATTTCTCTCTCTCTAACTCAATCCAACAACGAGAATCTGATTCTGATTGAGAATCTTTGTCTTTATTACTATAAAGATAAATATAGTTTGTCTTTTGGTCAAAGCAAAAGACAGGCAAACTTTTGCTTTGTGACAATTGATATAAATTGTTTGTTACTATTTCGCAAATGATATCCATAAAGTTACTCATTAATAGTCTTTCAATATCTTCTTCTGAAACCTCTATTTTATTAAATAAATCGTCGAATATAAATTCTGGGTTTATATTTGTATTTAACCAATCAATCACATTAATTTTCTTTTTTTTCTTATCAATCCACTTAGTAAATTGTTCCATTTTTTCTTCTAATTTACTGTATTTCTCTGCTAAATCCAATATTATTTTGTACATGTGTTTTTGTGAAGGTAATTCAATTTCTTCTTCTTCCATACATGCGTTACGACCCTTATTATTCTTGCTTTTATAAATTATTTCACACAATACAAGATGTTTATCGAGATTTTTTCGTGTTTTATAACGTTTATCGCAATATATACAGCATAAACATGAATTTGGAGGTGGTTTATTTATAATATTTCTGTTATCAACGCAACTGTTCATTTTCATATATTTAATATATATTTATCTTAATATATGAAAATCAATTTTATTATTTACTTAGTATTATACTGTTAAATAATAAAATACACCTATATAATATAATGAGTGATTTGAAGACTTCATTAATTAACAATAGCACAGATGGTACCTTAAACAATATTCAACAAATACCTCCATTTTATTACAGATGGCGTAATTGTGATACTAATTTAACATCTAATACGCCGGCGAATCAATACCAAAGACAAAAACTTATACAAAATACAGTTAGAGTTCATTCTTCTCTCTATACAACGAATTTAGGCTCATTATCTGCTTACACAAAACCCCCTACTGAACCATATGGGGGAGTATGCTGGAATCAAATGAGCGACAGACCTTTTCCTAGTGTTCAACATACATATGTGCCTACGGGAAGAAATAGTACATTAAATAAAAGAAATACATCTGTTACTTCTAGTCGTCCTGGAGGCCAATCTCCCGGAGGTGTTGGTTGTGATATAAAACATAACTCATATGATAGATATTTAAATAGATTAAAGGGAAAGTCATCTCTTAGACGTGGAGCATTACCTCCCGGGTTTGGTGGTCCTGAAATTCCATTTAACGTTGCGTATCCAATTTATGGTGGTAAAGTAATGAAAACAAGTATCGTAAATAATTGTAATTGTCCTATTGAAGAAATGTAAATATTTTAGCGTTTTTATTTTTGTGGGTAGTTATAAATTAAAATATTTGTATTAATTATAATATGCCTGCGACTATTAAGATGAATATTAATAATTTAAGTTATGGAAGACAATTTAACCAAGTTTACGCTCAAAGACAAGTAAATATTGCTTCAATCCCTTCAGTTACAAGTAAAAAGGTTGGTCCATTAAATAGTACTATGATTGGTCGTATTTATACTGCTAAGCCCGGTTGCGGGTCGTGTGGTAAATAAAATACGTTGTATAATATTAATAATATTAAATATTTGTTAATATTATAATGTCAAGTAACGGTTATATTACCCCTTATCCTTCAAATCGTTTAAACAAATCTACAAATTACAAAACTTTATTTGATACAGTTGATTTACCATATAATAAACAATACAATAATTGTAAAAATACGTTGTGTTACACATATAGTAAAAATTTTATATATAAACCACATACTGCTTATGGTATGGTAGGCACATCTGCCGCAGCATATTTAGGAAGAAGAAAAAGACTGTAAAAAAGATTGTAAAAAAGATATAAAGAATAGAAAACATCTTTTATTAATGAATATGAATATGAATTTATTAGTACCAACTGTTGGAACGTTATGTTATTTTTCTTATCCAACTCAATTGCGGATAAGTGAAACATTATTATACGTTGTTTCTGTATTTCACAATTCGGTTTTAATTTTATTTAGCGGATGGACATTTGTATCTTTGTTGAATGTTATATACAAGAATGGCGTAGTAGTTCAATCAAATTATTATTTTGCTGACTCGCATTTTGACAAAATTATATTTTATTTTTATTTGTCAAAATACTATGAATATGTTGATACATTTTTGCTGTATCTTAATGGAAAACAACCCATTTTACTTCAAAAGTATCACCATATTGGCGCGACGTTTGTTTGGCATTTAAGTTATTATTATAAAGTAGACGCTATATGGATTGCGACAATAAGCAATTCATTTGTCCATACTATTATGTATTCATATTATTTGGGTTGTTTGTTAAAAATAAAACAAGTAAGAGTTATTAAAAAATATATTACATCTTTACAATTGGTTCAGTTGATAGTTCCTAATTTTATTATTTTGTATTTTTACAGCCCTCCAGTTGAAACGGCTGAAAATTTTAGAATTATATGTGTGTTTATCGCTTATGTATCTATATTGATAGTATTGTTTGGGCAATTCTATTATAAGAGTTATGTTAATGTTAAACCGATTAAGCAAAAAGTGTTCTAATTTGCTTAATTGTGTAAAGCATACTGTGTTTGTTTTAATAAGGTGCTTTCTTCAAAAAACGTTTTCCATTTTGCTGTTATCAATAAAATAAATCCAAACAAATACAATAATAATTTTGATTCTCTATCTAATACGAGTGGTTTTGAACTTCTTGGGTTAAATAAATAGATTAATAGTATAGCCATCATGATAATAAAAATAAACTCAATTCTATCTTTCCAATAGATGATTTTTTTATCTTGAGGTGTATTTGTTTTACCTTTTACTTTATTGTAAAGATGTGCTACTGCTAAAAAAACAAAAATTACTTTTAATAAAATAATTGCTGAAATATATGTAGTATACAAATTCATATATAATATAAGTATAATAAAATTGTTTAAAATTGGTTAAAATTGGTTAAAATTGGTTAAAATTGGTTAAAATTGTTTAAAAAAATTAGTTAAAACATTTATAATATTCTTTTTTATTATTATAAATGAACGCGAACAATTTTCTTAGTAATAATTTAACTCAAACTCCAATTAACGATGGATACAAATATGAAACTCATAGTGAGTTTATTAAAAAACTTAAACCAGCCCGTTTTTCAAACGAATGTGTATTTTGTCCTTCAAAAAATACAGTTGGTCTCAACGATGAGGGGTCATTTAGAGTATGTTTAGGTTGTAAAAAACAGTTTAAGGCTAAGTTTATACATTAATTTTATATTTACAAGGGTATTACTTGATTTTAATTGTTTTTTTTAACGCTGTTATATATGGCGTGTTCAATAAGTTGTGGTATTTCTGCTATTTTTATTATTGGTATGATTTATTTTTATAATTCTACATCAAAAAGTGCCGTTGTTCAGCATTATAAGAGCAAATTACCTTCTAGTTTAAAAGAAAGATATGAAAAAATTACAAATGAGAGAATGATGATTAGTTATTATGGATATGCTCTTGGGTTTATTCTTTCTCTCTTTATCATATTTTACAATCTGAAACTGAAGGGTTCAAAATTAAATAATGTTTCGATAGTCTGTATAGTAACATCTGTTTGTTTTTTAACGAATTACTTCTATTATATACTGTCTCCAAAATCAGATTGGATGTTAGACCACATGACAAACCAAGAACAAGTTAAGTTATGGTTACAATTGTATAGAACTATGCAAGTTTATTATCATAGTGGATTAGTTTTAGGAATTATTGCTGTCGGTGTTATGGCATTTGCTTTTAGATGTTAGCATTTTTAGAGTGGTTTATAGTATTTTGTCGATAGGTTGGAGGAGATGTTATTGGATGGTCAGTTTATATTATCGAAATATGCTAATACCGTAATACCCAGTAAATAATCCGTAAAAAATTCTCTTATTATATAAATGATGAGTCGATTCGGGAATTTGGATCAAAATAAATATCCAGATATATTTCAAGATTTTTTAAATGAAGTAGTTAATCATGCGATTCTTCAGGCAAAAAATAATGGAGGAAAATATATCGCTAGTTGGGTAGTCAATAAATCGAATCCGGAGCATGAGATTATGCAATTTGAATGGAGAGGTGAAGCGTTAGTACAGGATGCTATCCACGATGCAGGTAGAGCACTCGGTGATTGGCAAACTACTGCGATTGAACCTTTAAAATCATTATGGGGTCTTTCACCAGATGTCGATTTTGAAAAAATCAAACGAATGTTTCTGGAAAGTATGAAAACCGACCCAATAGAAGTGAATTCGATGATTGTCCCTTCTACATTAGACCAAGGAGAAACAATATCTCCATATTTACCACGCGATTGCATACATACATTTGATAATGGAGCAAAAAAGTCACCTCAATTTGGTATGCAATATGTAACCCAAGCGACTATTTATGATACAGGAAACCAAGTACAGGTAAAAGACAATATAATGGTCTTTCCGCCTCGTCACGATGATTTTCAAAACTTTGGAACATTAACAATTAGTGTTATGCCAATGATGATAAATGATGGTTATAGATTACAAGTATTTGTCATTTTTTCGCACGGGAGGATTATTAGAGAAACAACTATCGGTATAGAGGGGTTTATGAAGTTTTTTGATGCAGAAGATATGAATCCTTCTCCGGTGTCAGTATTCGATGAAACATCCTTAAATGCAAATATAGGTCCTGTTTCGGATGGGAAATATTTAAATAACAACGTATTACAGAGTTCATCATATAATATTGTAATGCCGAATTATTTTGCCGAAATCATAAAATTCATAGCAGATAGAAATCAATGTATAATGTGTGGTTACTTCAGTAACTTACGCGAGGATCAAATTAGTCGGTTCTATTCTGGTACAAACGTGAAAAAGTTAATGTTGGTTTCTGGCGACCGTTATTCATTAGAAGAGATATACCGATTTATGAAACAAAACGAAGTATATATTCCATTTACATACTTCGGTGCGTCTCGATATGAGAGACATTTTGAAAAAGACGCCAACGAACAGTTTATACTTGTTTCTAGTCCATCCAGATGTTTATTCTCGGTTCGTAAAAAAGGCGATGTAGAGGAATCTCCTGAAATGAGATTATACATGTCAAAAATTCGGGAATTGACAATTTTAGTTGAAAAAGCAAACGAGTTAAGTGCGAAATATGAAGTTGATTTGCAAACCGCAGAAATGGAAATGGATACTCTTCAGAAAAAAAGCGATACAGCATCCCGATTATCAACACAGTATTATAATACAGCAGAGAATGACTTGACTAGAATACAAAATAATGCTAGACTAATGCAGAGTATAAAAGACAAAATTCGCGATAAGGCTATCGATAATTTGAGTCTTGCCTATCAACAATGGGTAGCACACGAAGAACACGAACGCATATATTTAACACAAACTGAAGAATTTAAACAAATGGATTTAAAATTAAGAGAAAATGCGCAATTTATTATAGAGACAAATGAATTATTGGTAAATTTAAAAAGTAATTTACTGAAAGAACAAAATGAAGTAACAGAAGAATCTACGTCGTTTAGTGAAGCTGATACAGAAGGACGATTGTTTAATAACACAACTCGAGTAATTGACACGGAGGAAGGACCTAGAATGCAAGATGTAGCATCTGGATATATTTATGAAGAAGGTGAGCGTGTTATGACATTACAAGACTCATTAGACAGACAAAAAGAATTGGAAGATGAATTTGAATTTGGAAAAAGCCAACACAAAAGAGGTGGTATGAAGAGAACCGCAAAAAACAGACGGTTTAAGTATTTCCGCAAAAATATAGACGGATGGATGATTATTGATTTCTTTAAAAATCTTCGAAGACCACAACTAAGAATGAGTAAACTTGTCCGCAAAACACGTCGTTCTATTCAAAAAGTAAAACCCGCTCCAAATACCACATCGAAATCAAAACCACATAAAAAGAGTCAAATGAACCGCAAAAAATAATGTCCGGGGACTATTTGTAAAAATGGATATTGAAGGATGAGAAGTTCCGTGGATAAAATCGCTTTGTATAAATATTGTTGGTCATTATATATTATTTCGCTAAAATAATTTAAAGACATCTCACATTTATAATATGTGAAGGGTGATAGGATGGGGTAACCAAAAAATATCATATTTAAAGGCACCGTACAGCAATTAACCAAAAATTAATCTTACTTTTGGTGCCAGTATTATTGTTAATATGATGTTGAGGTTATGGGTTCAAGTCACAGGTTGGGTGCGGTGGCAACTTGTCCGAGCGGTTAAGGAGGTAGACTTGAAATCTACTGCGACATTCGCGCACAGGTTCAAGTCCTGTAGTTGTCGGTTTTTTGTTGATGTCATCTTACAGCAATTTTTAAAATCAAACCTAATTTTGAATTTATGATGACAGTATTCGGGCGATTAGCTCAATTGGTAGAGCGCACGCTTAGCATGCGTGAGGTAGAGGGATCGAAACCCTTATTGTCCAAGTTGTAATATTTTTTGCTCGTGTGGCCTAGTTGGTTAGGGCGTGGAGCTTATGTCTCTGAGATCGAGGGTTCAAGCCCCTCCATGAGCAATTTTATATTTTTATAGTTTCAATCAGCAAATTTAAACCTAATTTTTTGAAAAGTTAAAAGAAACTAGTATCTCAGAGCGTCTTTGCCCGAGCGGTCTAAGGGGCCAGACTTAAGACCTGGTGTTTTCAAAACGCGTGGGTTCGATCCCCACAGGACGCAATTTAAAAATAATGTTATTATTATTATTATGGATTTAGCACATTTTGAGGGCCCTCAAATATTTTAATCCATTCAGCAATTTTAAAATCAAATCTTATTGGATTGTCGAGTTTCCATACAGCAATTCTTTTTTTTATTAAAGAATTCGCTTTAGAATGAACTTGCGTTCATTTGTCTAGCATGTCACTAATCGGTTTTGTTCATTCAAAACTTGTTAGAACTAAGGAAACAGCATTATTAGTGATGAAACCTTAAAGAGGAATCTTTAAGGATTAAAAGGATTTAGCGTGTCATATTCAAAGGTTGAATATTGTGAATCCACTCAGCAATTTTTATTTCAAAAGTCTATTATTTTGTCGATTTTGTCGATTTGTTTAAAAGGTCTCCGTTACAGCAATTCTTTTATTGTATTGAATTAAATTTCAAATGAACAAGTGTTCATTTACTTAGGAAACCGCACCGGGTCTTATAGTGTAATGGGTTAGCACATCAGACTTTGAATCTGATAATCTGAGTTCGAGTCTCAGTAAGACCTCGTCTTACGTATTATATTTCAAATACTTATTTGAAATTTAAAAATGTTATAAAATAGATTGATTGTCTAGTTAGGAGGTGTTATTCGTGGATACACAAAATAACCATTTGGGTTTTCTGTGTAATTGTTATATCTGCCTAAGTATTGATAATATTGCCCACAACTATTTTGTGAACAAACTGTTGCTAATCTATTTTTTGCGCGTCTATTTGATGTGCTAGAAGCGCCTACTCCACCTGTTCCAGGTTTGTATTTATTGTAAAAATAATTATTGCTATTACACGTTATATTTCCACCTGGATTCATTTTGGTGCTTCTGCGACCACCTACACCAACATTTTTTTTATATAAAAAACCAGGAAAGTTCATAGAACCTCCATACCAAAAATTACCATTTGAAGTACTTCCGCGACCAATATTAGCGCCTATACTTGAATTGCTAATCATTTATATAAAATTATATTAAATTATTTGTATTACTAAACTAAAATTTATAATTTTATAACAAATTAAAAATTATTGAATAATAGTGATTACAAAATAGTTTCTGATTGGATTGATAATCAGTAGCGGATATTTTCACATTTTAATTCCTTTACGGGCTTTAAGTTGTTTTATAAACATATTATTAAAACAACTTAAATGTATGTCGTGTTTGTAATATGTGAAGGGGTAAGGGTTCATACAGCAATTTTACTTTAATCTAAAATTATTCAGATAAGCAGACGATTCTTAGTTTTATATCGTTTGTTTATCTTCTGAACCCTGTATTTTTATATACCCGGTTAGCTCAGTTGGTAGAGCGCCAGACTTTTAAGCAACGCAAAAAGCTACGGTCGAAATCTGGTGGTCCAGGGTTCGAGTCCCTGATCGGGTGTTAAAATATTAATATTTACTATTATATATTTTATATATAAAACTACTTAAATACATATTATATTTATATATGTGAGATTCCATACAGCAATTTAAAATTGAATATATCAAAAAAGGGAATCTGTATTATTTTATTTGCTGGAGAATAGTTTTGCGAGTGGGGGAGAGTTGGATAGGTCAGGTATGTATATGTTTTTTACATTTTTTTGTATATTTTAATTTTAATCTTTTTTATTTTATCTCTTTTTATTTTTTATCTTTGTAGGATTCAGAAAACGCGTGGTCTTGTAGCTCAGTCGGTAGAGCATCAGGCTGTTAACCTGAGGGTCGCAGGTTCGATTCCTGTCAAGACCGAATATTTTTATTAATATAATTATTCAAAAACTTATATTAATTGTTTTTCATACATACTTAAAAACATATCTAATATACATATATTACAATGCAGATATTTATTAAGACTCTAACAGGCAAAACCATTACACTAGAAGTTGAACCTAGTGACAATATTGATAATGTCAAGCAAAAAATACAAGAAAAGGAGGGAATTCCTCCTGATCAACAACGACTTATTTTTGCTGGAAAACAACTTGAAGATGGACGAACACTTAGCGACTATAATATTCAAAAAGAAAGCACAATCCATCTCGTTTTGAGATTGCGTTAATTCATGATTTGACAAATATAAATGAATCTGTTTTGTTATTCATTTATATTCTTTTTATTTTCTGTTTGTATTTTCATTATGTCTTTACATGTTTATACTTTCTCCAGTTAAAGGAGGCTTTTGAAATTGTTGAATACATTCCCAAATTTTGGCTGACTCGTCAAAACTAAATGCGCCTCTCTTTTGTGCTAAGGACAAAAAGGAAATAATAACATTTAGTGCTACATTTTCATCTGTTATTTGGACATCAACCAATTTCACTTGAACTCTATCTTGTTCTACATTTTCACTTTCCATTTTGTATTTCTTTTTCAAATACTTTTAAGTTTTTATTTTATTTTATTATAAAATAAAATAAAATAAAATAAATTATATTTTCTGGATTTTTATGATTTCTTTATCTGATTTTTCTTTATCTTACTTTTAGTTTGAAAATTTTGGAAATTCAAATTTGTTCGCATTTATTTCCATATTCTTTTTATTTGGGTTTTTACTTGGGGTTTTAAATGACCATAAATAATCCCAAATAGCACTTATTGGACCCCTATTTTTCTTTATCTTTAGTTCAAATGGACATTTATATTGTTGTTCACTGTCATAATTTAATCCTGAACACGGATCACAAGGACCATTTACAAACTTAAAACCTGGAATTACTTTTTCTAAACTTGATACATCTACATCTTCTATTTTTGTTGTGTGAGAACCTAACATCTTATCGTCACCTATATATTGAAAACGTTTCATCTCTGGAATTCCTGTTTTTTTGTTTTCACCACATTTATACACCGGATTATACAGATTTGTTACCAAACCTGAATTGTAACCAAACGATCCTACTCCGTTACCCATCATATTTTTATTACTATTTACCTCTACACCGTTTAATAAAAATTGACCTTCTTTTGATTGCTCGCTAAGTATTTGTAAAATTGCGTTTTCATTATATATGCGTCTCGCATGGTTTATTGAATCTTTTTGTTCGTTTTGTATATACACATTTTTTAACAAATAAGATTCATATAAATCTGTTACGTCTTTTGACCACGGCCACATATTGTTTTTTAACAAATAATCAACTTCTTTCGGACTTGCTTGCTTTTGGATTTCTTCTACGTCAAATATTCTGTGTGGGTTTAGTGTTTTTTGTAATCGTAAAAAATGTTCCGTTTGGTCTTCGTTCCACTGAAATCCCTCCTTTTCTGATAAATACGAAAATCTAGATAAAACTATTAAAATAATTGCTAGAATTATACCATACTTATAATTTGTTATACCAACCATTATTACGCTAAGACATAATATTATATTGCCTAAAATCGTATGAAAGAGAGAAATAAATAAACTCGGTATAAAATACAGAATTAACCAAAATAACGTTAGTATACTCAATAATCCTAACAAGATATTTTTATTTTCTTTGGTTATATACTTTTTTATACTTTTAATAATCTTCATACTATATACGGTTAAATTATATTCATTTATAAAAAAAATTGAAAATTTTATATGTTATAAAAAAGTATATCAATATAATAACTATTTGAAACAATTCGAAGCAATTTAAAACATGACTGTTGATTTTAGTGAGAAGCAATATTTACGTCTTAAAGAATTAGAAGAATCGTTCTTCAAAGGGGAGCTAACATATCAAGATGTTTGTGATATGGGGTGGAATTTACAGAATGATTTCTATATTTATATGCGAAGAGATTTGGAGATTTTTAAGTCAAAATCTTTTCATAAATACCAGCAAAAAATTATAAAATGGTTAAAAATTAAAAAATGTGAAAATAAAAATTGTAATTGTTACAATTTTTATGTTGCGACTTCTGTAGCAAAATCGCTTGGAGGGTCTTCGTGTGGTGAATGTAAAGTGCGCAAACAGCAGAAAAAACTTAATTTGAGAATTCAAAAATCATTTACTTGTGTAAATGATTGTTGCAATGGCGATGATTTGATGTGCTCAATATGTTGTGATGTGGACTCTGGTTCTGTAGGCAAACTTCCTTGTGGTCATACATTTCATTCAAACTGTATAAATAAGTGGCTGATTGGCTTTCAAGAAACGTGTCCGTATTGTAGAAAAGATTTAAAATTAAATTTACAAGTTAAATACAAAAAAAATAAAAAAAGAACACCAAAACAAGTATTCGCCAATTTAAAACGACTCAGGGGCGAATACAGGCGCAAAAAAATGGAACGCAACAGAATATACTCAACTAGAAAATACACAAAAGATGGCTTTTACTATTCTAATAATAGAGGGTTTAAATATTATAGAAGTTCTTCGATGTTTCCATATTTTGGTTATGTTACCGTAACAAAACAACCAAGACGATTTTATAATGTAATTTATTATTTTTAAAAATTTAATTATTTTAAAAATGAATTAACGCCCTGTTGAACCAAAACCACCATCGCCTCTCTCTGTTTGCTCACCAAGTTCCAAAACTGAATCTACAATTTCTACTACTATTGGAACTAACCCAGGAGCACAAATTTGTAAGTATCTATCCAATTTTTTTCCGTAGTAATCGCAATCTGGGTTATTATTTGGGTTATTATTTGGGTTATTATTTGGGTTATTATTTGGGTTATTATTTGGGTTATTATTTGGGTTATTATTGTTAGTAGGAATATTTACAACATCAAACATACCCATCAAATGACCTCTGTATCCTGAGTCTATAATTCCGGTTGCGTTTGCGAGCCTGAGTTGCGTCTTTGATAATGAGGAACGAGGATACATGTAATAACCTGTGCTGAATACTTTGTTTGTATCTGTGAACATTTGAGCTGAGCACCTTACCTTAAAATCTAGTTTATTTACTGGACTTACACCAATCCGGTTGTTTGGGCCAAAAAAACGCAAGTTGTCTCCATATAGTTGGAGGTCTTGGCCTTCGTTGCCAGGAGCAAATAAATCGAAACCGGCATCAATATAGTCTGAACTGTGTAGAATCTTGTTATTATGTCGATTAGCTGCCTGTATATACGTATTTTTTAATTCGTTGTCATTACTATCAACAAATAACTTTAAAAGCATGTATTTATCGTATTTGTTTAATAAAATACGATGTGTTTGATTATTAATTTGAACACCGAAGCCAGACATTTTATTATAATTCATTTCAAAGTATTTAAATCCTTTTTATTTTTTATAAAATTAGTATTATATTATTATATTATATAGTATAATGAGCGTTATAATACATGACAAAACTCTTTCAGATAACGATTGTTTAGATATATTATTACATAATTCCTTATTTGAATTACCAAAAACTCTTGGTAAAAATAGTATTGTTGTAAATGTAAAGACTAATGAAAAATCTCCATACTTCACTTTATATTTCGACGAAAGAACTAACAAAATTGAAAAAAAACAAATTCACAATTTTATAATTAAAATAGTCGTAATAAATATAAATCCATCAGAAAAAAATTTACCACGTATTGGATTTTTTTATTCCAATCCAAATAAATTCGACAACGAGATATTATCGCAAAAACTTACATTTATGCATACTTTTATGATTGATTGTCAAATTAAAGGAATTTGTCCAGATTGTATATGTTCATTTTATGTTGATAATAAAAACTTCGAAAGATTTTTTAATTTTTTTGATATACCTAGGTTACATGAATTAAAAGAAATAATAAAGGGAAATAATAATTTAAAATTAGGTTGTGTTGTTATGGAAAAATTAGACGATGTATTATCTGAATTCGAAAAAAATATTAACCAAACTACTTTTTTTTCACCTGAAGATAAAATTCAAAAAATCACAGAGTATTTCCAAATGAAAGCAAACTCACTAATATGTCTTGATAAACTACATTATACAGGTATAATGCATTATGATGTTAAACCTGACAATATTATAAACGGGTTACTTATTGATTTCGGTGAATCAAAAAGTATAGATATGGTGAATAGAACGCGTGAAAGAAAACGAAAATTTAACAATTTAGATTATTTCGGTGATGATGTATATGACACACCAGAAATAATTATAGGAAGAGGCAGACCAAAACTTAATAGGGATAATAATTATATAATACAAAGCATATTTGGCCTCGAAAATATAAAATTTAAAGAAAATGGAGACTGTGAAGGAAATTATCGTACCCTTGATAATAATGTTGAATTATGTGATTACTACAGTTTTTTTGAAAAAGCACCATTTACAACAGATACAAGAAAAAAAACAACGACTGTAACTTTTAAGAGCTTATATCCCGCAATTGATGTTATGAATAGTATTGATAGAAATAATGTTATTTTGGGTAGAAAAATAAGAGATTTTTTGATACATTATATTTGTGGCGATAAATGTCTTGATGAACGAGAACGAGAATCTTTTTTATATAAAATGTATACTGATGAAAAAGAGATTTCTTACAGAATTCTAGGGAATCTTGAAGCTAATAAAGGTTTCTTATCTTTATTTAAAAGATACCTAGAATTAAATAATGATATAAATAGTTGTTATACTGTAATATTTGAAAAACACTCGACATGTGTGGATATGTTTATTAGCAAAGAAGATGAAGAAGACCTTGAAAATTGGTTTCCTGGTCACGCAGGTGGAAAAAACCCTCAAATACATAAAAAATCCAAAACAAACAAAAAAGGAAGAAGGAAAACAAACAAAAAAGGAAGAAGGAAAACAAACAAAAAAGGAAGAAGGAAAGCAATTATTATTTTTGAAAATATTTAAATTTATATTATTTTATATAATAAAATAGCATAAGTGAAATGGAAAATGTAGAGAATAAACCAAGAAGACTGTCATAATGATGAGAAAGATGTTGATGATGCTAATTATAAATTTATAGCAAACGTAAATAAAAAATTGTCGAAAATTTTGGGTATTCAAGACATTACTTTTGATGAACGTCTGTTAGATTGGACGCCACCAAAAGAAAGCGGACTAAATAATTGTGATTATATTATACCTAAGTATTATCATCTATCTGAAACCCCAGACAAAATGTATAAAATTGATTATTTTGAAATAATAAAAGATGACGTTAGAAATTTAAGAACATTAAATAAATACCAATTATAATTTATTAAAACTTTGTCTTCAGAATGTAAAAACGAAATAATTGAAAGTTTTAATAATTGTATTGATACCGTTAATAAAATACTTTGAGATTATTTATACAGAATTATTTCTATTCACCTGCGAACTCTGTGTATACCAAGCAGGCGGAGATAGAACAGTATTTGATGTATTACACGCATTTCCGACGTTTGTTATGCGTGTTCCAGATGGAATTATACCTGTGCCTGTTTGGACAGCATATGGGAAAGGTTTTTGTGCTCCTGTTGGGTTTGCGCACGGTCTTTGAATGTAAAGAGTCTGCTCACCTGATGTAATTGGTTGTTTTAGTCTCTTAGTATATAAGCCTTTATTCGCCATATCGTCATAACTGCTAAATCTAGCGGTGCTAGTGTAGCAAAGAGTAGAACCGCCATTTTTAATATTTCCTACATATGTTTGTGTATTGTTTACATCTAAAACACACATATTCGCAGTTGTTTTATCATGGATATACATTCCTTGACTGTTTGTATCCACTTGGTTTCCTGTGTAGTTTGGCTGAACCCAATATTGTGGATACTGTCCGTTGTTTTTCCATTTAAATCTTGTCTCTAACATTCCTGCCGTAGAGAGAACACTTGGTTTTATATATAGATATTGGTCTCCTAATGTATAAACTCTGTTTACATTATACGTTGGTTGAGAAGTGGCGTAATGTCCATATGTTCCTCCTGTTCCACACGCCTGAGTTCCTCTAAAAGGTGTGCCGTTTTTTGAAAATGCGGAACTTTTTCCGATGTATCCAACATTTCTATGTCCGCCGTTTAGAGAGAATCCGGAGTTGTTTAGATATTTCAAGGATTGTTTTAATGATGTTAAATTATTACCAAAAGGACCTCTTGGTAACCAAATCCCGCCTGGAGGATTTCCTGATCTTTTTGAACCATATTGAATTACAGATTTTTTTTTAAAAGCAGTTAATGACATATAACATAATGTGAGATAATATGTTATACGTGTATTCTATTTTACTTTTGTCGATTTAAATATAATTTAGTGACCTATTTTTTGGCTCTTTATCTAAACTGCGCACTAAAAAATGATACAATTTTGTACCTATTATTGGTTTTAGTACTTCGTTTAGAAGCTCTTTTAAAGGGTCTTCTTCTTGTATTTTATCTTTTAATTCGTATTCTAAAAGATTTACTTCTGTTAAACAATTAACAATTAATAAACCTAAACTATAATAAATTGTTTTGAAATTTATTTTTGATGGAATATAATTCAATTTCAATAGTTCTGGAGAGAGAAACCCGTTGTGTGAAAAGGGTAAATTAATTATTACATTTTCTTTCTCTCTATCTACCAATTCTTCATTTGACAAATATATAAATATTTCTTCATCTATTACTAGAATCTTCTCTTTCTCATATTTGAAAAAACATTTTTGTGTGTTCTTCAATAAGTAACTTAATTGTGTTGACAAAAAAAGAACCATTCTAAGAGCCAATTCATGACTTATTGTTATTGTTGAATTACCTTCTTTGTCATTTATTCTTTTTTGAAATTGTGGTAATGATTCGACTGATAAAGCTTTAAATGTTAATGTTTTATAATTATCTGTTATTGTCGATCCTGCTATGATTCGAGATTTTGTTAATGAATATATTAAGGTCCTACTTTGCTGTTTGAATTCAATCGAATATAAATCATCTTCATCTTTTATGACTTTGAATTCATTTGTAGAGAGAAAAAGTGACATGTATATAAATATATTATTATAAAGGGTTCTTTTTAATTCAGGAAAAAACGTTAATTATTTTACATTTTAAGACATATACTGTGCGTTTTCATATAATATACTTTTTGTTTGTTTTATTTTTAATTTTCCTGTTCTTCGCCTTCCTCCAGGATTGCTTTTGTCACACCGCTTGTAGGTCGTTGCGCGTTTGGCATCACACATTCAGACAAATTTGGTCTATTTTGTCTAAATTTTCTTGGTTTTACTGGGGCTCTTTGTTCTTGTGGCCGCCTATCCATCCATGCTTCGGAACCAGATTCACATCGTGTAAATCCTCTTTGAGGAGGGAAGTTACGTGGATATTTGTTGTCTCTTGTGTAGTATTCTGAGTGAGGCTCTCTTGCTCTTGATATTCCGTAGTGCTCTCTTGTTGGCCTCGACGAGGCTTCGACTAAATCCTCGAAACTCTCTAATTCTGTCTCATTTTCTAACTGGATAGTTGCTTTGGGTCTTTGATGCTTATTTCCCTGTTGGGGTCTTGGTGCTTGCTGAGGTCTTGGTGCTGGAGGTCTGTAAGCGGAAACTTTCCAAAACCAAGGTTCATCATATATAATTTTAATATCCTTACCGTTTAATAACCTACCTCTCACCTCATCGGTGTGTGCGTTGGTGTTCCAACGCTTGAAATGGACAAACACACGGTTGTAATTATCGCCATTTTCTGTTGTTTTCGATACGATATCAATTCTCTCAATATCGCCCAAATTCAAGTCGCCGAATATCTTGTAAATACGAGCCTCGGTAATATTGGGAAATACACGAGGAATACACAAGCTTGGAAGATTCATAGGAGTAGTAGATGACATGTTTAATAATTGCGTAGTGATTTTAATCGACAGGGTAACCTTTATAACTTATCTTTCCTTTCGTTATTAAAAAGTATTTCAATTTTTTTTATTTACACTCATTTATTGATTTACTAAAAATTTATAAAAGAAAAGTGAAAAGTGCGAGAGAAAAAAGATATTGACCAATTGGTCTCATCACTCTTTAATTTTTAATTAATTTATTACAAATACATACATTACATAAATAAAATATACAAATAAATATACTAACTTAGGAGCAACGGAAATATAAATAAGTTGCGCTGTTATATGTTTCGGATTTAAACAAAATACAATTTTTTGCTTCCTCAAAATTTATTACATTAGTAAGTTTAGAAGCATGATTAGACGAAAATAGTGGAAGATTTACAGCAATTACTTTTACGTAAGCTGTTGCGAATGAAACGCTCAAAATGAATATTAAAATGATAATTTTGTTCATCGTATGATTATTATTAAGTATTAAATACCTTCAGTTATAGACATAAAAGTATTTCAATTTTTTATTTACACTCATTTATAAAAAGAAAAAATGCGAGAGAAAAAAGACTTCTAGGTCTTCTTAAATTAATTAATTATTTTACAAGATACAAGATACAAATACAGGAAATATAATATACTTATAAAACACGTTACTCAAAGACCTCTCCTTCCTCTAGTTCATAATCGGCTTGTTTCGATTGCCAGACGGCTTTGCGAGCCATATCTTGCTCCCTCAAGACTTTATTAGCTTCCTCTTCTTCCTCGTCTTCTATCAGCCACTCCATCTCAGCCCAACTCATACCTTTGAATCGGTTTAGCGATTCTGTGGCCTTCTCATACTCTATTTCAGCCTTCGTCTTGCGCAAAGTAAGGTCTCGTCCAAACTCATCGACATTTCTTACCGGTTCTTTTGGCTTTTCAGGCTCATCTTTCTTCTTGTCGGCGAGACTTAGATTGCGACCGAACTCGTCAATAAAATCAAATATTTCGCTTAGCATTTCTTTTAATTCGCAGGTTTTAAAACTATTGGGTTAATGTAATTTACCTTTCTCTATAAATAGAAAAAGCATTTCATTTTTTTTCCTTCATGAGTCATTTCTCTCTTTACTTCAAAAATAAAATTGAAATACTTTCTTAAAATATTATTCAATTAACATACTTATACTGATATTCATCTTATTGCTTGAACATTATATATTACTACAAATGTCTCTTGAATCTATACTTGGTAAGCGTTCTTTTGATAAAGCATTTGGGCAAGATTCTTATGATGATTTACGATATGGCAACCATATTGATACTGATTATTTTCAAAAAGGTGGACTAGGACATGGGGTGTATAACAATATAGAACAAAAAATTCCTTATATAAATAACAATCTTAAAATCAAAATAGAGAGAAAGAGAAAGGATGGCGAAAGTAAAGGCAAAGATAAAGATAAATAATTTATAAATGAGTAATTTTATTTAATTAGTAAAATCGCGAGCCTTTGTTTTGTTGTTTGTTGTCTTCTTCTTCTTGTATAAAACTGCATAGCTCTCTTACAATCATTTCATCACATAAATATCTTGTTATATGTGTTTCTTTGTATTTTTCGCCTTCTTCGCCTTCTTCGCCTTCTTCGCCTTCTTCGCCTTCTTTGTATGCGGTGCCTTCCATTAACATTATTAACCCTTTTCTCAATATAAACCTTCTTTCAACTATTTCTTTTTCTTTTAGTTTTTTTATTAAACTAGAACGAACGTCATAATATACTGGAGTTCTGCCAGAAAGTCTGTTTATATAAATATAGTATTTTTCGAGTGATTTATTTTCATTATTAGCATATATACGAACCTCTATTTTACCGTGTAGTTCGTCTTGTCGTTTCATTAATTCATATATTTGATCATTCCAACCTTCTTGTCTCTCAGGCATTTCGTGTTGTATTTTAATTGTCCAATCGAAAGGATTGCGTTTTATTACATTTTTTGTTGCTATTAAATTGTCGTGTGAAACCGCCGGTAGCATAGGAAATAATTGTCCAGCAATAATTTTCGCTTCTTTTATTGACTCAATCATAAAGTTTTCTTCTATTTTTTCTATTTCGTCTTCTATGATTTGTTGGATTACCTGTAGTGGCACGATAACTTCAATTTCGCGCCATGATTTATACATTATTTCCGGGGGCTCTGTTAAAGAGCGTAGTCTTGCTTCTTCAAATTCTTCCATTTCCTGCAATGTAACTACTTTACCGTATTTTTTAAAATCTAATGCGAGACTTGACATTTGAGATTGAGTTTCTTGCGATTGATTATCAGTCATTTGTTTGTAATATATTTGCTATTTATTCTTTATCATTTTAAGTTTTCAATTTTTTATTTAATAAGAAATAAATAAGAAATAAAATATAATACATTTTAATCAGATATTTTAGTAAATATGTTTAAGTAAAGAAAGAAATGACTATAAAATAAAAAATTGAAATGCTTTTAATATTTTATAAAAAAAGAATAATTAACACATATACAAATGTCAAACATTAACGTTACTAACTTTTCGCAAGAAGAAGTCTTATCTGAGATGAGTAACTCTCTATGGAAGAAAGCCGCTGAATTATATGAAGTATCAGATATCGACAGTCTAGGCAGGAAGGGTCGTGAATTGGCTAGAGGAGATGATGATGAAGTATCAGATATCGACAGTCTAGGCAGGAAGGGTCGTGAATTGGCTAGAGGAGATGATGATGAAGTATCAGATATCGACAGTCTAGGCAGGAAGGGTCGTGAATTGGCTAGAGGAGATGATGATTACTATTACGATGATACTTTGTCAGAACTTTCTTTAGGTTCGGTTGAAGAAGAAGAGCAAGAAGAAGAAGAGCAAGAAGAAGAAGAAGAAGAAGAGACTGCTTCGGAAATAGCAGCGAAAACTTACGGAGGTATAATTCGGGAAGAGGCAAGAAAGAGGATAGAAGAAAATTCTGAGCTGTATGAAGGACTACCTAGAGACGATATGAATGTTTTGGACACGAATGAATTGTATCGTCATTTTGATTGGGATGCGGAAGGGGCTCAAGAATGGATGGATGCCATAATGCTTAGGGAGCAGGAGATTGCTGTGAAAGAACATGACATTTACTTGGCTAATGGCGGTATCACGAATCAAGAATTGCCATATCTTATCAGGCGTCTTAAAGAGAAAAGAATAATATAATAGCACGATTTTGTATGTTTATATGCCTCTCATTTTATATGTTTGTAATTATCTCTAATTAAATATAATTTTTTTTATTTAACTATGCCTTCCATTCTGAAGATACATCTTGAAAATACTCTTCAATTATTCTTCCTTGCGTTTTTATTATAATATTTGTACTGTTCCAATATGGTGAAAAGTATTTAATTATAGTATGATTTGCTGATAACGCCTGCATTCCTCCCATTTCATATATTTTTTTCCCCATTTCAACAATTAAATTTTTATTTGTAGGATTTTCATAAATTATTTTACAACATATATGATGTTGATTACCATATTCACACCATAACTCAATATGGTTGTCTAGTTTTTCTAACATTTCTTCATAATTAGGATAAGGTGTAACCTTAACAAACTCTACAATCACTTCATCTTCTACCTGTATTAAATCTTTATTGTCGTTATTATTCATTATATAATTTAGATATTTATGTTTAAATTATTTAAATTTAAACTATTCAATTTTTATAAAAATAATCGGCGTTTCACTTCGTAGTAAATGTAAAAAGGTGTAAAAGGCCAATTATAATTTTTAAGTAAAGAGAGAAATGACTCGACAAATTAAAAATTGAAATACTTTTTCTCTCTATTAGTAAAAGTAAATAGATACTTTACTAATGTTTTTAAAAATGAGCTTACACACTACTTACTGGGTTTTACGACAGAACTATGGATCAAAGACGAATCAACGTCAAATGAAAGCTTTAATAAAACAGCAGAAAATTGTTACTTGTCCTTGGGGTGGTTGGGGCGAAGCAAGACAAAATGTCGTTGATGGGATATTCAACGAAGATGAAGACAATATTACTAGACCGGGCGGAAGATCATCCAAAGGTCAAGATCGCAAATTTGTGGAAGATATGAAAATAGGCGATATCGTACTCATTCCTTTTACACATAAGCAAGGCTGTATTGTAGCCCGTATTGTTTCTGACGTAAATTATGCGATAAATACCGGCTTATATTGGCGTGAAAACAACGTCCAAACCACGATCAGCGCGAGCGGTGACTTGCCTTTTCGACCTGTAGGCAGACAAATTGAAATAATAACCGAAGATTTTACACCTGAGCGCAGTCTTGGTCAATGGAGCTTGAGTAAAATGAACAAATCAATTGTAGATAAACTAAACAATTTTTAAAAAAATAAAAAAGGTGATCGATAAATAAATATTCTTTATATTTTATGATTTATGTAATATTTTAATTATCATTTTATATGTTTGTAATTATGTTTGTAATTATGTTTAATTAAGTATAATTGTTTTTTCGTTATTATTTTTTATTTTTTTATTGTATTAAAATATAATGGCTGATTTTATTAAAAATAATGACGATGTTTTAGAAGAGGATGACGTTTTAACAGTGGAAGAGCAAAAACAAATTGAAATTTTAAAGGTGACAAATCGTAAAAATAATGAAGCATCAGAAAAAAAAGTTGATATAATACCTGATATTGGTGCTATTGGTACTATTGGTGCTATAAATCCTAGATTAATTGCCGGTGCTCTAGCAGTCATAGGGACAAATACTCCTCCTGCTGAATTTTCTATAGGAAGACGTTTAGGATTTTGCCCAGTTGTTACTATTACTAACATATCAGGTAAAAAAGCGTGGGTTATTTTGTCTCCTGCACCTATTACTAGTGTTTCTTCTGTTGGTCTAGAGAAAGTGGGTCAAGTAGGGTTTTCTTCTGTTGGAGATTATAAATGCCAACAGTGTGCGATTTCTAGTAATAATAGTCGCGAGTTTGACCTAGATAATAGTCAAATATATTATAGTGTGTTTTTTGATTGTGATGGTAAATGGAAGACTCCTTTTAAAAATAGAAAAATAAATACTAGAAAGTATGATATTAATTTATTACAAAGACATATTGATGATGCTATTGATAGTGATTTTGTTCCTAACAATTAATTATATGTGATTTCAAATGGTTTTATAAATTTTTAATATTTCATTTATTTTGTATAAAATAAAAAAAATGAAATGCTTTTTAATAATGAAAGAAAAGATAAATTATATTAATTTTATTGACAATAATGGCAACAAATAACTGGCTTGTAAGAATAGGAAATGGAGACAACTTTATTAGCTCTTCAAGATACGGTATATGGGGAGTACAATCAACAACTGCAGACAATAAATACTTTCTTAGAAAAGTAAGACCGGGGGACAGATTGTGGTTTGTAAAGAATAATTCGAAGGGAAAAATTATCGCTGTCGCGACATATCAATCTCATAACGCGCGAGTGCTAGATGCGTTTGTGAATTCAACTATGAGCAACGAAGAACTTGGATGGACAGGAGAAGGACCAGATTGGACGAGTGACGTCGAAATTCACTATACACAGTTGTATGGACTCAATAATTGTGATATATTGTCCCATATTAAAGGGCCAAAAACTGTCAGAGAGTATAATGAAAAATGCTTGGTGAATTTAGTAACAGAATATGATTGTATTGTGAAATATAGTAGAGTTACACTTCAAATGTAAATTAATTAATTAAAAATAAAAGTGAGACCATTTGGTCAATAACTTTTTTACTTTATATTTTCAAATTTTTTAAACTAGTTGAAGTAGAGTCGTAGTCTAGATACTGTAGATACTGTAGATACTGTCGCACTCTGCGATTTGACCCTATAGTCTGCGATTTGACCCTATAGTCTGCGATTTTAACCCTTTTGGCTAAAATAGGGTTCCGTGAGGCTTTTAACCCTATATACCCTATTTGGCGTCAATAAATGAGTGACAAAACGAGAAATGAGTGACAAAATGAAGAAATGAGTGACAAAATAAATACGAGAGAAAAAAGAGTATTTGCCTCTCGGCATCATCTTTTTATTTAATTAAAGGTTACAGTTAATCATCATACAGGTTATAATATACTTCATATAGTCTACCAGTCTTCGTCATCGCTGTCGCTGTCGCTATCCACCGCAGCCCAGTCCAATTCACACGCTCTCAATGGGCGTTTTTTGGGTCGCTCTTGTGCTTCGATTTTCTTGACAGCGTATTCCGCTTCGTCTTCATCTGAATTCCAGCCTGCCCAAAAATCGGTTACTGCGGTTTGAAGTGTAGGCTCATCAACTCGCACGCTTCTCGTCAGCACAGGCATTTCTACTCGCTTCGTCATCTTTGCCTTGAGATATTGTTCGTCTTCATATTCTGACTTCGATTTGGCGGCCATTCCTGCGTAATTCATTAGTTTAGGTGCTGCTGCTACTGCTGCCGATTTTGTTGGCAAAGCGGGGAATTTATCTTCAAAAGTCTCAGTTTTAGACGAATTAGTTGTAGGTTTCTTACTTACCTTGCTACTTACCTTCAAAGTCATATCATCGTCGTCGCTACTGTCGTCGCAAAGTGCTGCGAATGCGCCTTTCTTTTGTTGCTTTTTCACATCCGATTGCTTTTTTTGATCAACAGATTGCTGTTTAAGTGCTGCTTCTCTCACTCTTTGCTTTTCAGCACGCTCTTCGTCGCGTTTCTTCTCAGCAAGAACAGGGCAAGCGCCAACTGTGTGACCATTCTTCAAGCAATATCGGCAAATAGTGGCTAGCAATTCAGGGCATACAACAGCACTTTTAGGATCAGGATTGGCTCTAAGGAAATGACTTCTATATTCTGACTCAGGCTTCTTTAAATTAAAGCAGTGAGCACAATATGGTTGTGGAGCAGATGCGACCTTAGCACCTTTATTAGAACTCTTGTTATTTGATTGTCTCGACATTTTGGTTATTGATTGCGTTTGAATACTTTAAAAGTTGTTTGAAAGGGGGTTTATTTACTTTTACTAATAGAGAGAAAAAGTAATTCAATTTTTTTTATTTGATGACTCATTTCTCTCTTTACTCAAAATTTATAAATCAAATATTTTTCATTTTTACAAAAAATATAAAAAAAATATAAAAAAAATATAAAAATGAAAATAATAAATAGAGAGAAAAAAGAAGCTTGTTGGCTCTTTTTAAAATGAATTAGTTAATGATTACAAGGCATTTAAGTTATACAAATATAATATACAAAATATAATTATACGTTATTGGATTCGTCGTCACATCTTGCTCGCTTGGCCGAAGGCTCTTCTGCGTCACAATATTGTTCGCGAGCACGCTTTGAAATAGCGCAATACATATTAACGCAATACTCTACCATTTCATCGAAATTCGCAACTTCTCTTTCATACTCTTGTGCGTAAAAGCGACGCATCTTTGCTTGGTAAAGTTCCTCTTCTTCTTCATCTTCTGAGCAATATGGTGACACTATATTCATTTTAATAGCATTCCTAGCTAGACTGTCGAGTGATACGTCATCATCTTCTTGTTGCTCTTCTTCGCGCATACTGTCGCAATAGCGTAAGCTCACAGGATATTCGCTGTTATAAGGAGCATTATTATCGCCATATTTATCGCCGAGAAAGTTCGAGTAATGAATATTTTCGAGCCTTTCATCTTCTTCGCACGGCATTTCAGGGCGTCTCCAAGTATCATAAGTTACCTTTGTTTGCTTGCGGCGAACTTGGTTAGACTTTTTAAGGTCATATTCTTCGCATCGGCGGCGCTTGTCGCCATTAATAGGCTTCTTACCTCCATATCTATGTCTTCCAGATGATTCGGATTGATTGAAAATTCGTTGAATAGTAACAGGATTCATGATTTAATAGTTCTAGTTTGGATATACTTTGAAAGTTGGTTGAAAGGGGGTTATTTACTTTTACTAATAGAGAGAGAAAGTATTTCAATTTTTTAATTTATTGACTCATTTATTCATTTACTAAAAATTTATATATTTTTTATTTTATAAAAATAAAAATGAAATACTTTTTCTCTCTCTTCAACAAAAAACAATAACTTTAAAGAACACACAATTTTAAAATGGAATACACAACTGTTTATTGCGAATGGAAAGATAAAATATGTAATGAATCGATTAAATCAAGACTTCATTATCAAGAAGAATATGAAGAAAACATGGTAACATTTGAAAATCTAGTTCAAGAAGCACTTGATGAAGGTTGGAGACCATTAGGCGCACCAACATTTTCTAGAAGATGGATTAAAGAAACTATTTTTGGCGGTATCGCAATTCAAACTTTAATTCGTGACAAACCTCAAGAAAAAAAAACAAAAATGAGTGACAAAGAAAAAGAAAAAGAGAGAGAAAAGGGCAAGCAAGAAAAAGAAACAAGACGTTCTTCCCGCATTTCCATCGCCTTATAACTATAAACTATATTTACACCAATCTAATTCAAAAAAACAATATCTTTATCAAAATAAATTTATAGTATAGAGAGAAATGAGTGAGAATTTGAAAAAATTGAATACTTTTTTCTTCTTTTTGCTCAGTAGTAGATAACCCAACAAAATACCGATTTTCAAAAATGACTACGACTAATGAATTTATAACCGATATCGAGAAAAGGATCGAGACATTCGGTAAGTATTTGGATATTACTGGGATGGATCATAAACCATATCAAGAAGAAGGGGTACGTTGGTGCCTTAAAAATGAATTACGGACTGACCCTCCTGCTAATATTCGTGGCGGATTTATCGCTGATGAAATGGGTCTAGGTAAGACTATTATTATGATCGGCACTTTTGTTGCCAACCCTATGCTTAAAACTCTTATTATTTTGCCTCCTGTTCTTATTGATCAGTGGGTCAAGCAAATTGTTAAAACTACTGGACATCAACCTATTGTATTTCACGGCAAAAATAAAAAAAATATCACTATTGCTGACCTCAAAAAGGCTGTTATTGTCATTTCAACTTACGGGGCTATTTCTCTCACTCAGAATCAATACAAAGCAAAAAAATTCTGTTTACTTCACAAACTCACGTGGAACCGCATCGTCTTTGATGAGGGTCATCATTTACGCAACAGCGACACATCCAGGCTATTTGGCGCTAGACTTTTGAGAGGCAATATACGTTGGCTTGTTTCTGGGACACCAGTTCAAAATAAAATCCAGGATTTCTACAATTTGTGCCAGGCTATTAATATGCCCTTTGCTTTCTATACCGACAAAAATAATCTCGTTACTATCGCACGCAACTTCATATTAAAGCGCACAAAAAAACAAGTCGGCATTATTCTTCCTGACGTTCATTTGAATTCCAAAGAAGTCGTTTGGAAAAGTCAAGAGGAGAAAAGCCTTTCTGAGGAGATTCACGCTGTGCTTCGTATGGTTTCTGAGAACAAAATGAGAGACGTTGGCAAAATTATTGGCAATCAACGTGGTGCCATATTGAGAGCCATGTTGCGAGCAAGGCAGAGTTGTATTTTGCCTAAATTAATGAACAAAATGTTTGATGAATTTGTTAAAGATGGAGAGATTACTACTTATGAATCATACAAAAATGGACTTTCATTCAGCAGCAAACTCGACTCTGTTACTGATGCTATATTACAAAACAAGGGAAATGGCTGCGGAAAACTCGTCTTTTGCCATTTTCGTGAGGAAATTGATGAGATTCGCAAGAGACTTGAACTTGGAGGCATTCAAAAAGTCGCGTGTTTTGACGGCAGAGTCAATCAAACATTTCGACAGACCATGCTTGAAGAGGGCAACGAAGTACTCATATTACAAATTCAAACTGGTTGTGAAGGGTTAAATCTTCAAGAGCATTACAGCGAAATTTACTTTGTTAGCCCTCACTGGAATCCTTGTGTTGAAGACCAAGCAGTCGCTAGATGTCATCGTATTGGACAAAAGAAAGAGGTTCAAGTATATAGATTCAATATGGGTGATTTCGGAGAAGAGAGAAATGATGACGGTGAATTTAAAGAGACTACTATCGAGGCTCACGTTACCAAGGTTCAAGACGAAAAGAGGGCTATCGCATCTTCTGTTATGACTGATTAAAATTATGTATTGCTTTACACTATATATTATATACTATATGTTTTAACCCTGTAATCTATATAATTAACCCTTTTTTCACGTATTTATTTTTATTAACCCTTTAATCTATACACTATATGTTTTAACCCTTTGATACACTATATGTTTTAACCCTTTGATATCGTATTTACACATGATACGTGGAGAAATGAGTGACAAAACGAGAAATGAGTGACAAAACGAGAAATGAGTGACAAAACGAGAAATGAGTGACAAAACGAGAAATGAGTGACAAAACGAGAAATGAGTGACAAAATGAAGAAATGAGTGACAAAATGAAGAAATGAGTGACAAAATAAATACGAGAGAAAAAAGAGTATTTGTCTCTCGACATCATCTTTTTTATTTAATTAAAGGTTACAGTTTATCATACAAGACCATATAATATACAACATATAATATATACATTTAAGCATCATACTCTTCTTCTTCTTCTTCTTCGTCTGATTCTTGCTCATTTTCTGACTCCACAGCGTTCATATTGAAGATTATTTTTTTTTCTGCGGCAACCCATTTACCTAACTCGTTCTCTCCAGTTACATCATAAATGGTTCCATGATTCTTCGAACGAAGGTATTTCGCATCGAACTTTCCTGTTGGGTTTGCTGCTGCGAACTCTTTCTTGGTTTCACCACATTCATTTATTTTTTCGCAAACATCCTCCTCTTCGACTACTTCCTCAACAACAGGAGTCTCCTTTTTTGAAGATTTTGCGGACTTTTTTGTCACATTCGAGGCTTTTGCCGCTTCCTTCGCAGCCTTTGCTTGCTCCTTGGCCAACTTTTCGGCTTCCTTGGCAGCTTTTTCCTCCTCCTTCTTCTTCAAAGCAGCGGCTTTTTCCGCCTCCTTGGCCAACTTTTCCATTTCTTTGAGGGCTTTTTCCTCCTCCTTCTTCGCCAAAAGGGCTGCTTTTTCTGCCTCCTTCTTCGCCAAGGCGGCGGCTTTTTCTGCCTCCTTTTGAGCCTTTGCCTCTACATTTGCCTTCTTCAAGACAACTGGAGCCTCTTCTTCCTCCTCGTCCTCTGAAGATGAGTTCGCTTCCGCTACAAGGCTAGCAAAGAGGTCATTTGTGGCACCTTCCACCTCCAAAACCTTCTTTTCCTTCTTCGGGCGCCCTTTTTTCTTTTCTTGACTTTCACTCGAGGATTTTGACGCTTTTGACGCTTTCGCGGACTTTTTCACCGGTTCATCTACAATAAAGTGGACATCTGCGATAGTAATACCTAACTTACCTGCTTCTTCTCTTACCTGTTCTTCTGTTAGCTTCAATTTCTTCATGATTTTCGCGTAGGCGACTGGTGATTTGCCGTTTGGATCCTTGAAATCCATCGGGGCGACTGCGAGACGACTTTGGATCGTTCCGTAATCGGGCTCACACGACGAGTTCTTGTCTGCTTGGGCTTGGCAACCCTTACAGTAAGGACTTTCACCCTTGCGAGCTACTTGGCACTGTGTGTAGAGACCATGGTTTTGGCGAAGACCAAAGCAGCACTTTTCAGCAAATTCACCGCTAAATGGCAGCGGAAATGATGCTTTTACTGCTTTTGCTTTTGGCGCTTTTGACGCTTTCGACGCTTTCGACCTCGCACCCTTTGCTACGCTGTCTACAATCGTTAACGAACCCAAGTTCAGGCGACGATACGCTTCTTCACTGTCAAAACCATAATGATGAGACAACTCTTCTACAACTTGCATAGCAAAATCGACTGAAATATTCACTAACATACGATCCAGATTCTTTGAAACTAATAAACGACCATCAAACATCGGACGACTTTCATTCATCATTTCGACTTGAGATACGACTTGAGATTCAACTTGGAATGAAGACATTTTGAAATTTAATTACTTGACTTGATTTGACAGTTTGAAACTTTTCGATTGGGGGTTATTTACTTTCATTATATTACTACAAAAGTATTTCAATTTTTTTTTATTCTCACTCATTTACCCATTTACTGCAAAAAAATTATTGTAGGGGGAGAAATATGTAAAGGGTTAAAATGGGAGAATAAAGGAATAAGGGGTTAAAAGGGGCGAATAAAGGAATAAGGGGTTAAAAGGGGCGAAATCCTGGGTTTATATCAGGAATAAGGGGTTAAAATGGGAATAAAGGAATCAGAGGTATAATCCTAGCTTTTATATCAGGAATAAAGGGTTAAAATGGGAATAAAAGGGTATAATCCTGGGTTTATATCAGGAATAAAGGGGGAAAACATCAACACCGATTATTTATCATTTCATAATACTTTTTAATACAACTTATAACAATCATTCACAACCTTATTTAAAAATATATTTTATTTTAGATATTTTTAAAATTTTTATTTTTTATGGTTACTATACGAGATTCCATATTGTTATTTTTTTAATTATTTATACTAGATCCCATATTGTTATTTCTGTTAATTCTGTTACTGGAACTGAAGAGATATGATTATAAGCCACCGATCTATACAAATCATCTTTTTTGGGATTTCTCAATATTAAACCTCCTGATGCTAAGGAATTGTTATACACTTCTTTACTCACTAACAAAGGATACATACCTGTTAAATATAAATCTTCTGTTAAATCATTTACATCTTTTGAAATATTGTATATCATATCCAAAAGCATTAAACTATTATAATACTCTATACACGTCTTACAACCTATCATCTTTATTTCTTTTACCATATTTGTATTTTTCAAATCTTTCATTTTTATATATCCGTTATCCGTTTTAATTGTTGTATCTTCTCCAAAAAAAACAAAATTATTTAACTTTATATTACCAAATACTGTAATCAAAAAATCTGTATCTGAACCACTTGTTACTCCTTGATAATACGCTACACAATTTTCTAATTTATTTTGGCTAAATCTTGGAATCGACGCACCTAAAAAATACACTCTTATTAAAGAATCACAACCATTAAACACATCATTACCTATACTTGTTACACTTGCTGGAATTATTACGCTTATTACAGAACTACAATATTGAAAACAACCTACTCCTATACTTGTTACAGTGAATGTACCTGGATATTTTATTGATCTACTATCACTTACAGTTGAAGGAATTGTTATCACGCCTGATATATTTGTATCTTTCGCTTTTACTGAGCATGTTGTCGATGTAAGGAGGGTATAAGTCAATTTTCCTATTGTGAAAATAGGGGATAATTCTGTTATTGTATTAAAAATATTTGATAAATATGATGTATTTGTACCCGGCTGATAATATGCGGTACCTTGCTTCACAACCTCACCAGACGGAACTACACCAAAAATACTTGATAACTTTGGAATAGTTGTACCTAGAAAATACACTTTTATTGTTGATAGAGTACCAGCAAACGCCCTATTACCTATACTTGTTACACTATTAGGAATCGTTATACTTGTTAATGACGAACAACCTTGAAACACTCGTTCTCTTATACTTGTTACACTAGCAGGAATACTTATACTTGTTAATGAGGAACAATAGGTAAACGCACTATTACCTATACTTGTTACACTAGCAGGAATTGTTACACTTGTTAATGACGAACAATTGTAAAACGCATAACTTCCTATACTTGTTACTGATGAAGGAATTGTTATGCTTGTTAATGAGGGACAATAAGAAAACACAGCATATCCTATACTTGTTACTGATGAAGGAATTGTTATGCTTGTTAATGAGGAACAATTTTGAAACACTCGTTCTCCTATACTTGTTACTTTATCAGGTATCGTTATGCTTGTTAATGAGGAACAACCATAAAACGCAGTATTTTCTATACTTGTTACACTATTAGGAATCGTTATACTTGTTAATGACGAACAATATTGAAACACTCCTTCTCTTATACTTGTTACACTTGAAGGAATTGTTATACTTGTTAATAACGAACAACCAAGAAACGCAGTATCTTCTATACTTGTTACACTAGCAGGAATTGTTATACTTGTTAAAGACGAACAATTATGAAACGCTCCATCTCCTATACTTGTTATTGATGCGGGAATTGTTACATTCGTTGTACTCAATTTAATTGGACATACTATTAATGTTGTTTTATCCTTATTATACAATATACCTTGAGAATCACTTGAATAATTTGTGTTAGAAGTATTCACATCTATACTGGTTAATAACGAACAATCTATAAACGCATAATCCCCTATACTTGTTACAGTTGGAGGAATTTCTATACTTGTTAATAATGGACAAGATTTAAACGCATTCAACTCTATACTTGTTACTGTGTATGTGGGAGAATTAACAAGTGATCTATTATCTGTTACTGTTGAAGGAATTATTATCACTCCTGATATATTTGTATCTTTCGCTTTTACTGAGCATGTTGTCGATGTAAGAGAAGTGTAAGTCAAATCTCCGATTGTGAATGAAATAGATGTATGCTGTAATTTTCCTGTATAACTATATCGTGAAACAACATTTTGTTCTATTTCTTGTTCTGTTGGTATTTCTGTAAAACTGAAGAAACCAATCATTACAGTATTGTCACTGTAAAAAAACGCAATCCACCATCCACCCCAATAGTCTGTCATGTTATTAGCATATGCGTTGTCAGTAATCCAATAACCAGTTCCAGGCAGTGGATTAATAAAATAACCATCCACATATAATTGCGTGCCTTTTATATGCTTAGCGTTGTCATCACTAATGTAAAGATCTGCTGGAATCAAACTCATATATATATATATATTATAATTTTCTTTACAAATTTTTTACTTCTATTATATGAATTATTTAAAGAAATAATAATGTTATTTAATAATGGAAAAGAGTCGTTTGTTACATGAAAAGGGTTAATTATAATAAAATTGAATTTATTTAATTATATTAAACAAATTATACATCATATAATATATTTAATCTTAAAGAAATGAGTGCGACTACTTACAATGATAACATTAGTTCAAAAATAACATTTGTTCCTTCGTTTTATTTTATAATATCAATATCAAAAACTACTATCGAAGATAGAATATCAAGTATAATGTCCAGTTTAGGTATTGATATATTCGGTTATAAAAAAAAGGAGGACGAGTATTGGGGAAAAATAACTAATTCTAATAATAATAAAACAATTACAATTAGTTTGTATCTATTTAAGATAACCGAAAAGGATACTAGATGTATTATTAGTGTTTTTAACACTACATTAAACCAGAGTAAAAAAATAACAAAAGATATTTTTGAAAAAATAAAACACATCGAAACTAGTAAATTAATTTATAGTAAATAAATAAATGAATCATGAATAAAAAAAATGAAATACTTTTCTATAACTAACGTATAACAATAGATATATGATCCGTTTCTCTCAAGAATTTAAGAAAATGACCTACAGACAAAAAGCGATTAGTTGGCTACTTCATGCCATCAAAATTATTTTAGGAGATGAAAGTATCAGACGATATGTCATATTGTTTTACTATCCTGATATCACAAACAGCGGTAAAAAATACATAAAAACGTTCGACGCATTTGTTCCAAAAGGTAAGACACGTGAAGACAAAGCAGAAGTAATTACAAAATATTGCGAAACCGCATCTCAAAAAAAAGGTGTTGTTGTATTTACAGCATCCAATATTCAGCAAGACATACTAGATAATGAGACTCATTTTCAAACTTACATCGTAGACAATAGCACAAAATCTCTTATTGTTTCAGACCCAGCGTTTGATATAACCAAGGAAGGAAACTCTGGTATTTACATGGCAGAAGTATCTAACGAAGTTGTTATACCCTTTTTCGAAAAGAAAGGATACAACACGAAATTTGTTGAATTAACTACACCAGCGCAAATATGCGAAGGCGACGTATTTTGCCAATCGTGGTCTCTCTACATTCTTTTACAAAAACTAAAAAACAAAGAATATCTTCGCGATATATCTTTAGAAATTCCAAAAGAACAAATAAACAAATACGATATGCTTCTAGGCTTTTACAAGCAATTATTTACTGATATGCCTGAACTTGGCGACAATTTGAGGGCTGAATATGAAGGCGAAATAGTAGAGAATCGCGGCCCAAATAAACCAACAAAAACAGAAAAAGAAAACTTTTTGAAATTTGACCCGGTAGAGTTACTTATGGATATGTCAAAACACGAAATGAAGTAACAGTCTTTTCATAAAACAACACAAAATCAAAAATAATAATAAAATAATAATAAAATAAAACTTTTTTCTTATATTTATACGCCTTTTTTCATTTCAAATGTCGTCTTTTTTGTTTTTGAATGACCATATTTATATTTTTTTCTTGATTTATTTGCTAAAATAAACGCTTTTTTATTGTGATCACATCCCTTTTCAATTATATCGTAATCAACTGCGGCTGCTTTTCCAGAAGTTAAGGAACTTGCTAATCGAGCTAATCCCCACGATTTTGGCGTTTGATTCGGTCTTGATCCAGATGAATAATACGCACCTTCTCCTTTTTTAACAATTTCATTTAATGCTGTTAATTTACAACCTGTTTTTTGTGCTAATTCTTTGTTAGGTATTATTTTTTTTATATTATATATTTTACGAGCGTTGGATATATGTTTTGACTCTTTATGTTTATAGGATGATATATGTTTGCGTGTATAATATTTTTGTTTTTTATATAGGGTTTTTGATTTTACCAACATTTTAACTTGTTTTATTTTATCTTTTTTTGTTATTGTTTTTGGTAAATATCTAATTGGAAATTGTATTTTTGGCATTTATTATATGTTTATAAATTAAAAATACCGATTTTTAATTTGTAAAGGGTCAAAATGTCAGTAATATATTTTTAGTAATTTAATAAATGAATCATTATTAAAAAAATTGAAATACTTTTACGAACTATTGTTGTTTTAATAATAACCTCTTACATATTGTTTTCAAACTTCTCTCAAAATGAACTCCGAACCTATTACTACTATCGAAATGAAAACTTGCTCCAAGTGTGAAGCAGACAAACCCATTACTGATTTCGCAAATAATAAATGCTCCACAGCAACACACGACTCCGATGGAAACAGACTTATTCGCCCGGAGTGTAAAGATTGTACAAAACGTGAAGCAAGTGACCGTAAAAAAGCATACGTTCAAGCAGGTAAACCTGAATACCCTCCGGCAGGAACAGGCTGTGATATATGTGCGAAGCCAGGCACATCTAGATTTCCTATCCTTCGTTTTGACCATAACCACGAAACCCTTGCCCATAGAGGTTGGTTATGCGACAAATGTAACCGATCACTCGGCTGCTTAGGCGATGACGTCGCCAGTATATTAAAAGTATTGAATTATTTGAATAAAACTGAACAAAAAACACTCGCAATTGATGAGGACGGCGAAATCAAAATCGTATAAAAATGTTATTATATGTGTATTATCTTTATTATATGTATTATATGTATTATATGATTGAATCTAAATTGTAACTATTATTAATTAAATGAAAAGTGCGACTACTTAGTCAATATTTTTTTCATATTTTGATGATTGTCTAATCTCTCTTTTGCCAAGTCGAAATATTTTTTTTCCAATTCAATACCAATAAAATTTCTATGTGTGTTTATACACGCAACACCCGTAGATCCACTTCCCATCGTATTATCTAATACGGTTTCACCTTCATTTGAGTATGTTTTCACCAAATATTCTAATAATAAAACAGGCTTTTGTGTTTCGTGTATAGTTGTGCTTTCAATATCAAACTCAATAAAATCCTTTGGATAGTTTGTAAATTCTTGTTGATATTCTGTGTTACTAATTAATTTATTATTCTTGCCTAGATGATGCTCTTGATTAAGCATTTTACCAATTCGTTTTTGTGAATTTACTTTTTTGACTACCTTTGGAATTAAATTTTGAGGATTAAATGTCATATTACCTGTGTGTCTTGAAGCAGCGGCTGCTCCACCTGGCGAAAATACTATTATATCTTCTGTGCATTTCATAGGACGATAATTTGCTAATAAAAACTGAGTTGTTTTATTTTTTTTCCATGTTATTACATACTTAAACCATTCGTAATTTGCCGCGATTAACTTTGTAGTAAAAGGTTGTTGTCCAAACAATACTACAACACCTGTTGGTTTTTTTAATATTCTTCTATACTGTTCCCACATTTTGGCTGTATCAATAATTACATCCCATTTACACTTTGTGCTACCGTATGGCAAATCACAAAGGATTAGTTCGATACTATCACTAGGTATTTTTTTCATTTCTTCAATACAATCGTTATTAAATAATGAAACGGTTATTTGAGGATTCTGATTTTCTGTTTGTTCATTTACTTCTTTTGCTTCTTCTATTTCGTCCTCTTCTATGACTACTATTTTTTTTACTGGTTCTTTATCTTTCTCTCTCTCTTCTGGCTGTATATTTTTACTTTTTTTAACCTTTTTTACTTTTTTAATATCGTTTGCTACAATTGGTGGTTCAATTTCCATATTAATTAATAATACACTACTTTTAAATTTTAATATTTTAATCAATTTTTTATTTATTTTATATAATTTTTACTTAAAACTTATTATTTATAGTATTAATAAACGAATAATGAGTAATGAAAATAGTCAAACAAATTCTTCTATATGGTCCTGTATTTCTGTATATTTTAATGATATATTTGGTCCAAGTTTTTATTCAAATATTTCACAATACACAAAAAGATTATTTTGTGTTTCTGAACATCATTACAGTCCATTAAATGAGGAAGCATGACGCATATAAGATGTTAAAAATATAATTAATATATATAACCTATATAAACAGATAGCAACAAATAAATATATAAATAAAATGGTCAAAATTTGCTCTACTACTGAATATCCTTCTGAAAACGAATCAAAATATAAAGAATATTTTGAAAAATATGATTATCCTCTTCATATTTTTCAAAAATGGGCGCTAGAAGCAATTATTGAAGGAAATCATGTATTAGTATGTGCTCCAACAGGTTCTGGTAAAACTATGCCAGGCGAGTTCGCTCTTGATTTTTTTCATTCAAAAGGCAAAAAAACAATATATTGTAGCCCTATTAAAGCACTTTCGAATCAAAAGTATTACGATTTTACTCAAAAATACCCACATATAAGCGTTGGTCTTATTACAGGCGACATTAAATGTAATACTACTGCTGATGTGCTTATTATGACTACTGAAATTCTACTAAATAAGTTATATCAACTAAAAAGCAGTCAACCACCAAATACTTCATCCATATCATTTGAAATGAATATTGAATCCGAACTAGGTTGTGTTGTCTTTGATGAAATACATATGATTAATGATGAATCAAGAGGCCACGTATGGGAAAATTCCATTATTATGTTACCAAAACATGTTCAAATGATCGGGCTTTCAGCAACATTAGATAATCCTGAAAGATTCTCTCGTTGGCTTGAAACCAGAGGTGAAACAGAATCATCATCTAACAAAATTGTCTATCTATCAACTAAAAAAGACCGCGCTGTTCCTCTTACACATTATAGTTTCATTACCGTTCCAAATGGTATTTTTAAAGCTATAAAGGATAAAGCGGTTCATGAAGAAATTAAATCCATAATAAATAAACCACACGTCATTCAGTCTGCGAACGGAATTTATAATGAACACCATTATAACAAGATGCATAAAATGTTGGAACTATTTGAATCAAAAGATATTCGAGTAAAGCGTCATCACGCGATAAATCAGGTAGCCAAACATCTATTTGAAAATAATATGTTGCCAGCATTATGTTATGTATTCTCTCGGAAACAATTAGAAATTTGTGCGAAAGAAATGAATACTGAAATTTTAGAGGACGATTCAAAGGTTCGATACATCGTTCAAAAAGAATGCGAACAAATTATAAGAAAATTGCCTAATTTTGAAGAATATTTACATCTACCAGAATACGTAAATTTAGTAAATCTGTTAGCAAAGGGTGTAGCAATACATCATTCGGGTATGATGCCTATTTTGCGAGAAATAGTCGAGATTCTGTTCGCAAAAGGATACATTAAAATGCTCTTTTGTACAGAAACAGTTGCTATAGGGTTAAATTTGCCCGTTAAAACAACTATTTTTACAGATATTAATAAACACGATGGGACACAATTTCGCACTTTGTATGGTCACGAATATACACAATCAGCAGGGCGAGCAGGAAGGTTAGGGTTAGATACCGTTGGTCATGTGATACATTTGAATAATATTTTCAGGAATGTAAATTCAGTTAATTATAAACAAATGTTAAAAGGTGCTCCTCAAACTCTTACTTCAAAGTTCAAGATTTCGTATAATCTTCTTTTAAATTTAGTTGATATTGGAGACAAAAATATCAGTCAATTTGCTAAGCGAAGCATGATAAAGGGAGATATTGATAATGAAATAAAAGATTTATATTCTAAGATATCTTCTTTAAATGATGAAATAAATAAATTACATATGATTATAGAAAATTATAAAACTCCAGAAGAAACTATCCAACAATATTTGGTATTAGTAGAAAAACAAAAGGTTTCTGTCAACAAAAAGCGTAAAGAAATTGATAGAGAGATTTCAAGTTTAAAGAATGTTTTTGAATCATTAGAAAGCGATAGCAAAACATATGAAAAATATAAATTAAAATGCCACGAATTTCAAGACATAGGAAAAGAAGTCGAACTTTTAGAGGAATATACAGAATCAAAAACAAATATTGTATTAGAATTATTAAAGTCAGAAGGATTTGTAGAGAGAAACGATAACGAATATAAATTAACTATTAAAGGCAATATTGCCACTCATTTGCGTGAAATTCATAGTTTGGTATTTGCTAATTTATTTGAAAATAATATTTTTGACGATTTGACAGCAATCCAGATGGTATCATTATTTAGTTGTTTTACAAATATAAGAGTTTCAGATGAATTAAAATCAATCGTTCCAAAAAGCGAAGATACTCAACTAGTTAAGATTATTAATAACGTAAAATCTCAATATGATTATTATTATGATAAAGAAGTTGAACTTCGTATAAACACAGGGGTTGATTATAATATACAGTATGATTTAATTGAAAATGTAGTTACATGGTGTAAATGTGAATGTATTGAAGATTGTAAGTTCTTTTTACAACAAATTGAAGGTGAAAAAGAAATTTTTTTAGGAGAATTTGTAAAAGCGCTTTTAAAAATTAACAATATTTCGTCTGAAATGGAAAAGGTTGCCGAGTTTTTAGGTAATATTCCATTATTAAGTAAATTAAGAGAAATTCCCAAAATTACATTAAAATATGTTGTAACAAATCAATCTTTATACGTGTAAAAATAATATTTAATTTTATTATATATTTTAACTATATAGTATGAAGTTAGTTATTCGGGGTGCTGCGTTCAACATATTATGTATTATTATATTTGGATTTATTTACTGGACTTTTCAGTCACATTTTACAAAAGATAAGGATTTTGAAAAAATGATATATGGAGACCCTATCGATTTTTTCTTTTTAAGTACTACAATTCAAGCAGGTGTCGGTTATCAAGACCTTACAGCAGTTACTAATATTAGTAAAATTCTGTTAATGATTCAGCAATTTATAATGATAACAACTAATTTATTTTTGCTTTACATATTTACACTTTAAAATACTTATTTATTACATTTTATTTCTTATTGTGTTTTCTTCTTTTTATAGTTCTTCTTATAGTTTTTCTTTTTTTTGTGGGTTTTCTTCCCTTCTTTCTTAGTCTATTTTTAGTTAATTTTTTACCGCCGTATTCATTTGGTTTAACTGTTTTACCTTTAAAATAATTTCTAAATTGAGAAGCTGTCCTAGATAATGAATCTTTAAAGGGTTGTTCTGGTGGTTTAATTTTTAAACATCTGTTTATAGCACTATAATATCCTGACACAGGGTTAAAAAATTTCGAAAGAGAACGTCCAGATTCAACTAATTTTTTGTATAAATAAGAAACTGGTCTTTCATCTAGAAATTCACAATTTTTCATACCACCACCACCATCATGATATTCATCTGCTATTTTTTGACAAACAAATTTGTAAAAAGAATTTTCTTTTTCATCATATCTAGATATTAAGTCTTTAACCATTTCACTATTTGCTCTTCCAGCATCTGCGTTAATTTTACTTATAAGTATGTCACGCTTGTTTCTTAGTCTTGAGTAGTCAGTCCAAAGTCCTTCAACCTCTAAACTAGTACATCCTATTTTTGACAAAAAGCAACGTTTAGTCTCTTCTATAATTGAGTCAAAATTATATAATAATGTTTTTATATCTTTTTGTTTTTGTTTTAAGTTTTGTTCTAATTCTCTTAAATTTTGTAACCCAACAGATTTATCCGGTGGTAAAATACTATACCGTGAGTCTCCTTCGATAGTAATATTATCTGGGTCTATTGTCGATACTCTATCTCTTTCTGGATTATACTCATCGTGTGCTGTTGCAGCAATAGTATGTTCGCTCATTATAATATATATAAATATATTTATCAATTATGTTAAATATATTGCTATATTAAAAAGTTAAATATATGATTTTAAAATTATAATATGTCTTTGATTAACAACAAATATATATTATGCGAACAAATAGGTTATGGCTCTTTTGGAACAATTTATAAAGCAAAAAATATACGAACCAACGAAAATGTTGCGATAAAGGTTGAACCAATTAAAAATGGTACTAAATTATTAAAAAACGAATCTACTATCTATCAATTTTTAAACAATATTACAGGTATTCCAACTGTAAAATGGTTTGGTAAAGATACAATAAACTATTATATGGTTATTAATTTACTTGGCGAATCTCTTCAGAGTTTAAAAGAGCGAATGGGTACACTTTCTCTCAAATTAACACTTCAAGTAGGTATCCAAATAATTTTTTTATTAAGGTCATTACATGATAAAGGACTAGTTCATAGAGATGTAAAACCAGATAACTTTCTATTGGGATTAAATGATAGGAAAAATCAATTAAACATTATAGATTTTGGGTTTTGTAAAACCTATATTCATAATGAAAAGCATATAATATGTAAAAAAACGAATAATTTGATTGGTTCCATAACATACGCAAGTATAAACTCGCATAATTGTATAGAATTAAGTAGGAGAGATGATTTAGAATCATTAGGATACATACTAATATATCTGTATTTAGGAAATTTAGATTGGCAAACAGAAAAATCGAGCGTCTTTGAAAATAATAACGAAATAGTAAAAAATATGAAAAAGAAAATTATTAATAATGATAAAATTCCAAGCATTATAAATGATTATTTAAAAAATGTTACCACATTAGAATTCGACGAAAAGCCTAATTATTCTATATTAATTGACATGTTTAAAAGAGAAATAGACACATTATAAATGAATTTAAAAATATATTAAAAAGTATTTATTTATTATACAAAATGGTTTATCACAAGTCAAATGAATATATTGAAACAATTTCTAGTGTTTCTGACATGTTATCGTTAAAAGCTAAAATTAGCGATAATGTAAGGTTGAAAGCTATTTCACAAGTGATTCAAAATTATACTTTAAAAATTATTAAGGAAACAAAGACAGATGTTGAAAATTTAAACAAAAACGAGTATATTAATATGGTGCCGTTTTTTGAATATGTATCATTTAATAAAATAGAATTTTTCGATTTTAATAAAATGCAACCTCAAGATATTGACGTAACTTCTGAAGCAGATTTAGAACGATATGTATTGTCGCATATTTATTATATTACTCAAAAATAAATATTATAATACTCAAAACTATATAAAGATAACATTATACTTATACTATAATATAATGTCATCTTACAAAGACGTCGTTTCACCTTCCACAGTTACAACCTCTGCTGAGCGTTTTACTGGACGAGTTAAGTGGTTTAATAACAAGGCTGGTTATGGTTTTATTACTGTAACTGACGGTCTTCGTTCAGGAACGGATGTGTTCGTTCATCATAGTGCTATTTCTGTTGCTAATCAGCAATATAAGTACTTGGTTCAAGGAGAATATGTTGAGTTTTCGATATCAAATACGCAAACTGGTTCTCACGAATTTCAAGCAGCAAATGTAGGTGGAATTAAATCTGGTCAATTGATGTGTGAAACTCGCCATGAGTTTAAACTTGCTAGAAGTAGTTACAAGACTACCAATACTTCTTCATCAGTTGATCAAAGTGAGTCCGAGGATGTTGTTCCTAAGACACCTAGACAATCAAGAACAGTAACTAATACTAAGCAATCAAAGCCACGAGGTGAAGGTCCTCGTGAAGGAGATGGAAAAGCGTGGACCCTAGTTGCCAACGATAAGCGTGATTCAGTAGCAAAAAAGACTCGTGCGCCTAGAAAAACTACAAAAAATGCGGAATCATCTTAAACCACTAAATAAAAATATTAACATTTAGTAATAAAATAAAAAATATATATTTTAATATATATTTTTTAAAAAACTTATATAAATATAATATATAAATGAGTTCCAATCCTTCCACTAATAGCACATCAACTGCTTCTGTTGCGAAAGTTCAACTAGGAGGTAAACGTCCTAAAGGACACAAAAACGGGTGCAAATGTTTTGTTTGTAATAAAAAAGGCGGTCAAGCCAAAGCAAAACCTGTTGATGAAGATAATACTGTGACTTCATCTGCTAAATCGGCATCTGATAAATTAGATGACGATGATATGAGTTCATCTGCTAAATCTTTGTCTGATGATAAAAAAGTTAAAGGTGATGTCGATGAAGATGAAGTTCCTCTTGCTTCCAATCCTGATGAAGTTGTCGCACCTGATGCTTCCAAGCCCGCTGCTGATGATGCCGATGCTTCCAAGCCCGCTGCTGATGATGCCGATGCTTCCAAGCCCGCTGCTGTTACCGGTGGAAAAAGACGTAAAACTTCTAAGAAAAGCAAAAAACAAAAAACAGCAAAAAGAAGAAAGTCTGGAAGTAGCAAAAAACGTTCAGCAAAGCGTCGTCGTTCATCAAGACGCCGTTAAATGTCAATAGTTATATATTATTTTTAAGAATTTCTAATATATAATAAATAAATACATTTAAAGTTACGTTGGCAAATATATTTATATAATGAATAATAATGATTTTGAAAGTGCGAACAAAACAAATGATTCAGATGATATTCTTGGAGATTTTGAAAATATTATTAATGGTTTATCAAATATAAGAATACAAATTAACGCACTTCAACAACAAATTCGTAATACTGAAAAAAATGTAAAAAAGAAGATGAAGTGTTTAAAGAAAGAAGCCATTAAAAATAAAAATAAGGGGAATAGAAACCCATCAGGATTTGCCAAACCAACAAAGGTAACAAAAGAATTATGTGAGTTTATGAATAAAAAAGAAGGTTCTGAAATCGCACGCACAGAAGTGACAAGTACATTAAGTAATTATATAAAAACAAATAATTTACAGAACATAAATAACAAGAAAATTATATTACCAGATGAAAAATTAAAATTTTTACTTGGTATTAATGACGGCGAAGAGCTTACTTATTTTAATATTCAAAAATATATGAATAAACACTTCATTTCAAATACAATTTGTTAATGAAGTGTTTATTCATATATTTTTATATAATATATTATAATTATTTTTATATAATATATTATAATGGACGCCAAAGATTTTAAAGATAAAAATCAAATACTTAAAGAAGCAAATAACAGAATTTTTAATCATAATATAGCAAAATCAGAAATTGGTAATAATTTAATATTTATTTATACCCAACCAAAAGTCGGTTCTACTAGTTTAGTGTCATCCTTAAGAATATCCGCCGCAGAAAAATTCAACATAATTCATTTACACGATGAAACTACGTTGAAGGTCTTAACTGGTATAGAAAATTTGACGGTGAATGAAATTATTAATTACAACGCTTCTATTGGGAAAAATGTTTATGTAATTGACGTTTATAGAACACCAATAGAGAGAAAAATGTCAGTATTTTTTGAAGAAATATCAAGTTTTCATTTTAATAACGTAGAAGAAAATGTAAATAATTATGACACCAAAAAAGTTATCAAACGATTTAACGATGTTTTTCAGAATGTAGCAACAACCGATAATTATATGGAAAAATATGATATAACATTACCAGAAACGTTTGATTACAATAACAAATATATACATCAAAAAATAAATGGTATTAATTATATTAAACTTAGGTTAAAGGATTCACATTGTTGGGGCACTATTTTATCTAAAATTTTTGAAAGAGAAATAATTATGGTTAATGATTATGAAACAAATGATAAAAAGATAGCGCAACTATATCGAAAGTTTAAAGAAGAGTATAAAATACCCCTGAATTATTACGAAGACATAAAAAAATGCAAATTTTTGAACTATTATTATTCTGAAGAAGAGAGAAATGAGTATTTAAATTTATGGAATCAAAAAACAACTGAAAATCATGTTTCTTTTACAAAATCAGAATATGATTTATATATTAAAATTTGTTTAGAAAATCAGATATACAATTTTATTCAATTAGAACATTATATAGATAATGGTTGTCTTTGTAATTTATGTTTTAATAAAAGAAAAGAACTTTTTATAAAAGCAAAATCTGGTATAAAAATAAATGAAAAAATAATACATAACTCTGTTGTAAATGATTATGTTGATACAATAAAAACGAATATGACAAATCGTGTAAATTTATATAATGAAGCAAAAATAAAACTTATTCAAGCGGCAAACAAATTAAATAAAAATGTTATTAAAAAAAATAATAAATTAAATAACAAAATGTCAAATAAATTAAATCCAAACGTTATGATAAATATAATAAAAAACAAAAAATAAAACATAATCTTAGTTTGTTTTATAGTAAACTTCATATCCTTGGTAATTTAAATTTGTAATAAGTACCATATTTTCTTCCGAATCTGGTATCCCTGAGCAATAAATTAGTTGTTTTTTACTACATAATATTTGTTTCATATCAAAATTATAAACATCATAATCATAATCATGATAAGGAGAAGAGGAACTAATTTTGCCAGGTCCTATAAATTTTCCTACCAATTTGGTTTCTTCTGAACCCTCATTTTTAAAATAATAAATATATTTATCATTAAATATATTTGCTTTGTGAATAAGTGAATTAATTGGTTTTTTATAGTATATTTCTGACCCGTTGTATTCCATATGATCAATTTGAATGAAGTGAAATGAATCCATGTATAATGTTACTTATAAGTAAGTGTTTAATTTCGTTTGATATAATATAATATAGGTATAAAATATTTTAGTAATTTATTTAAACAATATTTAATAATATTATCAATGTTAAAAAAATTAAATATTTTTGAAGATAAACAAATAGCAAATTGGGAGTGTACTAAATGGTTAGTAATTTCATCTTGTTTTTTTTTAATCCCATCTATCTATGCTTACTACAATAAGCTATATTACTACTCTGTATTATTATTATTAAATTCTTTAATATCAGCAAATCATTGGAGAAATGCTACATTTTATTCATGGAGAAGAAAATTAGACTTAGTATTTACTAAAATACTATTTGTTATTTTCGCAATAAATGGTGTTTTATATGTTAGATATATTCCATATTTAATTACAGGTTATTCTGGATTAATTGGATTTATATATTGTTTTTATTTGTCTGAAAAACTATATGAAAAAACTGATTCTTGGTATAAGTATCATTTTTTATTTCATTTTATTGTTATGTATGAACAGATTATTATTTTAGATAGTATGATAATAAGGGCTTAAGATTTTTCTATATTATATATATTAAAAGGATACTTAAAGAATGGGGGGGGGTATGTACTTTTCGATATTTTTTCCAAAAGTATTTTCGGGATTTCAAAAATGGACAAAAAAAATGTCCAAAATTGAGAATCCCTATATAGATTCCAGAAAAAGGATGCCTTCGCTGCATAATTGAAAATTAGCGTCTGGTCACTTTTTAAAATTTTATTTTTTTGTTACCATAAATTTTTATATTTAATAAAAAAACAATTTAGGGGTTTTTTTTGTTACCATTAAATAGGTAACTAATGGTAACAAAAAAACCCCAAAAAAAAACTTGCTTTTCTTGCGATAATTGTCAGTTCATAACTGGTAACAAAAAAGATTTCGAAAGACACGTCGCCACACGAAAACATTTAGAAGGGGTAAAATGGTATCAAAATGGTAACGATTTTACCCATTTTACCCCAAAGCATAATTGTGAATGTGGGAAAAGTTATAACTTCATATCTGGTCTCAGTCGCCATAAAAAAGTGTGTAAAATTCAGGAATTTTTGGAAGAAACCTCAAATAATAGCGAGTTTAGTGATGTAAAATCTCTTACTACACTTGTTCTTGACGTTGTTAAACAAAATCACGAAATTACAAACCAAAATCAAGAACTACAAAAACAATTACTAGAAATATGTAAAAATGGAACGAATCATATTTCTAACAGTCAAATAAACTCAAACAATAAGACATTTAATCTTCAAATATTTTTAAACGAAACTTGTAAGGATGCGATGAATCTTATGGACTTTGTTGATTCTCTCAAAATTCAACTTACTGACTTAGAAAATGTAGGTAGATTAGGCTTTGTTGATGGGGTTTCAAATATTATAGTAAAAAACCTTCAGGCACTAGACGTTACTAAGAGACCTGTTCATTGCAGTGATTCAAAGAGAGAAGTATTATATATTAAAGATGAAAACAAGTGGGAAAAGGAAGATGAAGATAAATTTAAACTAAAAAAGGCGATAAAACATATTGCTCATAAAAACTGTAAATTAATTCCAGAATGGAAAGCCAAACATCCAGAATGTATTAATAGTTATTCTTCGAAATCAGATGAATATAATAAAATTGTTTTAGAATCTATGGGCGGCAGTTTAAACGAAGATGAAACTTCGTGCGAAAATAAAATCATAAAAAAAATTGTAAAAGAGGTTGTTATTGATAAATATGATTAACACATATATCAAAATAATAATATTAATATAATTTATATGTATATCAATACACATATAAATCAATACGTTTTTAAGACAAAGGTTTTGACTGAACCAAACGATATTATGTTAGGAATGATGGGTAGAAAATTCACAAAAGCATTTGATGCTTTACTTTTTGTAATGAATCAATCAACATCCTCTTTTTGGATGAAAAATTGTATAGTTCCATTAGATGTTATTTTTATTGAAAATGATAAAATCACCAAAATACATCATAATTGTCCTCCATGTAAATCAAAAGACGGAGAATGTAAGACATATAAAGGAAACGGGAATCTTATAATAGAAATGCATGGTGGAACGTGTAAGCAATTAAACATTAAAAAAGGGAATTCTGTTTTGTTTATGAAATAGTATATTATTTTAGACCAAATACAATCTTATTTTTTTCTTAAAACTTTCCTCATCATTAAATAAATACAATTTGAATTTTTTGCTCTCAAAATTGTTAATATCTTCTCTTAACGTTATTCTAGATGACAATTTTAATTCTGGAAGGAAAACTATATATTGAAATAATTGGTCATTTCGCTGAATTTTGTCAAACATATATCCATCGTATTCTTTCTCCATAACATATGGATTATTTGAACAAATGTCAAGCAAGTTACAATCACACTGAACTTTCCGTATAGAACGCATCGTAACATTAATATAATCAATATCTTCTAACCATTTATTGTAAAATATCTCGGATTTTTCAGATAACTGTATTATTCCCATTTTTTGTTGAATTTTAATAATATTCAATAAATCAACTAATCGTCTAATAGGACTTGTAATATGTATGTATGCGTCCATTTCCAAAATATCGTGCCGAACGGTGCTAACATTATCATCTGTTAATTCCGAACCATCTATATACTGTCCAGAGGCACTATTCCAAATTTTAATAAATTTAGATACATCCTCTGGGACAGTATCTGGAACACTAAACTCCCTCTTAATAATGGTAGACCTAAAAATACCACATTTATGATTTATCATTACTTTTGCTGAATGATAATTCATAAAAATCATTAAATAAGAAACCACTTCGTGACTTGTTCTTACGTTTGATATATATTTATATTTTTTTGCGAGTTTTTTAGTAAGATTCATCAGTTTTTGATATCGGTCACTATTAAGCAGCGATTGCTCTTCATACGTATAATTTTTTACAACGCGAATTAAAGAATTCGTAAATTTTATATCAAGGATTTCATCATTTTTAGTAAAAATATCCATAACAAACGCTAATCTAGTATTTTTTTCTTGTAAACTACACAAACAATCGGAAAGAATAGTTGGAAGCATAGGTCTTTTTTTGTCAGGCAAATAAATGGTTGAAATTCTAGACGAAAAAGACTCCCAAAGTCCCAAAACATCTAATAATATAGTTACATTTGCGATATAAATGCTTAGTTGTTCGGTTCCATCATGAAGTTTTTTAATGCTGAACCCGTCATCAAAGTCCATACTTTTAGGGGGATCGATAGTAAAGACTTGCCATTCAGAATTATTTGTTCGGTCTTCAATACAAGGAAATTTCTCTTTAATGCTTTCAATAAACGTTTCACTAGAATTATTTTTAAGAGCAATCATAGTATCTTTTTGGAATTTTTGAATAGACGCATTTAAACTTTTACAATAAAGTTGATATTCATAAAAGTTGTCTAAAATATCAACATTTCCAATTACTTGATTTAAAACCCCGAAAGGATGCTTATCATTCCAATCACAAAATGAAAATGTAACATATAAATTAGTAAATACTTTAGAAAAATCCATATTTTTTATTTCATATGGAACTAAAAAAGCAGGCAAACGCATATCATCTGGAATACATTTATAAAGTAATTTTGCTGACCTTTTTTGTTTTCCTTCGCTATCTTTTTGCCTACCATAAGTTTTGTTACCTACTAAAATAAGAACCCCAGGCATAGGTGACCCACACCGTATTGAGGAATGAATAATTGTGACATTTCCAGAGGAATCAACTCTGAAAACGTCATTAGAAAAAAGTTTTTGTTCAACAGGATTTATATTCAAATTAACAGTATGAAAATGAATAGTATCAAAAATAGACCATGACGCATAGTTTCTGTCATTTACATATATTTTAAATGTGTCCATTATGTTAATATATATAATTATAATCTACCCTTTAAACGGTAATTTAAATATATAATAGGTATAAATAGACCATATTATAAGAGTAAAACTATAATAAAGGATTGATTATAATATAATTAACCTTTTATTATATGACGATAATAATAATATCAGCTCTTTTTTTTATTTATATAGTTAATAGGTTTAACAAAAATGTTTATAGAATAAATGTTAAAACAACAAGTGGTTGTGACGAAAGATACGATTATCTAAATCAACAAAATATTACAAGTAATATAAATAATATAAATAATACAAATATAGATGAGTTCAAATATAAATTTTCAAAAAAACTCCTCTGCTTACACTTGCTAAATATGATAAGAAACCCGACTATTTCGATTTATTACAAAGCATTATTAATTGATAGATATAACATTTTTGATGATTTTTCTCATAATATGATTACAAATAAAGATACCATAATTGGCTATAATATTATGTCTGGCGGGTTATTGAATGATTGGGATTTTGAAATGTAAAAAACTAAATTTTGGATAACAATAATGTAAATGCTTGTAAAAAATAAGAATTTTCTCCAAGATGAACATTTCCATCAGATGATTCCGTTTCCAAAGCCCCGTTTTTATCAGCATAATGGTAATATGGGTTAAAATAAATAAAATTATATTTGTCACAATATGTTTTTAACAAAAAGTTAACTTTATTTGTAAATCGGATTCTCTCTTCATCAGTCCCTACAAAAGGGTATTCATGAGTTATTTCACCATTTACAAACTCGTATTCACTTTGGCAACGTGTTGGTATAACTCCGAGAACAACGATTTTTTTGTAATAGCGAATATTTTTTATTATGGTATTGAAATACTTTCCAACTAATTCAAAAATAATGTCGTTTTCTTTTCTTCCAATATTCATTTGTTTTTTTATATGGCAACTACAATCAACTTCACCATAACAAAAGCAAATTATACTATTTTTATCATGATATTTATTTTCAAAATTAATTATTGTATTATCTCTCCCAATACGGAACATAGTTATACTCGGAGAAGATTTATTTACGTGTCTAATCTGTAAATTTTTGAAACTAAATAATCCGTGACTATCGCCATAAATATATATCATTATAATTATATAATTATAATGATATAATTATATATAAAATGTTTTGCGTTTAGTGTTTTGTTTAGAAATTATTTACTTAATATATATTATGAAGAATTGTATATGTATAGTTTGTTATGAGGCTAACTATGTTTGGGTTGAATTTTTATCTGAAGTTAAAAATTATGATGTTTACATAATTATTGACGATAATATTTCTGATTATTATGATCATATGTTTTCAGATTATAAGAACGTAAATCTGGTAAGAATAAAAGATGAAGATTGTTACGTAAATGGATACAAAAATATGAACTTTACAGTACGTAAAGAGATTACCGGGTGGGAAAAAGCAATATATTATTTTTCAAATATAAATACAGTATATGATAATATTTGGTTTGTGGAAGATGATGTTTTTTTTAATAGCGAAAAAACTTTAATGGATATTGATGCCAAATATATTAGTAGCGATTTATTAACTAATTCATATAATGAAAACGAAACAGGTAGTAAAAATTACTGGAACTGGAAAGTAATAAATATTGAATTTCCTCCTCCATATTATAGTGCGATGTGTTGTGCTGTGAGAATGTCTAATAATATGTTGTTAAAAATAAAAGAATACGCTAACAATTATAAAACTTTATTTTTTATAGAAGCATTATTACCAACATTATGTAAAAAAGCAAATTTAATTTATGATACACCGGATGAATTACAAAATATAATTTCTATAAAAAATTATAGCGATGATGAAATTGATACTAAAAATCTTTTTCACCCCGTTAAAGATATGATAAAACACGTTGATTATAGAACATTACTAAATCAATAAGTATTTGTATATATAAATTTGTTAATATTTAATAAAAAAAATTGAATTTATTAAATACTATATATTCATATTAAACTATTGTATTAAAGAATGTCATCAGAACAATTAGTAAATATGAATTCAAATAACCATTCAAATATCAATAACACATCTATTCAAAGATGTGAAAATTGTGAATTATGGCGACAACCGTGTGACAATTGCGAATTGAGCAAATTAATGATTGATTTAGAAAACTTAATACCAAATGCAGTAAATAATGTTGCTGAAATAGAAAGTATTTTACTCAAAATTGGAGAAATTCGGAACTTATCAAAAGAATCATTACTAGGTTTGTTCGCTTTTGTAGTTTTAAATTCTACAGGAGATGATATTCCTAATTTATTTGGAATAACTCAAGATATAGTTTTAGAATTACTAGAAGACAATTTTATTCCAGAAAAAGTAGAAGAATGTGTAATATGTTATGAGGTAAAAGAAAAAGACAAATTTGCCAGATTAAACTGTAACCACGTATTTTGCGGCGATTGTGTTGTTAAAACAATACAAATAAAAAATGAACAAAATGGTCATTTAAATAACCATATCAATTGTTCTTTGTGTAGAGAGAGTGTAAGTGTTATAAGTGTTATTGATGATAAAATAATTTATAATCAATTAAAAGACACGTTAGCTAATATAATTTAATTACTAATATAGTCTTAAATACTTTATATGTCAAAATATACAATTAAAACAAACAAATTTTATCATTTAAAATCATATATTCGTCATTCTATAAAATATATAATAAATACGAAAATTTGTTTTTATCGTAGTGCTTGTTGAGCCGCCACTACACCATCTCCTCATCCACCACGCAAACCCTTGCGACCTTTAGTTTTTTTATTACGCCTAGACTTACGCACAACAGTTTTTGGTGTTTTCTTTCCTTTTCTACTTTTTCTACTTTTTCTAGTAGAAGTTTTACCAAAGTTAAACAAAGATCCAAAGAATGACATTATAATATAAGATGTTATTATTATTTTTGGTTAAAATGATCAAAATAATTAAGTTTACTAGCAAAATATAATATATCTTTGTCAAATGTAATTGCTGGTGACCAACTTCTTGTGATCGTATTGTTATGTTCTTCAACAATATATTCATAATATTCTTTACTATTTTTAAGACAACTTAATTTGTCATTACATGAAATTAAACACCAAACTGGTGGTTTAAAAGGATAATCTGTAATATGATTTAATGAAAACGTAAGTTCAATAAAAGATGGTAAATATTCTGCTATTAAAAAATTAATTTCCTTAGGAAGTTCATAAATATAATTATTTTTTAAATCAAATGTGTTTGCTTCATATTTAAAAAAAAGGTTTAATATAGAATCGTCTTTGTTTAATTCCATATAAACCTTTCCATCTTTAGATTCATTAAACCCAATTATTTTTTCAAAATGTGGAATACAGTCTTCATTTTCGTCCAAATTATTCTGATTTTTAAATCTTTCATATCTTCGATTAAATAAATTCATCATCATATTATATATCATAAATTTATAAGTTTAAGTTTATATTTTATATTTTATAAGGGAAGCGAATCTATATTAGTACTCTGAATACTAGCAGCAGTTTCATTATAATTTGTTACTATCTCATTAGGATATCGTCCGCTTACATCAAGATGTATAGTCTCTGATTCAACAATATTTAATTCTTTAATATCGTGTTTTTTTGCCGTTTTACGTTTAATATTTTGTATCTGTAAAGCGTGCATAGCAATATAAGGTGAAACAGCAATATTATTCATATATGTTCGATAACGAAAGCATGATATGCTAGCATTTTTATTAAATTTAATAGAATACCACCAATAAGCGGGAATGAATAATGTTTTACCTGGTAATAATGTAAACTCTAAAAATTTCATTTTATCAAAATCCGCACTATATTTTGGTTGAGGAGTCCAAGGATTTAACGGTGATCTAAATTCGAAGTTTTCATAATCGTATTCTGGATACAAATATCTAGTATTTTGGGGACACGTCAATTTAATTTGTGCGCTACCTTGCGTCAAAATGAAGAAATTACGATAATTAATTTCATACCTGAACGGTGTTGTACACTCGTTGCTCCCAAATAGTATGTCGTAGTTACTATTTGAGACCATATATGGTCTGATAAAATCGTCATTATAACGCATATTTTTAATAACTCCAGTTTCCTGTAAAAAATCATGATTATTTTCGGTAAAATAAGAGGACGATTTATCTTCATCAAATAGTTTTATAGCGGCGTGTAATGGTAAAGGCATATAAACTTCAGAATCGGGTTTATTATCTTTAACATTTCTTATTTTAACTTCAAAAGCGTGATAGTTATTTAAAACATAATCTTTATTAGTAGTTTCTATTATTTTATCATTATCAAAATCAAAAAGAACAGGTTGTCTAATATCTAAAATTTCTTCTAATTTTTCTTTGGATGCTTGGTCAACTTCATACATTTCAAGGTCATCACTTGTTTTCAAATGAAATTGAATATGTAAATATACAAATAGAACTAGGCAAAAAATAAAAAATCCAATTATTATTTTCATTACAATCTTAAATAAAAATAATAATAATTTTTGTAAAGTAGAACGAAGGCATATAATTATTTTAGCCACTATTCAATCTTTGGAGCAATATAAAAAATAACAGAACTATCATCTCCTAAATCATATTTGATTTTCATAGGACAATCAGCACTGATAAAAAATTGTATTTCATTTGACAATTTATTTGTTAAACACATTTTGTCTATGTATGACAGGCTATATTTTAGGTCGAATGTTTCATTTTCTACTATACTATATTCTGTTAAATCGTCAATAGGAACTTTAACAAGCATTTCCCCGTTCATTCCAGTTGTAATTAAATTGATTTCTTCTTCCGAACAAGTAAAATTAATATCGCTACCAAATAGTAACATCTGTGAAGTAATTTCACAAATTTTTTTTGCCGCTATGGAAAATTCAACATCATAATCGGCTTCTGGAATTTCCATAATTTCGCTATCAAAATCTACTAGTGGAATCTTAAAATATTTGTTGTATTCGCCTTTATTATTCGTGTTGGAACTGGATGTCAAAAAATCGATATTTAGAATATCAGATTTTCCTTCAAAATAGAGAATTATGCTCTGTGTTTCATGAACTTTACTAATAATAGTATGAAATGTATGTGAATCAACACAGATATTTTCGGGATCGCTCTCTTCAAATTCATATGTGCTGAACCAATTATCACGAATTTTTACGTCAAATAAGCAAACGTGTGATTTATCCATTCCTTGAATGTAAACGTGGTCATTTTTAAATATTATACTAATTATATTTGTACAATTTTTAAGCGTTTGAAACATCGCAATAAATAAATCTTTTTTAATTTTATCGTTTATGGAAAGTTTCATGGTTATATTAAATAATACATTTTATTATTTAATACATTTTTAAAGTAATGATAATTTTGTATTTTATATTTTATACATTTAAATTTATGCGTTAGCTAATTCTTGTTCAATGGATTGTTTCAAATCAATAGTAGCAACGGTGCTATTCAATTGATCAGTTTCCTCTAATACAAGGTCAGCGGCATTAAATTGAGATTGATTTAAATCTAAATCTTGGTTAATTTGCCCTACGTTGTTAAATAATTCAGAAACATCAGCAGTAATTGCTGCGAATTTTTCTTCATTTTCAGAAACAAAAGATTCATATTTTAGAGCGTGTTTTTCGAATTTCATCATATGAGTAAGTAACAAATCCTTAACTTCCTTCAATTCATTCTCTAATTTAGTAATCTGAGCGACATTAACACCATTCAACCCAACACCTGATTTAGCGGGTTCTCTCTTTTCTAAAGAATCAAGTCTATTAACTATGCTATTAATAACACTTTTATCGACTAATTGAGTATTTTCGGGGAGTTCAGTTTGTTGCCCATGGATTCCGCCTTCTGCTTGAACATCGAGCATAAATTGTTCGAGTCTACCTAAACGTAAAGTAACAAGACCAATTGCGTCAGATACGCTCAATTTAGTGATAGCGACAGGTGCTCCGTGTGTTTCAGGTTGATTTCTTGTTACTGGTCCTTGACCAGGCCCTTGTTGCATAATTCTTCCAGGTCCCTGTTGGGAAAAACTGGGGTTTCCATTAATAGATTTGTTTGGTCTAGAAGGTTGAGAACCACTTAGATCACCAGACCTTCTATTTCTAGCAGCAGCGATTGATTTAGAACTACTCATTTTATTAATAATATACAATTTGTTTTTTAAATACTTACGCGTTCCAAATATATTATCCTAAATTTATAAAACTATAAAAAATAAAATTAAAAATCTAAAACCCAAATATTATTTTTCGCTAATAAATTCAAAAATCATAGGAAATACCTTGCTTATAGCATTAGCACAGGCAATCGCTACATCTTTATGTTCCTTTTGAGTTCCGTTGCCGCTTCGCAACTGTATATAGTGTATCCATGACCGGAGTGTCCCATTCATATATAATCTTGATACAGTAGTTCCTTCTGGTAAAACAGACCTTGCTTGTTCTTTAGCGATGCCATTTTCTAAAGCCCATTTGTATGCTTCGCTAGCAGCCAAATTAATTTTATCTTGTTTTTCTAACCACTCAATCTGTAATTCTTCATTATCGGTTTCAATGCTATTCTGTCTATTTTTAAAGTCTTGTAATCTAGCATCTTTATTTTGAAATCCTAAATCAGCAACAGTATATCTTTGAGAAAACTCTTGAAATGAAAAAGACCGGTGTCTTAAAATTTGTCTAGCAATATCTCGAGTAGTTTCAATTTCAAGACAAATGTTAGCCATTTCAAAAGGAGACCAATGGTTATTTTTAATAAGATAGCGCACTAATTTTTCGTTTGATTCAATATTTTGCTGGTTACTAGGATTTGATACTTTTGCGCAATACGCAACAAGGTCTAAAATATTATCTTCTCCTATAAATTGTGTTTTTGAATAACTTATTAGTTGAACTTTCATTATAATTGAATTATACACGTGTTTCTTTAATAATTTTTTAATTATATTAATTTCTTTTTATACCCTATAAGAGAATATGGAAAGTTCAGATGATACAAAAAAAAATTTTTTTACGCACGTGTTTAGTATGGATGATGCTTCAAAATCTGATTTATTAAATGTCATTCAATATGCTTTACTTGCTATTATACCTGTTGTAGTTTTGAATAAATCCATGCAAAAGTTTGTCCCTGAAGTTGATGAACAAAAAGGAAGTTTAGAGATTTTAGCAGAAATAGTGATTCAAGTGATTACTATGTTTATTGGTTTAATAATAATACATCGAATGATTACATTTGTTCCTACTTATAGTAACGTAAAATATCCAGAATATAGTGTCTTATTTATTGTTTTAGCTGTTTTAATGATTACGATGAGTTTACAAACTAAATTAGGAGAGAAAGTAAGTGTTATTGTTGACAGAATTAGTGATTTATGGAACGGAACTTCTTCCAATACAAAGAATGCGAAAGGTAAAAATGGTAAAAACGCAAATGTGAAAGTATCACAACCTATTTCGGGAAATGGTCAAGTGTCAAATCAATCGGCTATGAATCAATCGATGTATTCAGATGGAACCTCTATTGGGAATCTCCCGATGAACACCGTTTCTAGTCAAAATGTTGGAACACAACAATTGCCTGATTACAACAACATGTATCGTCAAGATACGACCCCTTTAGTTGGAGCGGCTACACCGGGCGGAAGTGGACAAGAAGGATTTATGAATGAACCGATGGCAGCAAGTGAATTTGGATCATATGGCGGGTTCAGTTCATGGTAATAAGTAGTATTAAAATCATATATGACGTAATATAAAATTGAAAAGTATTTTATATCTTAATTATAAAGTAAATTAATATATAAATCAAAATGAAACAATCAAATTCAAGTCGTATCACTGGTGGTCCATTACTCGTAACAAGAAACGAGCGTGGAAATATTGTAACTGAACACGGATGGACTAGTATAGAACTAATAAAAAAAACAATTGTAAATGTGTGTTATGATAAGTTAATAACATATAACGGAATTGTTACAAATAAAAATTATGTTTCTATTTTTACATTTGATTTGGAAAATGAAATAACAGAAAGCGAACTACAATCATTAACTAATAATTTATACAGCGGGTTTAATTCAAAACATAAAGAAAATCTGTGTGATTATAATGCGTTTGACTTTTATGCTAGAGTGTATTTACAATTACTAAAATTACGATTAAAACCAAATAAAAAACAAGAACATGTAAAAAAAGAAACTAAAAAAGAGGATAAAACCAAACTACAATTTGGAAATTTTATAATTAGAAAATTCATCAAATGACTAATTAGACTATCTAATGAATGTTTGATTATGATATAAAAAAGTATATAATAATCTATATATTAGTTAAAAATGGATGTCAATAAATTATTAAAGGCGTTAGATGACGAAACAAATGAAACATTATTCAATTATACAACTCAAAAAATCCAAGAAATGAATTTAAAGGTCTTACAAGAAGTAGATTTGTCTAGAGAAGATACTCTAGATTTTTTATCCAAACTGCGCAATTATAGGTATGTAGATGAAATGGATGACTTAAAATACGGCACATATTTAAGATGGATACCTTTAAATAATCCGAAAGAGCTCCAATTGTCAAAAGGTGCTATATTTTGCGAGATGAAAATAACGGATGATGGGGTACAATTAGTATGTAAAAATTATGGGTATAACAATCGTTTTTTTCAGATAAAACTGGATGAGAATTTAGTGTTTCAAAGATTGACCGAACAAGAGCAAGTATTATTGTCCGCGCTGGATCATTTATCGAAATAAAAAAAATTGAAATAATAAAAATGTAATAAACATAAGTATATTAACTAAAGCAAAATGAGCGATTTCTCCGTAAAAGGTTTCATACAAAATTCTTTAACTAGTGGATTTTCCACTAGGGCAAGTATAGGTGAACTTATTGATAATTCGCACGGCGCAAATGCGTCGGAAGTAAATATACGTTTAATAGGTAATAATTTTACATATTGGGACAATGGAGAAGGAATGAATAAAAAACAGTTGAGGGAGGCTCATATTATTGCGAAGAGAAGTGAAACAGTAAGTACAACAAAACATGGAAGATTTGGAGTTGGACGTAAATACGCAATATTTGTTCTTACTCAACTCAAGTCCATAACATTAACAATTTCAAAAACTAAGCCGTGTCCTGAAGAAGGAGATAAAGGTTTTAACCAACTTATAATAGATTTGCCAACAGTTATTAGTGAGGATAAATATATAAATATGGCTAGTGGCGTTACATATGAAGATAAACCTCTATGGGATGAAGTTGCAGGGGATTTAACGACAGGAACATTAGATAAATTTGATTGTGACGGAAAAATAGCAAAGGAAATAAAAAATAGTATAGAAAGTAATGAAATAATTAGTAGTTATGTATATTGGATAGGTGTAGCATATAATGAAGCCTTGAAAAAAGATTTTAAAATATTTCTTGATAGTAATGGTCTAAAATATCAAGTAATTGCAATTGACCCCCTTGAATGGGATAAAATTCCAGAAATAAACAAAAAAGAAACAAAAATGGAGGTTTGGTCTTATGAAAATAATATTGCGTTGTTATTATCGCTAAATGGTGTTGAGGGGTTTTATGAATTATATACTTCAGGAAAGAATCGTTATCACAAATTTTACAGTTTAGATGACATAAATACTTTACAAAAGCAAACAGAGAAAGGAATAAATGAAAAAGACCAAAAAATAAAAGGAAAAAAATTATCCAGATATCCAGAAAAAAATAATTTTTCAAAAGAGATTTATACACATAAAGGGAATATAAGACATAGGTCAGTGCATCATAAGGATTGGACTTCATTACAATCTTATATTTATGAACATATAGGACAAGAAGTAACAAAAAAATATGAAGATTCAGATGAAGAACTAGAGTCTATTTGTGGAGACGATGAGTCAGTTGGAACACACATGAAAGGTGAAAATGAAAAAAAGAAAAGTCAAGATACTTTCAATTATATGGGAGGTGATTATTATTCAAGAAATGAAAAAACAATTACGCGATTTGATACAAAAAAACCGCAGAGTGGTGATAAAGCAAAATATCCTTTTAATACAAATTCAAAACATGAAACTAAGTTTACGGCAGAAATTGATAATGAAATGGGTGTGCTCATTAATAAGTCTGAACTGAAATTAGAATTAATACATCCAGATATATTGAAAATTTTAGAACTTCTAAAAAAGTTATTTATTGACGAACAATATAAATTATGTACTACAAACATTAAAAAGCAAAAAAAAGTAGAAAATAAAGTAATTTCTAAGAAGAAGCCTGTAGTGCAAGATGATGATGACGAAGATGATGGTTTAGAATCTGATAGCAGTAGTGAAAATGAAATAGTAGAAAAAAAACAAACGAATGTAAAGGCAACAACAACCACCACAAATGAAAAATCACAAGAAGAAAATATAAGAGTAAATATTAATGAAAAAGTTAATAATCAAGAGGATGATGAAGAAGATTGTGAAGATGATGGTGAAGAAGATGGTGAAGAAGATGGTGAAGAAGATGGTGAAGAAGCTGGTGAAGAAGCTGGTGAAGAAGATGGTGAAGAAGATGGTGAAGAAGATGGTGAAGAAGCTGGTGAAGAAGATGGTGAAGAAGATGGTGAAGAAGATGGTGTTGATGATGATGTTGATGATGATGATGATGATGATGATAATGATGATGTTGATGATGATGATGATGATGATGATGATGATGATGGTCATGGAGATGGTCATGGAGATGGTCACGGGGAAAAAATAGAGCCTAAAATTAAGGCGGTTGGACCAAAAAATGATACAACAATTACAATCAATAAAGGAAAACAAATAATAAAAAAATGGTTTGACAACGGGTCAAAAAATGTTGAACTTGAATATATTTTAAATGAAATGATAAAAAAATATCAAGATAGGTCAGCAGCGGACCAAATTGAATTGCTACTATCTGAGATGTATTTAAAACAAAAATACAACATTATAGTTAAAAGTATAAAAATTAGATATCCAAATGAATGTGACTATGATACAAAAGACATGCTTTTTGGTGCGGAGTTATGGAGAAGTTATATCGAGTCGTTTCCACAAACACTATAAAAATCTTATCCTCTTCTATGTTTCTTAGAACATGATTTACAATTACCAAATAATCCAGGAATAAATTTGCCTAGTTTAATCATTTGTACTTCAGCGGTTTTGAGTGTTTTTCGAACAGTCCCAACATGTTTTTTTTTGTGATATTTGCTAATGCTTTTGTATCCCTTGCCATTCTTAATAGAAACCTTACGCACTATTTTACCCCCTTTTTGAACATGTTTCACTTCAGTATTATTGTAATGAAAATCAGAATTACTCATTATATATTATTACTATAAAAAATAATATATAATTATTAATATGGAAGCAAGCACATTTGTTCATCTATTTCATATACTAATCGTTGGTAGTTTATTTTTGTATGTTGGAATTGCGAAAACAGACATACCTAAACCTATGTATACATTTTTGCTAGTATTAGGAATAATAATCATTTTTTATCACGGATACAAAGTGTATAAGAAATTAAAGGACGGTAAAAATCCGTGGGTAAATTACATACATATATTTATTGTTGGTCCGTTGTTAGTTTATATTGGAATAAATAGAGAGAAAACCCAACGACTCTACTTTGAACTATTGTTGATGTTAGGATTCGCCTCAATAGGTTATCATGGTTATTATCTATTTAATAATACATAATTTAAAAATAAGGTTATAAAATGTATTATTAAAACAAAATATGAAACCAATTCGGTTTTGTGAAAAAAGCATATATTGGATTTTAAGTTATAGAAACGCACCAAGAAAAAAATTACATAAATTATACCGATATGGTTTTATAGATGACCATACAGATAAGTCGTGGAAATGGACATTAAACGAATCGGACAAAATACAAAAAATTGGATTGGAAAATTGGTTCAAAACAGAAGGACCATATGGATTTCAATATTGGTTGAATAAAAAAGTAAAATAATAAAAATACAGTAAAAATAAAAAATGGTTAGCACTCTGTTTTAACCCACTTTTTATTTAGAACAGCCTTTACACTAGAAAGCGCACCATTCGTCCAACCTTGATTATCACTTACAACCTCGCCGACGACAAGAATGCCCTTTTCAGGATGCTGTGACTGATGAATAAAATCTTCTCTGTTCGCATATTTGCTCGATAAAGGAGTATAATAATGGGTGCCAATTGGCCAATAAAAATCTTTAATTGCCGCTAATTCTAAACTTCTTGCTGGTATTCCTAGCGCTTTTTCCAATAGATAGCAAAAAGCATATCTATTTTTTGGTATATCTTCCAGATACTTTTTAAGAAAAGTGGCATTTAAGTTATCGCTGTAAGCGATCATATATACACCTTTATTAGCATCTATAGGTATAATTTTTTGTAAAGGTCCAGGAACAATAGTATACCCTTTTACGTATTGCTTCATAATTTCAATTGATTTTTTGGAAAACTTACCATACATCCTAAGAAAATTTTGTCCTTGTATTTCATTATAAATACTATTTTTAACGGAAGCACCAGGTAATATATGTCTTATACTGTCAATAGTAGTAGCAATAATTACTTTATTTGATTCAAATGTTATACCTTCTTTCGTTTCGACTAAAAAACGACAAGGATTCTCTCTAATTTTATTTATACTAACTACATTCATCGAGGTTTTAATTTTACCAGCACCAAGTTCATTATAAAGAGTTGTGACTAATTGTTTCCAAGGAATATACAAGCCTTTCCAACAGCATGCGTTGTCATCCATACCATAGTTTTGAATAACGTCAAATGCGTCTTCGTTTTCATAATCGGTATAGCCTACCGACACCAAAAAATCATCGTATAGTTTAGCACCTAGTATGGGTTTTGCGAAATCCTTAAAAGTAACGTGTCTTTGATGTTTATTCTTATTGTATTCATTTTTAAGATATTTAATAATTTTTTTAATATCTACTATGTTATGAATTTGACTGGAATAATAAGGTTTAAAAGAAAATTCATCATATGGAACATCAAGTTCATTTAATAAATGAATAAGCAATTTATCTTTATTTTTTCTTCCTATACCTGCGCCAGTTACAACTTGTGTTCCATAAAACACATCATTACTAGTTCGCCCACCAATCCAATTTTTCTTATATTTTTCCAATATAATAAAAGAGGTAGTTGGTGACATTTTTTGTATATTATAGGCGGCATAAAGGCCAGCCATTCCACTTCCAATAATAACTATATCATAATACCTGTGCGACATATATTAGAATAATAAAATTATAATTAAATTACTTTATTATAATTTTAAATTATATTATAAAATTGGTATAATATAATTTGTATAAATGTATATAATAATTAATGACAACTTCATATGAAGAATTACCATATACCGCAATATCAATATCAATAATAGCACGCTTAATATTTATGTATTTGTTATACACAAAACGAAGCACAAATAACTTATCCTTATTATTTTGTATATTAAATATTTGTTCTTCTAGTATGTGGGTATATTATAGCACATTAGAGCATGATAAGCCTATGATATTCCGAAGTTCAACAGAAATTGTGCTTTTAACGTGCTCAGCGGTATATATAATACGTAATAAAATAAAACAACAACAAGAACATGTGTTACCGATTACGAATGGTGATAATATAATGGAATAGATATAATTATTTTTTAAGATTTTTTCGTGTTTTCTTGAATGTAGATGTTTTTCTAAATGTAACCATTTTATTTTTTTTACATTTGAATGTGCCTCTTGTAAGACCCTTTTTATTAAAAATATTTTTTGTACATATACCAATCGATTTTGCTTCATTACGGGAATCAACTTGCTTGATACACTTACACAATTTTTCAGCAAGTATTTTTTCAGCTATTTGTTTAAGTAAAATCTTAGATTTTGGTATGGGTATTTTGTAATAATCCAATATATTTTTATAATCGGAGTTATTCATTTTATTGGACATAGTTATTTTATATAGTTGTATAAAATAACTATGTCCAATAAAATAATAATAATTTTGTAGTATATTATAATCTAAAAAGTATATAAGACAATATGAAAATAGTAGTTTTCGATTTAGATGAAACGTTAGGATATTTTGTAGAATTCGGTATATTTTGGGATTCTTTAGATAAGTTTTTGAAAGAATATAAAAAACCGCACGAAGAATTGAGTCAAAATGATTTCAATAAAATATTAGATTTGTATCCTGAATTTTTAAGACCAAATATAATAAATATTTTAAATTATTTAAAAAATAAAAAGCACTCTAAATGTTGTCATGGTATGATGATATACACAAATAATCAAGGACCAAAAAAATGGGCACACCAAATTATTTCTTATTTTGAAAAAAAAATAAGTTTTAAAATTTTCGACCAAATAATAGCCGCATTTAAAGTAGATGGTAAAAGAATAGAAATATGTAGGTCGTCGCATGATAAATCGTATAATGACCTTATTAAATGTACAAAACTGCCAGCGCATTCAGAAATCTGTTTTTTAGATGATAGTTATTATCCAAACATGTCTAATAAAAACGTCTATTATATAAATGTCAAACCATATGTTCATGACATAAAATATGATATTATGATTGAAAGGTTTATGAATAGTAGTATTGGAAGTAAAATAGTAAAAAATGAAGAGAGAGAGATATTTAAGACATATATGCTGAAATTTTTTGAAGTATATAATTATACTTTACAAGAAAAGTCAGAACAAGAAAATAATATTGACAAAATTTTAAGTAAACAAATAATGATACATTTACAAGAATTTTTTAATAAAACAACAAAAAATAAACCCAAAATAAGTATTAATAAAACACGCAAAAATGTTATTTATAAAAAAAATAAAACTTCTAGGGTATATTAAATATCTAAGTCTTGGTCAATTTTATTCATTATAAATGTTTTTGTATTATCAGATATTTTAGTTAGTTTTTTAGTTAAATGTTGAGAAATTGCGGTTGTTGTAATAAGAAACAGTCCTGAAGTAAATGTTATTTTTCTGTCTAACTCTGTAAATTTTAAACGTATAAAAGGATTAAAACGTATTATTAAAAATAAAGAAACATATATTTTAACATAGTAATCTAGGTCATTTAAATATGTTGGTGCGTATTGTGAAATCCCTAAAGTCGCTAATATTATTAAAAAATAAGTAATATAAACAATTATATCAAATAGTCCTTCTTGAAAATTATGTAATGTATCACTTATACTCATATAAAAAGCAAATAATTTTATTTTATAAAATTATTTATGTATTATATTTCGTTCAATTATTTCAAACAGTATTATTAATTTGTCTATTAGTTAGTCTATTAATTTGTATAATTATAAATATCAAGAGTTCTAGCACTAGGGTCAGTAGCATTAGTATATTTTGGCATCCAAAAATAAGGTAAAATATCAGTATGATTTTTGTAAACTCCTTCAAAAATACTTCTATAATACATTTTTTCTGTTTCAATATGTACAGCAAACTGTTTAATAAACATCTTCTCCCAATATTTAACAATATGTTCTTGTAAAATTTGATACAAAGAACGACCATGATTGCTTACACCATCACTAAATGCTTCCTTTCTTCTCCACAAAATTTCATCTGGAAGCAATTGTTTCCCTTCAAAGTCCTTATAATTCTCAATACTGAAACTGTTGCGTAGCAAGTATTTTTCACATTTGCCACTATTTTTGTGAAATCTTTCTTCACACGGAATAGAAAGATAAAAATTAACAAAATTTTTATCGAGAAAAGGAGTTCGTGGTTCTAATCCGTGTGACGAAATACACTTATCCGAACGCAAAACGTCAAACAAATGAATATCCTTTAATAATCTACGAGTTTCTCTATCAAATTCAATTGAATCTGGACAATTATTCATATAAAGATAACCACCACATAGTTCGTCTGCCCCATCTCCATTAAATATGACTTTTGCGTCACTATGAGAAGAAATATATTTACCCAATAAATAATTCCCAATACTTGCTCTTACAGTAGTTGTATCGTAACTTTCAATAGCATAAATTACTTCAGGTATTGCCTGAAACATTTGTTCCTCTGTGACAATAATTTCGGTATGATTTGTTCCCAAATAATCCGCAACAACGCGAGCATTTTTAAGATCTTCAGAACCTTCTAGACCAATGCTATATGTTTCCAATTTTTGTTGAATATTGTTATTTTTATAAAAATTATTAACTAAAGCAGTTATTAGGCTACTATCTAATCCACCTGAAAGCAAACACGCTATAGGTCTTTCGGTTGTAAGGCATCGTTTTTGGACAGCATTATCTAAATATGTAGAAATATGATTCATATTTGCGACAAATTGATGAGAAAAACTAGGAACAAAATAAGGAACAAATTCCTTAACAGGTGTCCAAATGGATTTTACTTTGCTGCTCAAATTAAAGACCGAATATGTTCCAGGAACAAATTGTGTTATACTACCAGTATTTGGCAAATCTGTATCAAGTAATTTATGTAAACATTTTAGTTCAGAAGCAAACCCGTAAATGGAACATTCAATTGATATCATATTTTTTAAATAATATAATGGTCTAACACCTAAAGGGTCTCTTGCTATATAAACGTTGTTACAAATTGTATCGTTAATTCGGTTATCTAATAAAATAAATGAAAATACACCGTCAAGCATAGTGAGTGTTTGTTCTATGCCATACTTTTTATAAAGATGAATAATAACTTCACAATCTGATTGAGTAACAGGTGTAACATTCATTAATTGATATAATTTTTTATAATTGTATATTTCACCATTACAAATCAAAACTATATTATCTACTACTAGTGGTTGATTTGATTGATCATTTAATCCATTAATTGCTAGACGATGAAATCCTAATGTCATTTTAAGGTAACTTTCATCTAATTTAGAAAATTCTGGTCCTCGATTTTTACCCTTTTCGAATTCTTTTTGTATTCTATCTCTAGATATAGAATACATAGAATTATTACTATAAATATTAAGGAGAGCAAATATACCGCACATTATCTTATGATTAATTATATATAATTCTTTATATACATTTAATATTATTTATAAAAATTGTGTATAATAAAATTGTATATAATAAAATTGTATATAATAAAATTGTATATAATAAAATTGTATATAATAAAATTGTATATAATAAAATGTATATAATTATTTTACAATATAAATAAAATAATATGTATTTATATTAATGACATCCTGTGATAAAAATAAAAATACCGCATCAAGCATAACAAATGAAATAAATACACGCATATATGATAGAAATATCCCTTCTCAGCCGCTTCAACAATATTTAGATGTTAGACCAGTAATGACAAAATACTCTTATTTTCCAATAGTAGATCCAAGAAAAGAAGTAAGCACTCCTTTTACGCAATACCCAACTTATAATGTACATAAAACTTTTAATCCAGGTAATACACAATCACCGTGGTCTGGTTTTGCTTCAAATGTAAATGTAGAATCCGAATTGAAAAACCAAATTTTTGCTTTACAAAAGTGTAATCAAGCCGTATATGTTCCAAATACTAAGAGCGATTTGTATCAATTTACATTTCAAACAAATAATCTTGTTCAACAACCTCACGATTTATTATTTCAAGAGCAAGAATTTAAAGAGTTTAATCCAAATTGTCATTCAGAAGATGTAGGTTATAGTATGTTTAACAATTCCACAAGAACACAAATAAAAGATTTAACTCCTCAGCATGATAAAATTGCTACAGCATCAAAATCTTCTTCTGGTATGCCTCTTATGAATAATGGAAAAAATAATAGACAAATAAATAATGGTTTGAATCATATTCAAAAACAAATTCAAAATCCGAATCAAAGATAAATACAAGATTATATTAACTAAATAACAATACAAAATAAAGAGTAAAAATATATTATTTTTAATAGTTTTAAATAATATATGTCGGATGCTTTTGTAAATCAAGTTACGCTGGATTGTTTATTAAACAAACACCAATATGAAAAATATGTATCCAATAAAATATCGAAAGATGTAGATAAAAAAGAGAAAAAGTTTTACAGAAAACGTATTTTGAATTTAACGAAAGATTTATTGGCAAGTGAACCAGAAGTTACTAATTTATTACCTGACGTGAATTATGCTTTTGATAATTATGTAAGAGCGTGTATTCATTCTTTTAAGGTTTTAGATAGCAATGATATTATTCAGTCTGAGTATGAAAACATAAAAAAAATAGAACAATCTAGAGAAGAAAAATTAAATAAAGAATATGAAAATCAAGTAAATAAACCAACGAAAAATGAAAATGATAATGATAATGAATATGAAACTGGCGAGGAAGAAGATGAAGTTAAAGAATCTGAAATCGCAAAAAATAAACAATCCGCCGATAACATTCTAGCTCGTTCAAATATTAGAATAATAAATCCATCTTTAGATAGTTTTATAAAAGTTAAATTACCTCAGATGAGAGACGAAATGATTTTACCAAAACAAAAAGAAATAAACCTAAACGAAGTAAGTTTAAAAACAAAGGGTATTAAATAAATATATTGATAAAAAGAAAAATATATCTAATATTTATGAAGACGACACAAAAAAATAAAAATTATAAACAAAATAAGACTTTAAAAAATAATTTTATTAAGCATAGCGTAAAAAACTTAAAACCTACGAAATACAGTAAAAGTAAAAAAAGAGGGGGTCAATTGCAAAAGTTAAGGTGTAGTCCAAAAGAAAAGGGTAAAATAAATAGCTTTAGTTGTTACACAGACGAATCCATATATAAATTAAGAGATATTTGGAATGCTCGTCATCCAGATGCGTTAATTAACTCAAATGATCCACGAGAAATACACAAAACACTAACAAAATATTTAAGTTCTGTTTGTAATAAAGAATCGTGTTGGTTAAATCAAGGTTTTGTAAAAGGCAAAGTAAGTAGCGAGATGGCTGATTCATTTGCTCCAGAATCTCCCAAAGAATGGAAAAATAATCCAAATGACTGGTTATCTAGTCTAGAAATAGTAAAAGTAATGAAACAATATGAAAAAGCATATAAATGTTTTGATTTTATAGGACCATCTCCGATTGATTTTGATACAAAAAAATTATATGGGGAATGCGTTTGGGAAGAACTTTGTCACTTTAATTTAAAACAACAAATAGATAAAGGTAAAACAAAAATAGGTGTTATATTTAATACGGATCCGCACAACAAACCCGGACAGCACTGGATGAGTTTGTTTATAAATATTAAAAAGAAACAAATATTCTTTTTTGATAGTGTAGGTGACAAAGCACCCCGTCAAGTAATGAAATTAGTAAATAGAATAAAAAAACAAGGTAATGCTATTGGCATAAAATTCGATTTTGACCAAAATCATCCTGTAGAACATCAATATGGCAATACTGAGTGCGGTGTATATAGTATATTTTTTATAGTTCATATGTTAGAGGATAAATTAACAGAACATTATTTTAAAACTCATATATTAAAAGACGAGTATATGGAAAAATTCAGAAAAATATACTTTAATGATTCACTTTAAAATAATATATAGATAACCTTATTCTAGATATTATTTATTCTATAAATTAATTAATATAGTGATAATATATTATGATACCAAAAATAATACATCAAACATGGAAAACAATTGTTGTTCCAGAGGAATGGAAAGATGCGGTAGAATCGTGTAAAACTATGAATAATGATTATAAATACATACTTTGGACAGATGAAACGATGGAACAATTTGTTCAAAAAGAATACCCTGATTTTTTAAATGTATATAAATCATATAAACATAATATTCAAAGGTGTGATGCGTTTCGTTATCTAGTTTTGTATAAATATGGAGGTATTTATTTAGATATGGATATAGTTTGTAAAAAAAAATTAAATTCGTTGTTAAAATATGATTTTGTTTTATCAAAATCGTCAAATATAAATAGTTTTACCAATTCATTTTTTATGATTGTGCCAAAACATCCATTCCTGAAATTTTGTATTGATAATTTACCTAATTATATAGATTCATATTCGTATTTTGGTAACCATTTACATATAATGAACAGCACCGGGCCACTTTATTTAACAAATATGTTAAATAAATATGGGATACAAAATATAAATAATATGTATATTTTAACAAATGATGAATTCGCAGGTGATTGTACTGTTTGTACTGAAAACTCGTGCCGCGGTGGTGTGTATTTTAAACATATAACAGGAAACTCTTGGCATTCGTTTGATTCAACATTTTATAATTTTAGTTTTTGTAATTACAAAGCAATAATAAGTGTAATACTAATATTAATCGCATTATTCCTTTTGTTACTTCATAATAAAGTAATACAAATACAAAATTTATTGTGGTTTAAAGTAAAAAATATGAAAATAAATAAAACAATTATGTGTGTTTATTTTATTATCGTATTAACATTATTAATATATTTTTGGTTGAAATAATGAAAACATTACGAAAATAAGTATATAAAAAATAATTAATATAATTATATAAATAATGTCAGCGGAAGATTTTTTATCAAGCCAAAACGTAAAATTAATTTGGGATGTTTTAATAGATGAAGATATATTAAATAATAAATCAAAAGATGTAGATGTTGTTGCTCAAATAAACGTAGTTTTTAATAAAAATATAGTTCCTTTTTATGAAATCGAAAAAAAAAATACAAATAATCTTATAGAACTAAACAAAAAATTTATAACACTAATTATAAATTTTGTTAATAAAACTTTTCCAAATTTTCCACAGCAACAGCCACAACAAACTAGCCAACAACCCGATAAAAAAGAGTTAATCACATATGAAGATTTACAAGCAAATAGACAAACTGAATTTGAAAAAGAGTTTTCAAGAAAACAAAAGGAATTTTCAAATATGATGACATTACAAGTGCCCGAAAAGCCGAATTTTAGTGATAATATGGATAAACCAATTGGTGAAATAGAAGTAGAAATTAAAAAAATGATGGCGCAACGAAACTATGATTTAGAATCAATAAATAAATCTGTAAATGCTGAACAAGTTGAAAATTGGTTGAAACCGAAAGAAACATCTGTTAAACTAGAAAAGGGAAAAGGCGTTCCACCAACATTCAATAATGCTCCTTTAAAATATATCAAAATTGACAATACTGATATAAATGAAAGTATTTATAAAAGTGAAATAATAGATTTAGGTAGTCCTCAAAAAAAACAAATAAGTTGGGCAGATGAAAATATAAAGATGAACATACATGAATCACAACTTGAAAATAATAGAAGCATGAACGGTTCTTTATTTTCAAAACTAAAACTATTGCCACACATGTTAGAAGAACAAAATATCCAAACAAATAAAATAGAAACAATCGAGAAAACGAAAATAGAACATATAGAAGAAGATATAAAAGTAATGAATAGTAAAATTGAAGATATTAGTAACAAATTATTATCTATTTTGGAAATTTTACAAAAAAAATAAAAATGATTTAAATATTATCAAATACTAATATTTAAATCAATCAACAATGGAAATAATTTTAATTATATTGTCTATTTTGTTTATTTCATGTAATGCCGAAATAAAAGGTAGTTATCCGGAGTACATGAAATTCAGAAACCACGCTTTAAGAATATTAATATCAGAAGATTATTACAAAATTAAAAAGATGATGATGGCCCAAAATACTAAAATAAGATATTTAAAAAATATTACAAGTAAAAAAATACTAAAAATATATTGATAAGCGTTGTCCAAATATTACGATTCTGTTATAAATTATTCTTCTTTATCAGAAGACGATAAAACCATTATAGAAACTATTTTATCGATGTCTTACTAATTCACTAATGGTCTAAATACGTCTTCTCCATTTGGTTTGATTTCATAAGTTCCAACTTGAACAACAGGTATCGCAGGATTTTCTCTAGCAGCCATATAACTTTTTTCGTCATATATTTTTAACAAAGTTGGTGTTATTTCTCTATAAACATATCTTTTTTGTCGAATCATTATAACTTTTCCGACCCAACTTTCTAATTCTTTATTTTGTATAAGAGTTGAATCACTTTGTTGACTTGTATAATCAGGAACATATGAATAATCATTTTTACCAGGTTCTCCAAAACTAATACATTTATCACCATTATAAATATAGCAATCAAATGAAGATTCTTTTATTGCTTGTGTTAATTGTGATGTTAGTTTTCCTTTAATCTCTGAAATCTCATATAAATATTGGTCGCTAGTAAAATAAAATTCACCAATTTTACTCTTATCATGTCTTTTTAGTTCTTTCGCAGCATCAGACTTTAATTGTTCAGGAGTTAAAACCATCAAATAGACAAATACTTCAACCGTTTGTAAAGCTTGTGGTAAGTTTTTATGACTACAAATACGTCTAGCACGACCAATAACTTGTTCTAGACGAACAGGATGCCAATAAGGCTCCATAATATGAACATATCTTGTATTTCGCAAATTAATACCTTCAGAACCGGATGACGTAATCATTAAAATTTTGATTATTTCACCCATATTGTTATTGTGTGATATTTTTTTTAGTTCGGATGAAATTCCGGAATCAACATAGTCCCAATCACCGTTATAAATATTTCTAATAATTTCTTTTTCTTCTGAAGTTTCAGTTCCTGTATATAAAGCAAATAATGGTTTGCCTTCATCTTCTTCTTTCATATCTAATAGCCAACCTGAAGGTCCTTTTTTAATTCTAAATCTTGCGAAACCATTTTTTTCCAAAACTAAACTAAAAATACCAATACCTTCTATGGTTCTAAATTGACTATAAATTAAATGTAATCCAATATGACGAGGGTCTTGAATATTATCAAGGATGCTTAAAAACTTAGGGCTATATGTTTCTAATGCTTCAGGTGTTAAAAATTCTGTAGAATGGTCAGATATATATTTAATAACCCTTTCAATACTTTCTTTATAACTTACACCTCCAAGTTCCTCAAGAATTTCTTCACCTTCAAGTTCGCCTTCACGATTATCATTAACATCATGATTCATTTCAATTCTTCTGGCTTCTCTAAGTAAATTAGAGATACTACTTTCGCCTTTTTTTCCTTTTTGAGCATTTTCTTGTCCTACAACTTCTTCAATATCTTCTTCTGCTATCTTTGCCTCTTCTATCTTTTTTGATTTCCCTTTTTTAGTTTTTTTTGCTTCTCCTTCTTTCGCTTCTCCTTCTTTCGCTTCTCCTTCTTTTGCTTCTCCTTCTTTCGCTTCTCCTTCTTTCGCTTCTCCTTCTTTTGCTTTACCCAAAAAAAAATCACGTGGCATCGGTCTATTTGGCATAACATAATTACAAAATAAACGTGAAAAAATTCTGTATGTAGATGATTGCTCTTTATCGTCGAATAAACCTGCTGTAAAAGATTGTTCTCGTTTCCTTTTTTCAGATTGTCTCTCTTCAATTCTAGCCATTTCATATTTTTGAAACTGAAAGTTGCTCATCGGTATTCTAATTACATGATAATCAAGCCCTAATGTATTTGAATATTTTGGTAGCAAACTTTCTTGAGCGCTTCTAAAGTAAGATGATAGTCCAATTATACGTCTTTTTAATGCATCTGTATTTTTTAAATCAGCAGTAATAGAATCCACATAATTATTATTAAAAAGTTCTAGAGAATCGGGTAATGCTTTTTTATTACGAATTTTAACCCCTGTAGGTAAGATATCGATGTTATTATCAGATAACAATTTTATTATTTTTTTTAAAAAATTATCATCAGACCTATATTCTGTATCTATAACTGTATTGCCTGTAGTTTCATCTTTTTTAGTGTTTGAAACGCCTTGATACCCAGCATCTGCTTTAATTTTATTTTTAAATCCAAAAGGGTTTCGTGTAATAGTTAAAATTTTCAAAGAGGATGAATAATCTAAATAATCGAGAGATTTCTCTCCAAGCAACATTTGTTGAAGAGTATTTTTGTCGATTTTACTACTAGTTTTAACGTCCAACGGAATTTCCCATGTTTTAATATATCCTCTCAAAATGTTAAAAAGTATTCCGAATTCATTTGTATAATTGATAACTGGTGTTCCTGTTAATAATATAATACGAGCATTTTTGGCACTTAATAAGTATTCGTATAATTTTGTTGATAAATATTTTGGCGGCACTTTTCTCTCGCCTGTTTTGTCATCCTCTTCAACTTCCGGTTCTTTTTTTAGTTTATTTACAATTCTACTTATTAAATTGTGTGCTTCGTCTATAACAACAACACAATCATCGAATAAATTTCTTGTAAAACCGTTCGTAAGTTCCTCCAGTCTTTTAGTGCGCAAACCATTATAATTTATAAATGAGTATTTATTATTTATCATTTCTTCCAATTGGTCATCTAATGATTTTTGGTCAACAGGTGCCAATTCAGCAAAGTTGGCAGGTTTTTTAACATTTATAAACCATGCGCCTTTTTTTCTTCTAATATATTCTTGTGGTAATCCTAATACATTTGATAAAACGGGTACCGCATCTGGATTTTCAGTAATTGATATCCATTCCCAATATTGGTTTTTTTTAAACATAAGGTCTCCGCATTTTTTTAATTCTTCTCGGTAATTTCTTTGTAAAGATGCTGGCAACATAATGATAACTTTTTTTGACCCTTTCATCCCCTCTGCTATAGCAATAGATGTGCAACTTTTTCCTGATCCTAATCCGTGATACAATAATAACCCACGATAAGGTGTATATAGATTCATGTAATCTCTGACAATTTTTTGATGAGTTAATAGAGAGAAATCCCCAGATTTGTTACCTATAGTGTCACAAGATATACTTTCACTATTTGCCTCTAACTCTTCACGATATTTATAAAATAATGAATTTATAAAATTAATAAACATCTCTCTATTGTTCATGTAATAACTTGATACTTTGATATTAACAAGCGGTTCTTTCTTTGGTAGGCGCTGAACAATAGGCGTATCTCCAATTATAACGCTAGTTTCTTTGCCAATAACAGCAACACCCTTTTCAATTTGTTTTGGTTTTCTAGGCGCCCTAGGCTTTTTCACTTTTACAACATCGGGCGATTCAGCAAGTTCTTCAGCCTCTATAATAGGTTCATCTACATTTACACCTAGTTGTAAAGGAGGCTCTCCTACAATTTCTTCAATACCAGGTAATTCAACGTTATCATCATCATCATCTTCTATAACAATTTTTTTGGTTGTTCCTACCTTTTTTGCTTTTTTTTGTTCAGGAATTGCTTCAGTAATAGGTACAATAGCGTTTTCTACATCTTTCGCAGCAGCAACAATAGGTTTAATACTAGTTTTCGTTAATTTGTTGTCAGCTAATTTTTTTAATAAAGTTTTACGATCAAATGTTTTATCTTCTTTAAAATCAATTGTTAATGATGGAACAGGTTTGTTGATAGCAATTGTTCCCAGTGGTAATTCTTCAATTCCTCCCTCTTCTCCCTCTTCTATATTCTCGTTTTCAGGTTTTTCACCTACGCTTTGAAATTTTACAGCCTTTGGTTTAGGTTTTTGTGTGATTTCTTTACCTTTAACAAGAACCGCAACAGGTTGACGTTTATCATTTTTTGGTTTAACCTGTAATTCTTTTAATGCTTCTAAAGGATTCATTTGCTTATATAATTTGAATATATAAATTTTTATATTTTTACAAATACTTATAAATATGAAGTTATAAGTTTATATAATATTATGAGTGAATATTCAACATTGTTTAATTTGATTGTGTGTTCAATTGTTTTATATTTTTACTTACACATTTATCATATAAAACGCCCGTTTTAAATGATAACTTCACAATTTGTAAAAATTACTACAAATAATATAAAATAATAAAATACCAATTATTTCAATAAAAATATGATAAGGAAAGTTTGGATAAATATCTAGCATTTTTTTACAATTGTATTTTTCATTCAAAAATAAAAGTATAATGACAACCACACAACATATTATTTGATATACACTATTTTGAATAAATTCAGGTAATAATGCAATGTAATATAATAATAATGAAATCATAATTATAGCTTGACTCGCAATATAAAAGACAATTGGTAAATAAAATAAAGAATATATATCAAAACAAATTAATGATGCTAAATAAAAAATAAACTCATAACTGGGTAGTTTTTTCGTATAAACATAGAATGTATAAAAAAATGAAAAGTTTATTATATATGTAAGAATATGTGTTATATTTGTTTGTATATTTCCTTTAATATGAATGATATGAGAAAATAAATGAAAACATTCAAAACATAGTATAGAAAGTAATAAAATAAAAGTATGCCATTTTTTAGTTTTTAACAAAAAATATGATATTATAACACAGTTAATAAAATTAAACAGCGCTGAATATGGTTGTGATACTCCAGTTTTATTTGGTTTTTCGCATGTATTAAATGGGAATGTATATTCACTCATATAATATAAATATATTTGCTTTCATCTACATTTTATAATTTATAATTTATAATTTATCCTTCATAAAATCTTTATTATTCTAAAAAATAGGTTGGTTTGAAACTAATTCTTGAACAATCATTCCTAATGAGCCAATCATAGCAAGTCTGCCGTTATTTAGTTCTGCGTTTGACATAAATGATTCATCATTTCCTAAAAATGATTTTTTCAAATTAAAACCTAGGTCTCCTGGTTTATAATCACTTTTCATTACAAAATAATTTGATGAGTTTGTGTATGGATTTTCCCATCCCAACAAAATAGATTGTAATTCTGCTGCTCCAACCAAACCAGTAAATGCTGCTATAGTAATCATATTTGCGTTGTCTAAAACGTGAATTGCCTGTTCATGAGTAACTGCTTCAGTTATAGGAATCGCAACCGCAGAAATCATTCCCCATCTACTGTGCTTTAGTTCTGCTTCACGAAGTTTAACTAACTCGTGTTGCGGTTTATTATTTGCGAATCCAAGAGGGTCGAAATAGCCGAGTGGCTTAGTAATACCATTAAAAAACCCAAAACTATTCACACCATAACTAAGTAGAAGAAATAATCCAAAACAACTGTACATTATATATAATAATCGTATTTTTTGTTTAAGTAGTTTCTACAAAATATTATAAAATACAAAATAAAAATTATTATATTTTGTTTTTGTATCAATATTATTTTGGTCTGTCTAATTATTAGAATTAATAATTGAAATTGCTTCAAAACAGGCAACTTGTTCTGCCTTTCTTTTTATTTTATGTTGTCCTTCACCCATGAATAAAAATATTTTACCGTGTTCCTCTAGATAAGTTTGAATCGATTTAAATGTTTTAAATTTAGAAAAATGTGTTGATTGAGAAGGTGATAAATTGTAAATGTGCTGACCTAAACACAAATAAACACCCATTTTGTATCCTAATTCTGGATCGTGTTCAATTTCTAAGTATTGAGGTGTTACCTTGAACTCTTTTTGTATTTTTACTTGAAGTATATTTTTATAATTATCGTCATTTGTAATAAGTTCAATCCAATTGATATGTTTTTCAAATATACTTTCCACAAATTTTTGGACCATTTGAAATCCCGGACCCGTAGCAAACATATTTTCAAACCAGCCTTCTTCATCCTTGACATTAATTTTATTAAAATCTAAAAATAATGCTCCTATAAACGACTCGAAAAGACAGCCTAACTTTTTAAGATTTGTTCTTATTTTTTTCTCTTCAGCGTGTTTAGACAAAATAAGCCACTTATGTAATCCCATTTCTAAAGCAATTTTACCTATTGCTTCGTTTTTAACAATAGCGATTTTTTTCTCTGTCATAAACCCTTCGTTTTCTTTAGGAAACCTTCTATAAAGATAGTATTTTGTGACTAGTTCTAGCGCTCCATCACCAAGAAACTCAAGACGTTCATTTGATTTGCTTTTGAGTTGCATACAATCAGACGGTCTCTCTACAATTGTGATATTTTGTAAAATATTTTCAAAATGAGGTCGCTTAGTATAAGATTTATGAACAAAAGCTCTTTTATAAAGTTCAATATTATGAACAATTGGAGGCAGTCCGTATTTAATGAGAATAGATTGAACTTCGCTCAATGTAATCTCTACATTTAGAGGATTATACGGATTAAAAATTAATCCATCTTCTGATTTAATAATATCATCGTCGTGTGTAATTTTAGAGTCTTCCATGCTATTATATATTATATTATTTAGGTGACTTTATACCTTTTACACTAATTTATTATATTTTTAGCAAATAAAAAATAATATTTTTGTAGTATATAAACATGGTGTTAATGTCTGCTGGAAAAAACGCTCGTCATCAAGCATCTATCATTACTAGAACAAATGTTTGTGGTGGTCCTAAAAAGGCTGGAACTGCCCCCCGTATGGGTTTTTATTTGTCTAGTATGAAAGGACAATTAATTGGTGCTCCTCAATCCGTTCCTAAATTCTGTATGGTTAGTAAAACAGTTCAAACACAAAAATACGGCTACCACGCTGTCCACGGTGGTAACATGGGTTAAACAAAAAGTTGAATTTACAAAATTAAATATTATAACATTAAAAATATTATTAATATTTAATAAAAAATACTTATTACAAAAATAATTTAATAACAAGGCATTAAATTATTATACTATGATTATTAAAATCGATGTGCGTGAATCAGAATTAATTCAAGTAGTTACAAATTTAATTAATACTATTCCAAGTTTTAAAGAATTACAAATTGTAACAGAAAATTTGCCTTTAGGAGATATTATTATTTCAAATAATAACAATGACAAAATAATAATAGAGAGAAAGTCAGTAAATGATTTGCTTTCAAGTATTAAAGATGGTAGATATGAGGAGCAATCATACAGATTGAATGGATTAAATCATCATAATCACAATATAATTTATTTGATTGAAGGAGATATCAACAGATTAAATCGTTTTAAAGACAATAAATTTGAAAAATTAACCCTTTATTCTGCTATTTTCTCTCTAAATTATTATAAGGGTTTTTCAGTGTTAAGAACATTTAACATTGAAGAAACAGGTATTTACGTTTGTAACTCTGCGAATAAATTAAGAAAATCAGAAGCAGAAAATAGACAACCGTATTATAATAATTTGAAACAAATCGTAACTAATGTAAAAGAGCAAAGCGAAAATCAAGAAGTTACAGAAAATAATTTACAAGAGGGATCAAATGAAACCAAACCAGAAGTAGAAGAACCTACGGAACAAAACGAAAAGGATTATGTAGGTGTTGTTAAAAAAGTGAAGAAGGACAATATTACACCTGATAATATCGGAGAAATAATGCTTTGTCAAATTCCAGGTGTAAGTGTAGTAACCGCTTTAGCAGTTATGAATAAATTTAAAACTATTACAAATTTAATTACTTGTATTCAATCAGATGAAATATGTTTAAATGATATTACTTATACAAATGCTAAAAACCAACAAAGAAAAATAAATAAAACAAGTATAATGAATATACGTAAATTTTTATTAAAAAAATGAGGATATAATATATAATGAGTCAAGTTATTCAAAATATATTTCTTTTTATTAGTATTTGTTTAGTATTTTATATAGTATTTAGAATTATGGATTATTATAAAGGCAGTAAAAGAGAGGGAATGACTGGTCAAACTTCTACTGGAGGTGTAGCAGGTAATGCTGCGAATTATGCCGCAAACATAAAGGCGCAAATTGTTCAAATGCAGGACGCATTTTTAATATCAAAATATACTTCGGATTATGAAAATGTAGTTATAAATATGTCTGATTTTGTTAATAATCAAATGTTACAAACACTTTTAAGCGCGGACTTAACAAATCAACAAAGTATGGTTGATGCCTTAAATGGAATAACTAGTTTATATAATTCACAGGCTGCTTTAAATAGTATTATGAAATTTTTAGATACTAATTAAAAACAAATTTACTTATAAATAAGGTGCTGGTATTGGTATGGGTTTTGACACATTATAATTTTTTGAATTAAACTCATTCGTAACGTTGTTGTTAAAGTAAAATTTATCGTTATTTTTGTCGTTTCTATTTTTTATAATTTGAATTTGTTCATATATATTAATGAAACTGTTGTCTAAGTCTTCAACATTTTTATTATTTTTTTCATATTCGGTTTCATCTTCTTTAGTCTCAACACCCACTATACCCATAATACCCAGTATAAGATGAATGGCATAAGTCAAATTCAAATTCAAATTCATCTTTATTTTGATTTTTGACAAAATTATTTTGTTTGGGTAAATTAGTAGATTTTAAAAGGCAAGAACTTTCAGAAGAACCAGTCATGATTATATATTATAGTAAGATTTTAACTTAATCCCCATTTACATAAATAGCAACATTACTGCCGCTATAATAGCCTTTATCAATTAAAGATTGTGTATATTGTGCGCCTCCCCAGTTTGCGTCCATAGCATCAGGACTAACCGGTTGTTTATTTTGTATTATGTTCATTCCATCTAAGGGTGTCGTGCTTCCAATATCTTGATTTGTTTCATCGTATGATGGAAATGAATTCGTATTATATGGTGGGTCGTTTCTAGTTGCGTCAACTAGTAAAGTAGGATTAGGATAATTAGGTCCTGAAGGAGGTAACCCACCTTGTTGGTCTAAAACACTAGGTCTATTTTTATATACTTCATTACCTTGTGCGTCATAAGTTTGCTGTAAAAACAAAACAGGACAAATTATTCCTTGACTTTTTTGCCAATCCAAAAACTCAACATAATCTTCTAAATTATTAAATTCAATAGGGTTTACACCAGGAACTTGTGCTAATTTTGAATTATATAAATAAAACGATGAGCCTTTTTGTATTAACATATTAGGACATCTTACTTGATTTGTGTTACCGTTTGTTAATGCCTCAAAGTATTTAGGATTTGCTGTCTTTGCGTAAAAATACAAACCTACTAAAAATAATACAATTAATAAATATATTAACAAAGTCATCTATATATTTAACAGGGATAAAAATGTTAAAAAAGGTTGCGATTTTTATTTTCTAGTATTATTTATATATGTTATTTTTAAATATTGACCCTAAAAATTATAATGTTTCTAGTGAAAAGTTACACGATAAATCTCCTATAGAAGTCTTGAATGATTCTATAAAAAACGGAAAAGACGTTTTTATTTTAATATTTATGGTAGGTTGTGGTCCTTGTGAAGCCACCATTCCAGAATGGAAAAAAATACAAAATGTATTAGAAAATCGAAAATCAAAAAAACATAATCTTTCAAATGTTGTAATTGTTGATATGGATAAAGATGTATTTGAAAAATTGAAAAATAATGATAAAGAACAGAGGCTATTTAAAAGTGTATATGTATTAAATTCATTAATTTCTGGATTTCCTACAATAAAATATATTACAAAAAATGGAAAAATCACAGATGATTATGAAGAATCTCATATTAAAGTAAAAGACCGAACTATTGATTCATTTATTGAATGGATTAATACTACTATGAATTCTTCTAGTAAATCTAAAGCATTAACATATAAACAACGTGGTGGATTTATATATTCTAAAAATAAAAAAAATAATCTTACAACCCGAAGTAAATCAAGTAAATCTTTAACAGGTGGTAAATGGTCAAGAAAATACAAGAAAAGTATAAATTGTAGAAAACCAAAGGGATTTTCTCAAAAGCAATATTGTAAATATAGTCGTAAATAACTTATTATAATATTAATTCAATAAAGAATAAAATTGAATTAATAAAATGAAATAAATGTAACTGAAGATATAATAATAACAAAATGGATCCTACCTTTCGTATATTTGATTTCAATTTTTATAACCAAAAAGCAGATGATGAATCTGCTAGTGATGAAGAAAGTAATGTTTATAAGGACACACAGACATTTATGATTCAAATGTTTGGGTTAAATGAACAAGGTAAAACATGCTCTATTTATGTAGAGGATTTTAAACCATTCTTTTATGTTATGGTAAATGATAGTTGGTCTATACCAGAAAAAAATCGGTTTTTGGAACATATAAAAACAAAAATGGGTAAATTTTACGAAAAATCTATCAGTGATTGTATTATAATACAACGTAAAAAATTATACGGGTTTGATGGAGGTAAAGACCACAAATTTATAAAATTCGAATTTACAAACTTAGCGGCTTTTAACAAGGCTAAGAATCTATGGTATTCAGACTATAATAAGGGTCATAAACTTTTAAAAGATGGCTACGTTTTTAACGATACAAAGACAAGACTATATGAGGCAAATATTCCGTCGTTACTGCGTTTCTTTCATATTCGTGATATTAGCCCATCGGGGTGGATTTCTTTGCCAATAAAAAAAACTATAACAGTTCAAAGTAGTTTGAAGAAAACTACCTGCGATTTTGAATACATAATAAATTATAAATACGTAAAACCTATGAATGACCTCGAGGTTCGGGTTCCTTATAAAATATGTAGTTTTGATATTGAGGCAAGCAGTAGTCATGGTGATTTTCCAGTCCCTAAAAAGACATATAAAAAGTTGGCAACAAATATTGTTGAATATTTTGAAGAATTAGATGTAGAAATTACTAAGGAGTTATGTGAAACAAGTCTAAAAAAGATTTTGATGTCGGCATTTGGTTACGATAAAATGAGCCAAATTGACGTTGTTTATCCTATTGGACCTAATCCATCGAAAGAATCAGTTGAAGAAATGTGTAAGAAATGGCTAGCAACACCGGTGAGAAACTTTGTAAAAACACAAGAGTTTCAAGAAGCGAATTCATTAGAATCATTATTTTCTAAAATGTCACATGCTGGACACGAATGTGAAGGAGATGGCGAAGGACAAGCCCAAGATTTTACGTTTTATAAAAAAAATGTTAAAACATCGATCGACAAAAAATGCACAATTGTTGACTTGATCTGTGATAAAAAGTTTCCAAGAGAAAGTAAAATAGAAGAAATTGATAATACACTTACACCAAAAGAAAACGTTAAAAGCAATATATTTCCTAAATTGGAAGGTGATAAAGTAACATTTATTGGTTCAACTTTTATGAATTATGGCGATTATGAACCATATATGAACCACTGTGTTGTTTTAAACACGTGCTCAAAGTTGCCAACAGATAATACTATTATTGAGACATACCAGTCAGAAAAAGAAGTCTTAATTGCTTGGCAAAAAATGATTCAGAGAGAGAACCCTGATATTGTTATTGGTTATAACATATTTGGGTTTGATTATATGTTTATGTTTAAACGTGCTGAAGAAAATAATTGCGTGGAAGAATTTTTAAAGTTGTCGAGAAACGTTGATGAAATATGCGGCACAAAAATAAAAGATGAAAATGGCAGAGATACTGGAAAATACAAAATTGAAGAAAGTAGTATTCAAATTGCTAGTGGTCAGCATGATTTGCGTTTTATAAAAATGAATGGACGATTACAAGTAGATCTATATAATTATTATCGTCGTGAAGCAAATCTAACAAGTTACAAGTTGGATTATGTGGCAGGCAATTTTATTGGTGATTTTATAAAAAGTATTGAGCATGTGGAAAACGAAACCGTAATCAAAACGGGTAATATGACAGGTCTTCTAGTTGGAAGCTATGTTCATTTTGAAGAAATAGGACATTCTGTTGATTACTACGCCGACGGAGCAAAGTTTTTGGTTACATATGTCAATAAAGTAGAAGGCAAGTTTAAAATTGAGGGAATAATAAATCCAGACCAAAGTAAAAAAGTTCGTTGGTGTTTAGCAAAAGACGACGTTACACCGAAGGATATTTTTAGAATGACGAATGGTTCTGCTGATGATAGAGCAGTAATTGCTAAATACTGTATTCAGGATTGTAACCTAGTTCATTACTTGTTCAACAAGTCAGATATTTTAACTGGTTTTATTGAGATGGCAAAGATTTGTAGTGTTCCGATTAATTTCTTGGTTATGAGAGGACAAGGAATTAAACTGACAAGTTATATTGCTAAAAAATGTCGTGAAAAGCGCACGCTAATGCCAGTTATAGAAAAAGGTGGATTAGATGAAGGTTATGAAGGTGCGATAGTGTTAGACCCCAAATGTGATTTGTATTTGGATAATCCTGTTGCTTGCGTAGATTATGCGTCTTTGTATCCAAGTTCTATGATTAGTGAAAATTTGTCACACGATAGTAAGGTTTGGACAAAAGAATATGATTTGGCAGGCAATTTAATTGAAGATTGGGGTGAAAAAGATGAAACCGGTAATTATATATATGATAATTTACCTGGTTACGAATATGTAAACATGAATTACGATACGTATCAATATGTTAGAAAAACACCAACGTCTGCGGCAGAAAAAGTAAAATCAGGTTATAAAATATGTCGTTTCGCTCAGTTTCCAGAAGGAAAAGCAATTATGCCTTCTATTTTGGAGGAATTGTTGGTCGCAAGAAAGACAACTAGAAAATTAATTCCGCAGCAAACAGATGAATTTATGAAACAAGTGTTGGAGCAACGTCAACTTGGTTATAAACTTACTGCGAATTCACTTTATGGTCAGTGTGGTGCGAAAACCAGCACATTTTATGAAAAAGATATTGCTGCTTGTACGACTGCTACAGGTCGAATGCTTTTGACTTACGCCAAAAGAATTATTGAAGAATGTTATGGAGATTCTATTTGTAATACAAAAGCACATGGACCTGTTTTAACAAAAGCGGAATATATATATGGAGATAGTGTTGCTAACTATACACCTGTATATGTATCCACTTTTAAAAAAAGTGGAGCAAAAGAAGAATCAAATAAAGAAAATAGAATTATTGATATAGTAACAATTGAAGAACTTGCGAATAAGTATGGAAATAATAAATGGGTAACGTGTTTAGAACCAGGAAAACAAGAAAAAGAGGTTTGCGAACTAAAAAACGTCGAAACATGGTCAGATAAAGGCTGGACAAAATTACATAGAGTTATTAGGCATAAATTAGTATCTCATAAAAAAATGATGCGTATTTTAACGCATACAGGAGTAGTAGATGTTACAGATGACCATTCACTTATTTTAAAATCAGGCGAAGAAATATCGCCAAAAGATGTTCAAATTGGAACAGAATTGCTACACCATGATTTGCCTACAAATGAAATAAATACAAATAATATATCTGTAGATGAAGCCTTAATTTTAGGGTTCTTCTTTGGCGATGGTAGTTGTGGAGATTATGAATGTCCTTCTGGGAAAAAAAGTTCATGGGCATTAAATAATGCTTCTCCAGTAATCATAAATAAGTATATTGAATTATGTAAAAAAGTATATCCTCAATTTAATTGGGTCGTTATGCCTACGTTAAAAAGTTCAGGTGTATATAAAATATCACCTAGATGTAAAAGTTATGGGTCTATTGCTGAATTTGTAAGAATGTATCGTAAAAAAATGTATTTTGATAAATCAAAAATAATTCCAATTGATATTTTAAATAGTGACGAAGATGTAAGAAGTGCCTTCTTTGAAGGTTTGTATGATGCGGATGGCGACAAAGATATAAATGGATATAAACGTATTGACCAAAAAAGTCAACTAAGTGCTTCTCATATTGCTTTGTTGGCTTCTAGTCTTGGTTTATCAATATCAATAAATACTAGAAAAGATAAATCAGATATATACAGAATTACTATGACAAATTTAAAACAACGAAAAAATCCTAATGCCATTAAAAAAATTATTGAAATACCCGATTATCAAAATTATGTTTATGACTTGACAACAGATAATCATCATTTTGCGGCAGGCGTTGGAAACATGATTGTTCATAACACGGATTCTGTATTCTTCACTTTTAATTTACAAACACCTGAAGGCAAACCAATAAGAGGAAAAGAAGCGTTAGAAATTACGATTGAGTTAGCGCAAGAGGCAGGTCATTTAGCATCTAGTTTCTTAAAAGATCCTCACGATTTAGAGTATGAGAAAACATTTATGCCGTTTTGTTTGTTATCGAAAAAGAGATATGTTGGCATGCTTTACGAGACAGACCCGAATAAATGTAAAAGAAAGGAAATGGGTATTGTATTAAAGCGTCGTGATAATGCTCCAATAGTGAAAGATATATATGGAGGCATAATAGATATTTTAATGAAAGAGCAAAATATAGGTCATGCAATAGAATTTTTAAGAACATCTTTACAAAATATAGTAGATGAAAAATTTCCAATAGATAAACTTATTATTACAAAATCGTTACGCTCTGGGTATAAAAATCCACAGTCAATTGCTCATAAAGTGTTAGCAGATAGAATTACAGCAAGAGACCCAGGTAATAAGCCAAGTTCAGGTGATAGAATACCATTTGTGTATATTAATACAAAGAATAAAAAAGCATTACAAGGAGAAAAAATTGAAACCCCTATGTTTATATTAGAAAATAGTTTGAAAATAGATTATTCGTTTTACATTACGAATCAAATAATGAAGCCTGTTCAACAGGTATTTGCGTTGGTTTTAGAGAAAATTTGGGAAATGCAGAATAAAAAAACAAAAATTATGAAGTTTAAGAAAGAAGTTGAAAATTTACGTAAAATAACAGAACCAGATAAGTTTGAAGATAAACTAGAACAATTAAAAAACAAAGAAGTAAAAACACTATTGTTTGATGAATATTTGAGAGAAACAAATAATGAGAAACAAGGTGTTCAAAGTCTTACAAAATTCTTTGTAAAAAAATAATTATATAATATATAATGAAAAACACAAAAAGAAAGAGTAAAAAAATTCAAAAAGGTGGCTTTTTTACTATTGGTGGAAGAGAAACAAAAAGTCAAAGAGATTTAATCGTTAAATGTGATCTAACAGATGTAAATAGTATTAATGATCCTTTTTTAATGAAACAAAAAATAAATACCTGTTGTCCAACATCTACATTTAGTTTTTTCGCGAAAAACAAATCAATTAAGTGTGACGAAATGAAAAAAAAATACGAAGAATTGCTGAAAAAAAATGGACAACAAACATTAAATATTAATAATGTTCATGATCCACGTGAATTAGAAAAAATGTATTTGTCATCGTGTCCAAAAGATAGATTTGGTTTTAAGAATGGATCTAGATTATGTAGAGAACTTGATGCGAGACATCGTGATTTGGTTTTACAAGATAATAAAGAGATAAGACAATTTAAAAATCAATATGGAAGACCTACTACAAGTCGTAGATTATCAAATTTTGGTAAAAATATGATAAATATGTTTAATAATAATCAAAAACCCAAAGTAGAACCACCCAAAGTAGAACCACCCAAAGTAGAACCACTCAAAGTAGAACCACCCAAAGTAGAACCACCCAAAGTAGAACAATTACAAAACAACACAAATAATAATGAAGATTATAACTCTGATTTTAAATCTGTTCCAAGTAAAGAATCTAACCCAATACAAGTCTCACAAGAACCACCAAGACAACAACAAGAAGAACAAAAAACACAAGCACCACCAGAAACACCATCGACAGAAATAAAAACTGGCGGCAAGAGAATTAAACGCAAATCAAAAAAAAATAATAAAAGAAGGAAAAATTCAAAAACCAAGAGACGTTAATTATTCAAATAAGTTAATATAAGTATTTGATAATTTCAATATATAAAATATTATTTTTATATATTGATTTTAGTTTATTTACATGTTTTTAATTAAAACAGCTATATTGTTAATATATATATTTAACACTCACTTAAGTATTGTCTCAAAGGTGCTCTCTTGCTTTTTTCTCTCTTACTTTGAGATTTTTGAGTCACCATTTTTTGAAGCAAAAACTTTATGTCCTGAATGTCATTTTCAAGCTTATAAACTCTATCAGACAAAAAGGTATCTTCTTCATAATTATTGAAGTAAGAACAATCAATTGAAGGTTCAATCAAGTCCTGTGGAGTAGTAAGTTGTAGTTGTTCAGCATATTCAGGATATCCACGAGCAACATGGAATTCATCAATAAACTGTTCGTTATAAAGTTTATATAAAATTGCTTCAACAGTTCTTTCATGTTTTAAAGCAATTTCTTGAATTGTCAATTCCAAAAGTTCATATTCTCTTTGTAGTGAATTTAATTCACTAACAGTCCATTTGTTGCCATTACGTCTTGGTGTCATTTATATAAATATTATAACATATGTCTTTATATTATTTATATTAATTATTTAACTATGGACGCGACGTGTTATCTTTATTTATAATAAGTATGTATGAGCATATCCAAGAACCAATAAATATCCACATATTATTTATAATATTCGCACCATTATAAAGAACCCATCTTAGACCTTGACAGTGTGGGCTAGCCGTTAAAAATGGCGATGTTATTAGTCCCCAAAAAGTATAAGGAACACAAAATTTTATGTATAATTGCGAAGCAAAAAAATGTAAAAATATCCACATAAAATATATACTAGATGCGTTAAAAAATATTATAATAGAATTATACGTTACAGAAATAAATAATCGATAATAATTTGGTTTTTCAGTCATATTTGCTATACAAATAATTAATTTTATCTTTATATTAATTAATAAATTCATATTTGTCTATCACTTGTGTTTCTTGTATTATTTATATTATATGGAAACGTTAGTAAAATGGTTGTTATTTCATTTGTAAGTAAATCAGAAATATTGTTGCCAGAAGCGTCAGTATTTAATTGTATATTATTTAATAAATAATCTGTTAATGTATTAGTTGCGCTTGTAAATAATCTGTCCATATTATTAGATAGACCGGTAGTTGTATCTCTAGTGGTATCTGTAGTTGTATCTCTAGTGGTATCTGTAGTTGTATCTCTAGTTGTTTCATTAATAGAACTACTATTTAAATTATTACTACGAAACCCATCATAGTTATTATTTATTGATCGAGAACTATAATTACGAATATCGTAACGACAAACAGGACACCTACAATTACTTTGAAACCACACGTTTAGTTGTTCTGTATTAAAAATATGACTACAAAATCTAATAACAGATACATAATCTTCATCTCTAAACGGTTCTAATGATATAGGACAACTAATATTATTTGGTGTTATTATGTCACTATATCTAACAATTCTAGTTGCGTTTTCAATTTGTGTTTGTGTTGGATATATTTGAACAGGTGTAAAAAAAGTATTAAGATAATTTGTATAATTATTCTCTCTTTCTTGCGTCGATCTTAGAGGTCTACCTGTAGGTATATTATCAAATAAGTGGTTATATAATACATTATTACTCATATCACGATTTAAAAAATATCTTGGAGTTCTTGATTGTTGCGGAACAGTAGTTTCATTATTTTGTATGTTATTTAATCTATTTGTGTTATTTCTATTAACAGTAGTTAATGTTCTTGTAATGGAATCAATTATACTATTGTTAGATGAAATAATTTCTTGTACAATTCTACTAGTATTATTGAAACCTACGCTATTATTATAAACTATTTGTTGAAGCGTTCTGTGATTATCATTATACATGGTGTTTAAAGTATTTATTAAAAACAGTTGGTCGCTTGACAAATATCTAAAATGGGCTGACTCTAAAGACATAATATAATATAATATAAATCTGTTTAAATATATTACTTTAAAACTATTAATAGTAAAAATGAACTTTGAAAAATACGCAAACAAAGGATTAAGTGGTTTGTCAAATCTAGGAAATACGTGTTTTATTAATTCATGTATGCAAGTTTTATCACATACATATGAATTAAATGACTTACTTGAAGTTGGTAATTATAAAAAAAAATTAAATAACAAATTTGATTCCGCTTTATTACTAGAATGGGATAATTTGAGAAAAATACTATGGAATGAAAATTGTGTTGTTTCGCCAAATAAATTTTTAAAAACAGTCCAAAAAATAGCACAATTAAAAGGTAATGATATATTTACTGGTTATGCGCAAAATGATATAGGCGAGTTTTTATTGTTTTTAATAGACTGTTTTCATACATCGCTTTCGAGAGAAATAACTATGACAATTATGGGAACTTCTGAAAATGAAACAGATAAAATAGCAGTAAAATGTTATGAAATGATACAAAATATGTATTCAAAAGAATATTCTGAAATATGGAATTTATTTTATGCTGTTCACGTATCAGAAATAAATTGTTTGGAAACAGGTAAAAATATTAGTATAACACCAGAGCCATTTTTTATGATTGATTTACCAATTCCACAAAATATGAAAACACCTTCTTTAATAGATTGTTTTGATTTATATGTAGAAGGTGAAACATTAGAAGGGGAAAATGCGTGGTTTAATGAAGAAACAAATACTAAACAATCTATTAAAAAGAAGATCAGTTTTTGGAGTTTTCCAAAAATTTTAGTTATAGACTTAAAACGATTTAATAAAAATGTTCAACACTTCCAAAAAAATCAAATGTATGTTGATTTTTCGTTTGATTTAAACTTATCTAAATATGTAATTGGTTATAAAAAAAATAGTTATAATTATGAATTATTTGGCGTTTGTAATCACAGCGGTAGTGTTTTAGGTGGTCACTATACTGCTTATGTTAAAAACGCAAATAACAAATGGTATCATTATAATGATACACAAGTTTCAGAAGTAACACAAATTGAAACAATCGTTTCGCCCAAAGCATATTTATTGTTTTATAGAAAAAAGGTATAAAAATTAAGAAATATATCTTGAAACAATTATAAAACAAAAATAAAAAAACAATAGAATAATATATATAATGGAAGTAAATACAACATCAACAACTGATCCAGTAAATATGTATGATTATGTAAACAATTTAGTTTTAAATCCTGTGGTATTTATTGTTATTTTTATAATAATAGTAGCATATTTGGTTTTGTTTTCAGGTTTAGGAAATAATGGTGGTGAAACAAGTAGTAGTACAAGTAGTAGTGATTCAAACAACAAAAGTCAAGAAATTTTAGGTATTATTGTAATAGCAATATTAATTATATTAATTTTAATAAACGCATTTCAATACTTTTTTAGTATTGATATAACAGCTACAATAAAAAATTTTTTTACAACTAAACCTGAAATTGATATAGTTGTTGATCAAAATAACTATAATCCTACAACAGTTCCTGAAATAACATTTAGAAAACAAGTTTTTAATATCCCTGGAAATTATTATACTTATGACGACGCAAAGGCTATGTGTAAAGCATATGGATCTGACTTAGCAACATATAAACAAATTGAGGATTCGTATGAAAACGGCGCTGAATGGTGTAATTATGGATGGTCTGCTGAACAATTAGCGTTGTTCCCAACACAACAACAAACATATGATAACTTACAAGCAATTCCTGGACACGGTCGCGATTGTGGAAGACCAGGAATTAATGGTGGATATATTGCTAATAAACAAGTGAAGTTTGGTGTAAATTGTTATGGTGATAAACCTGATATAACGAATGAAGAAGAAGAGTTAATGAAGGTTACTACTCCTTATCCCGAAACAGTTCAAGATATGGTATTTCAAAAAAAAGTAGATTATTGGAAAAATAATATAAATGATGTTCTTGTATCACCTTTTAATTATAACACGTGGAGTGAAGCATAAATTAGTTTAATAATTGGTTTGTTCTATTTTTAATATTCATAAAAAAGTTATCATCAATAGAATAATTTTCTTGATAATAATTTATTCTATTAGTAATATTTTCATTTATTTTGTGATATAATAAAAAAACAAAAAATAACATATAAACAAATTGTGAAATCTCAACATAATATTTAAAAACAAATGTATATAAAAAATAAAATATATTACTTGGGCTTACCAAACGAGTGGGACAATTAGATTTTTTTGTAATAGTTTTTCTACATATAGGACAATTTTTATAAATATCAAACCATTTATTTAAACAAATTGTATGAACAAAAACATCACAATCGCAACTTTTAGAATATTCCGAAATACAAGACATTTTTTTGCTGTATTTATTATCTAAAAAATATTCATAACATATAAAACATTCATTACCGTTGGGTTCAACATTATCAATATATGCGTCATAAGTTAAAAATAGCATTTATACTATAATATTATTATATTGACAATAATATTATATAATTTAATATAGCAGAGTTATTTATTTTTGTTTTTGTGTTTCCTAGTTTTTTTCCCTTTGTTTTTATTTTTTATAAGCCTCTTAGACTGTTTTTTTGGTTTGTGTTCTTGTATTTCATTACCATTTACATCAACAGAAACTAATCCTAACAATTTATTATATAAATCGTCTGAAATAAGGTCGCCGCCTTTTTGATTGCTATCACTATCATCGTTACTATCATCATCATTATCACTATCATCTTCATTATCACTATCGTTGTCACTATTAACAATTGTTTCATTATGATAATTTGAAGAGTTATGAGAACCACCTGTTTTCAAATAAAAAGCGTGAACAGGAATAGCTAAATCCTTAAATAAATCGGACACTTGTTCTCCTCCACCTGTTTTATTATTGTTTAATGTTATAATAGGAGATTCACCCATTTTTTTTAATATATTATTCAAACTAAAACCTCCACTATATATTCCTCCTTCTTGATCTTTATAAAAAATTAATTCATTTGCTCCAATATTCTCAGTCATATATAAATTAATTATATAATATTTAATTATTAGAAACCCGTTTTATTTCAGAAACTATTTTTGTTTCACGTTTATTTTTTAAATGTTCCATAATAAGTTTAACCTGTGATTCATTTTTTATAACCTCTCCTAAAGTTTTTTCTACATATTTAAATGTTAATGGTTCTGTTACTTTTGTATTAGCAAATTTAAGTTTTCCATCACTTATTTGTATAACTGAAGATGATAGATTATTAGCAGAAGCATAATTTATTAAATTGTCTGTTGCTGAAGAGCGTTTTTCTCTCAATTCCTTTACTTTGTCATTTAGTATTTTTAGTTGATTATCAATTAAAATCCACTGTTGAACTTGATTTTGAAAACTCATTATAAATAAAATATAAAATAAAATAAGAAATAAAATTACAAATAAAATATATTATTAATAAAATGATTTTGAAAAAGTCTTATAATTACGGCTTAACCAAAAAAGTTGCGTTGTTTACAAATGCTAGAGATGAACTACATATAAAAGAATGGGCAGCACATCATTTATTAATTGGGTTTGATCAGATAATTATTTTTGATCACAAATCAAAAACTCCATTAACAAATGTATTTCAAAATTTTGACAAACGGGTTACTGTTGCTAGAATTGATACAGACGGTGCTATTAAAATGCCATTAATGAATAAAGCAATTAATATTGCTAAAAAAATAAATGTTGATTGGTTTATATATTTAGATGCCGATGAATTTATAATTTTACACAATAAATTTAAAGGTATTAAACATTTTTTAAATATTTATGGTCGAGCCCATTCTGTAGCGATTAATTGGTTAATGTTTGGATCAAACAATTTAGTAAATGAACCAGAACACATATTAGAAAGTTATACTAAATCTGAATTAAAATTACATAATCACGTAAAATGTTTTGTCAGACCAGAAGAAGCAATAAAAGCAGATGTTCCACATTTTTATCATATAAAAAATCCTAATAGAATGTATGGTTTAAATGGACGTATAAATGTGGGACATTCTAATAATTTACCAATACCGTTTTATAAATCTCCAGCATATATAGCACATTATTATTCACAATCAGAAGAAACATACACAAAAAGAAAACTTTCTATACCAAGAGATGATACAGGAACTATGAGAGGTGGTGATGCTAAATCAATACATAATTCAAGTAATGATATTGATAATTTACATCCAAGTTCTCGTTACTCTGAAAACATAAAACGGTTTTTAGAATATTACAAATAAAGTATTTATTTATTAAATTTAAATAATTTATTTAATGATGACGACGTTTAGTGCGTTTTCCGCCTTTACCACGTCTTCTATAACTTTGCTGTAAAGCCAAAATTCCTGCTGGAACAATTGCTTGGTTAAATATTTGAGACCATTGACCGCCTCTTCTACCTTTTCCTTTGCCTTTTCTACGTGTTCCACCTACAGATTTACCATTTGTAAGAACTAAAGCATTTCCATTTTCATTACCGCTAAATGTTCTCTCTAATTGTCCATTTGTTGAAGAACCTGCGATTCTATTTACATAGCCAGCAGCACCGCCACCACCACTTCTATCCTTACTTCTACTCTGATTTAAAGCTACTAGCGCAAAGGGAACAACAGCTTGATTTGCGATTGAAGATAATCCTAAAAACCCTCCCTTTCTACGGCTTTTTCTAACTTTTACCATTATATATATATATCATACATATAAAAAAGTGTAACTATAGCATTTTATTTAATAATTTATTATTACGCATTAAAAATACTAGTATAACTAATATTGCTAAAATCATTATGAATATTAAAAATACAAGCCCAACCGTAATATAAATATACGGATTTATTTCATATAAAATATAACTAATTAACGGTTTGACTAAAACCATCAATTCATGTTTTACATCTTCTCTTTTTAAAATATCTAAACATTGCTGAAATATAGAATCTCTCATAATAATTATAAACAAAATTATTATGTATTTTTTGCGTGTTTATACAGTTAAAATTTTCTATAGAACAAATAATGGAAAATATTATACAACCAAATGAACAATTTGATTTTTCAAAATTAACTTTAGCACATCCTACTGGGATACAAGGAGGTGCTTATTTTACAAAAATAGAATACAATAATAAACCATTATACATTCAAACTAATAAAATTTTAACAAAAAATGGTTTTGTAAAAACTGGCAAAAAATATTATTGTGATTTAATGTTTGACAATAACTCTGGACAAATAATTAATTGGTTTGAAAATTTAGAGGAAAACTGTCAAAAACTTATTTATGCCAAATCAGAATCATGGTTTCAGGATGCTTTAGAAATGACAGATGTTGAAAGTGCCTTTAATTCTGTGATACGTGTATATAGGTCTGGTAAATTTTATTTAGTCAGAGTAAACGTTAAAAATTCACCAATATCACACGACCCAGTAATTAATATATATGATGAGAACGAATCACCGCTTACGTTAAAAGACGTAACACCTGATACAAATATTATATCTATTTTAGAAATTCAAGGTATAAAATTTACATCAAGAAATTTCCAAATTGAAATAGAAATTAAACAGATTATGGTTTTAAGTAGTGAGCAGATATTCGAAAACTGTCTCATTAAAACAGACAAAAATAATACACTACTTACAAATAATGATACAAATGTCGTAGAACATTTAGAAGAACAAAATAAAAAGGAATTAATCACTACTTCAAACGAGATTATGTCAGCTGAATTACAAGATTTAACAAAAATAGAGAGAGAAACACAACAAACACAACAAACACAAAGTGAAGATATTTTTAATGAACCTTTAAATAGTTTAGAACAAGTTGATATAAACACAAATAATTATATAGAACAGTTATTCGATAAAGACCCTTCTTTAGATATAGAAATTGAAGAACTAAAACTTGAAGATTTGGAAGAACCAAAAGAATTAAAAGAGGTTGGCCTAGAATTTGGATTAGAAAACAATTTAGAAACTTTTAAACTAAAAAAGAGAAATCAAGTTTATGAAGATTTGTATAAAGATGCTAGAAAAAAGGCAAAAAATGCGAAAAAAATGGCAATATTAGCATATTTGGAAGCAAAAAATATTAAGAAAACATATATGATAGAAAATTTAAATGACAGCGATAGTGATTTTGACGCAGAAATAGAAGAAGTTTCAGAAAGTGAATTAGAAGGACTTTAAATTTAGGACATATTCAATTCTTTAGAAATGTTAATCCTTTTTTAAGAATACATTAATTAAATATGTATTCTTAAAATTATTTTATCATTAATTTTATATAATGAGTGTCTCCTTAAAAAAGCTATGGAACGATTATGGTATTGGTGCAATAATAGTTTTATTTATTATCGCTTATGGCGTTAGTTTATTAGCAAAATATTTGTCATCTAAAGGAACATATGGTTACGAAAATAATCAAAACATGCAACAACAATATAAGAAAAGTCCTCAAGGAGCAAGTAGAGGCTCTGGAAATGGCGTTCGTGCTGCTGAACCTTTAGGACAAAATGAAGTTTTTGCTTCTGCCAACGGAGCCCAAACAAGCATGCCAGGTCTTCCCCAATCTTGCTCCACACCTGGTATTAACAACCCATCTGAACTTTTACCAAAAGATACAAATAGTCAGTGGGCTCAATTAAATCCTTCCGGTAAAGGCGAACTTTCTAATGTTAATTTGTTAAAATCGGGTTACCATATCGGTATTGATACTGTTGGACAATCTTTAAGAAACGCTAATTTACAAATTCGTTCTGAACCACCAAATCCACAATTATATGTTGGACCATGGAACCAAAGCACAATTGAAAGTGACTTTATGAGACCTCCCCTAGAAATTGGCTCTGGACCCCAATAAATTATTTAAATGCGTAATATTTGTAACGATAGATAAAATATATAAAAATTTATATATTTTATAACTTCATAATATTAACTTATATTATGATAGGTGGAAAATTATGTGATATTTTAGTGGACCAAAGTAATGATGATGTTTTTACATTAGGTGATAGTGTTTATAGAGGTATATATGTTGATAAATATAACCCAAATGTATTAATAAAAATAATACAAGATAAAAACGAGTATATATTATCTAAACTTTTAGAACATAACGATTTTATTCCCAAAGTTTATGGTTATTATAAATGTAAAAAATATATTAGTGTTCCAAAATACACTTTAGAACAACAGAGGATAAAAGCTTATAACACGTATCATCCAAATGACCAAAAAGATTTAGGTGAAATTAAATATGGCAACAGTAGAGAAGAGTTTCCGCAATATTTAGTTATGGAAAGAATACGTGGTCATACTTTAGTTAACCTTAATATTGACACTATTAAAAATTATATAGGTGAAATATACAGGTTGTATAATATTTTAGCAGATAAAGGCTTTATATTAGAGGACCTAGCAGCAAGAAATATTATAATTTCCCATACAGGGAAAGTTTATTTAATTGATTTTGACCCTGAACTAACAAATAATACATTAAATAGTATTCCTATTAGTAAAAGATTATCGAAAGAAAAATTAGAAAAGATTTTAATCGATGAATTAAAAGAAGAACAATTAAACTTTAAACGTGGTGGTAAAACTAAAAATAAAAATAAAACTAAAAAAACACATAAAAAATATACAAATAGAAGGTTGAAATATAAAAAAACTATAAATAGAAAGTTGAACTATAAAAATAGAAAATGAAAATGAATAAAAATTATCATAATTTAGTAAGTTATATATTTTACAATAATAATAATAATTGTAAAATATATGATTAAACACAGTATATTTTTTTATATTTTTATTGCTTTTTTATTAATTTTATGCCTCAAAATTTATTATGAATCTGACGCTTTTAATTTAAAATGTATTATTGCTACAAAAGATGGAAATACATATTGTGTTAGAGAGAGAGAGAAATTGGAATTGGCAGCAGATTTATTGGCAAATGTTACCGCAAAATGTAAGCAATTGGTACAATATATGAAACAAAAGTATCCAGATGAACCAAGAGTCAAAAAATTAGTTGAAGGTTTTAATCCAAAAAGTATTAGTGAAACTTTGCCCACAAGTGAAATGACCGCATATAGTGAAAATAAGGGGGAAAAAATTGCGTTTTGTTTAAATACTGAAAAAGATAATGATACATTAATCGATTTGAACACTCTTACATTTGTGGCTCTTCATGAACTTTCACATATAATGACTACTTCAATAGGTCATAAACAGGACTTTTGGCAAAATTTTAAGTTTTTGTTGGAAAATGCTGTAGCAATTCATATTTATAACCCGATTGATTACAAGAAAAAACCTAAAAAATATTGTGGTATGGATATTAATGATAATCCATATTATGACTTAGTTTAAACCTATTTACAATTCATAAATATTTTATCATTATTGTTATTAATAAAAGTATTTCGTTCAATAATATAATAATCTTCACTACTTTTACATATTAAATTAAAATATTTTATTAACTCTTCATCTGAACAATCATCCATAGAATAACATTTAATCCTATCTAATTTTAAATTATCTAATTCTGAACAAATTGTAGTATCTTTTGAGTCATATTTATTATCTAGTAAAAATATATCATTTTTTGTATTAGAATATATTTCTTTTATTTTATTATAATTTTTATGAAGCGTTTCTAAACCAATAATACAATATTGTGTATCATAATTCAGATTAATTAAATCATTACAATATAAATAATTATAATCTGTTCGTTTCCAAATTGGTTTGGATATATTTTCTTGAGTATTTGATTCGTATGATTGATTTAATTTCATAATATTATCAATATCATATGAATTATAACAATGATTAGTAAGATGTAATCGTAATCTATTTATCTCTGAATTACGTATTAATGAAAAATTATTATTATTATTATTCATATATTGAATATAACCTAATTTATGTATTTTAGCCATTTTTGTATTAACAGCTGTTCTTAATAATAGTTCATAGTCATCGCTAATTGGTAAAAATTCGTTATAATTTCCTATTTCTAAAAGTGTATCTTTGCGCCATATTCGCGGATGATTAGGAACTGATACAATATGACTTAAAGTAACATTATTAATATTTGGACTAACAGCAACATTAATCCATTTATTATTATATTTTTGTTTATAATATCCAGAATAGCCTAAAGCAAAATGGTTTCCATAAGAAAAATTATCACCATTTTCATAAATATTTGTAAAATCCATATAAACAAACCCAATTTTAGAATTTGATTCAAAAACTTTAGTTGCGTCTAACAATACATCTGGTAATATTTCATCATCATGATCTAACTCTAACACGTATTTACCTCTACATAAAGAAACTGCTTCATTTTTTACATTACCGATATTTCCACTATTTCCACTTCGTTTATATAATCTTATTTTATTTTCATATAAAAATAAATTTTTTAAATATTTAAAATGATTTTCGTCAGGGGAATCATCTAAAATAATCCATTCCCAATCTTTTAAACTTTGAGTTTTAACACTGTCATATACTCTTTTAATTTTGTCATATGAATTATAACATGTAGTAAATAAAGAGAAAACAGGTCTAGCATTAATATGTGGTTTTATTATATTTAACATATAACAATAATTTACAGAAGAATTAAAATCATCTATATTATTTATTTTTTCAAAATGTAGCCATCTATAACGTAATCTATCTGAAATAATTTCATTAACATCTGTATAATATTCTGACTCATTATTTCCAAAAGTAATTAACAAATGAGTATCTGAAGTATATAGTTGATTTAATAATAAATTATTATTTATAATAGTTACTGAACAAAACAATTTTTCTGTGTTATTTTTAAAAAAACTATCAATATAATCATATTTTTCATACCTAAACAGTAAAATACGAGGATATTTCATTATTTATATTAATATTTATGAAAATAATTATTAATATAACCCGAATAATTCACCGTTTAAATGTATAATTATTTAAAGGCAATAGCCATATACTTTTGTAATGAATCAATAATTTTACTTAACTTTTCTAGAGTAATTTGAATTTTTTCCATTTTTTTTTCGTTTGGATTAAAGTCATTTAAATTATAAACTTTACTTAATTCATCATATTCATTTAAAAGACCTATGGATTCTTGTAAGAACCTTTGTAACATTTCATTACATTCATCTTTTGACAAATACATATTTATAATATTATTATTTTTAATATTATAATTTAAACTAATTTAATTTAAACTAATTTAATAATAAAATAATAGTAACTTTATATAT